CACCCACGCGTACGTAATCCAAAGAATTTGGCAAAAGTCAATTAGCGCTATTAAACGGTATTAGCGAACTCACCGTGGAGAATCTCACGAGCTGCACTGAGTTCTGAAATAGCTTCTTCAAGACTTCCGAAAGTTCCTATATTTACCATATTGCCATCGACTCTGATTCTTGCCCGATATTTTCCCGAGCTTGTAAGAGTTATTCCCTTGACCCCTGTAGACTCATTCTTCCACCCCGAGGAGTTTTTACCATTCTCTGCGTGTGAAGCTTTACGAAGATTCTCCCACTTATTATTGAAGGGATCTTGGTCTTTATGATCAATGAGAGAATCTCCTGGATCTTCTCCCGTAATGTAGAGCCATGCTACACGATGTGCCTTAAATCTCCCGAGTTTGCCCATGTAAAGAGTTATACCATCTTTCTCTCTACCGCCTGCCGGCTTACCTTTACGACTTCCTGAGTTCCAGGTAAACATACCGGTTTCAGGATCATAATCAAATTTCTTCTGGTATTCGACTAAGGGAAGTAGAGGTTTATGACTTGCCATTTATCTTGAATCTCCTCCTAGAACTTCTTGAACCATCATTCCACTCCCGCTCAAACTCCGCACGTTTCTCGTCAAACTTCCGCTCCCTTTCCGCAATCTCCCGCGATACTTCCGCAATATATTTACGATGCTTATTGATTGCCGCAGTCGTCCCGAAAACTCCCGCGAGTATCCCGATAATAAAAGTAATTATAATACTAAACATCTAATTCCCTCTCAATTTGCAGAATACGAGTGCTATCACAACGTTGCAGCTCTACTAATTTTTCTATGGCAAATTGTTGCTGGTTTACCTGAGCCTCTAGGGTTTTTAGGCGAATATACGCGTTATAAGAAACAATGAAAGTTGCCCAGACTAGTATTACTATTAGTGTAGCTACTACTTCCATCATTTACGTTTCTCCGTTAGTAAAGTTTCAATTCTAGCTAAGTGATTATCTAAAATACATTGCCCGATAATCACAATCCCTAGCAACGCAATAATTATCCATCCCATTAAATCCACCCCGCCATAGCTGCTAACCAAAAACCTACGAAAATAAAGAATAGGATAGTTCCGAACCCAAAACTATTTATCCAACTCTCATACACTTCTCCACGTCTGCTCTTTCTTTTGTTCGACATATCTTTCATGCTCCTATAAGTGTGGTATTTAAAATATTCTACAATTTGTGCGCAACCAACCGTGCCTGTGAACTCCTAGAAGGACTTCAACTTTTCTCATATAGTGGTTTCTGCCAGTACACCATCCAAGAAATAAAAAATTTAGTTTACTTGGATGTCTTTTTGCTTTATACTAATTACAGGTAATTAGATTGCTCTAGTTTAAATTTACAATCACCATATTTAAGATCGAACTGACTGAGATCCCACCATCCAAACTTAGTACGGAGCTGTACTACTGGAAAGCGATCTCCCTTAATACGAACTTTTTGAACCTTGAGACCGTAATGTTCTTCTCCCGCACCCCCAAAAGATTTTACAAATCCCGTACAAAATGGTTTGGGAGCAGGTGCAGGTGCACAACCAGATAACATAACTGCGGCAACTAGTGCAATCACAAACTTTTTCATATTTATCTCTCCATTTCTAATTTATGAATCTATTATAGCAAAATAGAGGGATGAAAGCAAATACATTTTTATAATAGGAGATTATATGGGTTTTTTCGCTGGAAAGTATAGCGATGGTAAGACCGTACTATCTTTAAATACTGAATCTGGGGGTGACATTAATCGTCACTATAGTCCAAATAATAATAGTATTTTTCATAGTGATATGCCATTTGTCCTAGTTGATGGTACTTACGAGGCTGGGTTAGGTAATGCCGGAAATGGGTTTTTTGTATGTCAGATGCCCTCTGACATAATAAATATTAAATCTAACGATCCCGGTAGAGTTATACTAACTGCTGTTGAAATTAATGGTACTCATAGGGCTTTTCTTAATGGTACTCAATCTCAAGTTGGTCAAACTATAGTTGCCACTCAAGCTGATCCCTTTAGATCTTTTGCTAGTGTTTCTCAAACCAGTGGATTTGCATTTGGTAATAGTCTAGCATCTGGCACTTATAATTATAATCCCTCTCTAGGGCATGAAGAATCTATCTCTAGGAGTGGTACAGGGGGTACTACGTTACATAGTACCTATCATGGGATAGTTAGGCCCGGTGCGGGAGCTCCTGTAGGTGTTACTGTTGCAGAAGCCTTTGCACAATTAGGTTTTCCTACTAATAGTAGCACAGTACCTGTAGATGGCAATAACCCGTACTATTGGGATCCTGGATGGATGTCGCCCCTAGGAGCAGCACATAGAGGGCATGATTGGTTTTATGTTTGTAATTCTAATATACGTGGATATGGTGGAGTTAGACAAGGGCTCCCAGGTAATGTAAATACTATGTACCACGACGGCGGTAATAGATTTGTTTGTAGGGGATCTACTACTAATCTGGCCAACCAGTCGGGTGACTCTACAATACTACAGGACTGGTATAATATAACTCCTACTAAGGTTATTTGGTATGTTCTTAATTTAAGGTACTCGAATGGTGGAATGAGTATTTCAGGCAACCCCTTTACTGGTTCTGATATTCTTATATCTCCTTCTAACTTCATAATTAAAGGGGTAAGTCTCCCTAATACCGGGTATAAATTTATAAATCAGAATGCTTTTGGTAACCTAGGTTACCGTCCTGATATGGAGTATATAGGGAATAACGCAGCGTATACCGGAGTTTTTGGTGATACCACGGCAAGGTGTGAACTTGTAGGGTCTAGTAATGGAGGATTATGGTCTCCTGTAGATTATGGGGGGGCTAAATCACAGATTAGCATTTATAGGTTCGGAGTAGGTAAACAGTGGTATGTAAACTCTAATGATAATACTATTGGTAACGAGCATGGGGTTGTTTGGGGACCATCAGCAGTTCCACTGCGACTTTTTGGTGGAAATGTAGGTAGTTCTTATATGGGGGATGATATTACTCCCAGCTACCCAGGAACGGGTGATAGATACGTTGGTCTATCAACTATTGGGCTAGGTATACCAGGCGGAAATGCTACAGTAATTCTTACTACTGAAGTTATATCAGGTAATCTTAATTGTGCGGGTGTTCCCGCTAATACATGGAATAATGGTGTGTTCCAAGTTCAAGGAAGAAGAGCATATAGCTATAGCGGCGGGGATGCAATATTCCACCAGATTTTAACGCTACCTGTGGGCTATCTAGTACCTTTTCATACTACATCTGCTTTTAGATATACACCTAACAATGCTCTAAGTAGAAACAGTTTTATATATACTGTTAAAAATCTAGGAAACGGAAACGTAGAGTTAGGAGTAGTTATGCACGTGAGTTTGGGTAGCGCAGTTTTCCTACCTAGATTAAGAGTAACAGTTCAACGCCTTACCTAAAGGAGGAAATATGGCAAATGATGTACTAGTACCAGATCTTATGTCCCCTGAAGGGATGGATGTGATTGAAGCGTATCTGCAATGCGGTAGTGATGTCCCTGCCGCAGCACGTAGTCTTGGAATGTCTGAAATTGCTTTCCGAGATATTATGAATCGTAGTGAAGTTAAGAACTACTTAAATGATATTTTTATGGAGAGTGGATTCCGTAATAGAGATCGTTTATTTGGTGTTCTAGACGAAGTTATTAAACGTAAGCTAGAAGAGCTAGAAGAAACTGGCATGGGCTCTGACCAGGATATTATGGATATTCTCTGGAAAGCACATAAGATGAAGATGGAAGAGATGAAAATGATGGTGGAGTTAGAAAAAGCTAAAGCTGCCGTTCGAGCTCCTGCTAATCAGACTAATATCCAGAATAACATTATTGCTGGAGCTGGGGATCAAAACTACATGGATTTAATTACTTCTCTAGCTACTGGAGGTAAGAAGTAATGGAAGTGTCAAGACCCTATGTTAACACAGTAGATGTTATTGATTTCGGAATAGACAAACGTTTCTTCCGTCTACCTGTTTCTGGAATATTAGCACAAGAGGGTATTACACCTAACGGCCCTCAAATAGCAATTATCAATGCCCTAGAAGACCCTAGACATCGTTTTGTAACGGCGTGTGTATCACGCCGTGTAGGCAAGTCCTTTATAGCATATACACTTGGGTTCCTAAAGTTGCTAGAACCCAATGTAAAAGTGCTTGTTGTTGCACCTAACTATTCACTGGCTAATATTGGATGGTCTCAGATTCGTGGTCTTATTAAGAAGTATGGCCTACAAACCGAACGTGAAAACGCTAAAGATAAAGAGATTGAGTTAGCTAATGGTTCTCTATTTAAACTAGCTTCCGCGGCTCAGGCTGACTCCGCAGTTGGACGTTCATATGATTTTATCATCTTTGATGAGGCGGCAATTTCCGATGTGGGTGGTGATGCCTTCAGGGTTCAGCTGCGTCCTACTCTAGATAAGCCTAATTCTAAGGCTCTATTTATTTCCACCCCTCGTGGGGGTAACTGGTTTAAAGAGTTTTACGCCTACGGATTTGATGATACGTTGCCTAACTGGGTATCTATTCATGGTACATATCGTGATAACCCACGTGCCGACTTGAATGATATTGAGGAAGCACGTCGTACAGTTAGTAAAAACTATTTCCGCCAAGAATATGAGGCTGACTTCTCTGTATTCGAAGGCCAGATATTTGATACCTTCAATGCTATAGATCATGTTAAAGACCTCAAAGGTATGCGTCACTTCTTTAAAGATGATGAAGCATTCGAAACGTTGCTTGGCATTGACGTTGGTTATCGTGATCCTACAGCAGTTCTTACTATTAAATATCATTACGATACGGATACTTACTATGTATTAGAAGAGTACCAGCAGGCTGAAAAAACTACAGCCCAGCACGCTGCTTATATTCAGCATTGTATAGATCGTTATAAAGTTGATCGTATTTTTGTTGACTCTGCCGCCGCTCAGTTCCGCCAGGATTTAGCTTACGAGCATGAAATTGCATCAGCTCCAGCTAAAAAATCTGTCCTAGATGGCCTAGCATGTTTGCAGGCACTATTCCAACAGGGTAAGATTATTGTAGATGCCTCATGTTCCTCCTTAATTCATGCATTGCAGAACTATAAGTGGGACTTCCAAGAAGGCGAAGAGAAATTATCGCGTGAAAAACCACGTCATGATGCTAACTCTCACCTCTGTGATGCTCTGCGCTATGGAATTTACTCTATTTCCCGTGGTAAATAAATAAGTATAGGATGGGATACTACTCAGTTGGTATCCCATTCCTGCATTTTAAAATCCCCTTTACAAATTCGATACGATTATGTATACTATATTCATACAGTTGAGGAGAACACTATGGCAAGCAATATAAAATATAGACGCGATGCTATATCCCTTATGAGAGACGGAATAAAAAGTCAATATAAAAAAGACTCTCAATGTGCTATCTGCGGTTGTGCTGAAGAATTAGAGCTTCATCATTACCATACGGTGTCTCTACTAGTTAAAAAATTTGCTAAAGAACTCCAATTGGATTTCACTGACGAAGAAACAGTCCTTTCAAATAGGACGGCATTCTATGATCGATATAGGTATGAGCTAGTAGAAGACACTGTTACCCTTTGTGTACACCATCACCAACTATTACATAAGGTTTACACAAAAGAACCTCCTTTATTTTCTGCTAATAAGCAAAAAGTGTGGGTTCAAAAGCAGAAAGACAAATTACAGAATCCTCAAGAAAAGACACAAGTCAAGACTGAAATAAAATCAGGATTCGCAAGGTTCTTATAATGGGTTTTAAAAGCTGGATTACTGAAAAGCTAAATCCGGGTCAACGTATTATAAGAGACATGGAACCAGTTAGTCATCGCACTAACCGTAAGCCTTTTACCACTGGACAAGCCTATAGCAAGATTGAGATTCTCAATCGAACTGCCAATATGGTTATAGATAGTGCGGCGGAGTGTTCTTATACTGTCGGAGATAAATATAATATTGTTACGTACGCTAATGGCGTCAAAACAAAGACTCTAGACACTCTCTTAAATGTACGACCTAATCCATTCATGGATATAAGCACATTCCGTAGGCTTGTAGTCACTGACCTACTTTTTGAAGGTTGTGCATACATCTATTGGGATGGCACATCGCTTTACCATGTCCCGGCTGCTCTTATGCAGGTCGAGGCAGATGCCAATAAGTTTATCAAAAAATTTATATTTAATAATCAGATAAACTATCGCGTAGATGAGATTATCTTTATAAAGGATAACAGTTACGTGTGTGGCACAAATTCTCAAATTTCTGGACAATCTCGTGTTGCTACTGTTATTGACTCTCTTGAAAAGCGTTCTAAAATGCTTAACTTTAAAGAGAAATTCCTAGATAACGGAACCGTGATTGGTCTTATTCTTGAGACGGATGAAATCCTGAACAAGAAATTGCGTGAGCGTAAACAAGAAGAATTACAACTCGATTATAATCCTAGTACTGGTCAGTCTTCTGTCCTGATTCTAGATGGTGGTATGAAAGCTAAACCGTACTCCCAAATATCCTCTTTTAAAGATCTAGACTTTAAGGAAGACATCGAAGGATTTAATAAATCTATTTGTCTAGCCTTTGGAGTTCCGCAAGTACTGCTTGATGGTGGTAATAATGCGAATATTCGACCAAACATCGAATTGTTCTATTATATGACTATCATTCCTATGCTGAACAAACTGACTAGTTCTCTTACTTTCTTTTTTGGTTATAAGATTACTCCTAATACTAAGGAAGTAGCTGCATTAACACCAGATAAAGAAGCTGAGGCTAAACATTTAACCTCATTGGTTAATAATGGTATTATGACTGGTAACGAAGCTCGTTTAGAGCTGAACCTTGAACCTTTAGATGATGAGCAGATGGATAGGATTCGTATTCCTGCTAACGTTGCTGGTTCTGCAACAGGTGTATCTGGTCAAGAAGGTGGTAGACCTCAAGGTTCCACCGAGGGAGATAAAGAATGATTGATTATAATGGTCTAAAGACCATTTTTGGTGAAAAACTGCCAGAATCTCATATCTTCTTTGCTACGGTTGCTGCGCATAAATATGTTCCTAGCTATGCTTTTCTGCGTAGAGAACTAGGGCTTTCATCTGCGCATACTAACCGTAAAGTATGGAAGAAATTTGTAGAGGCCTATGGTAAAGCAGTTCCTCCTGCTCCACCGGCTCCACCATTAACTCTTTCTAGAGATTTAACTGCTAGCATGTCAGTTGAAGAGGGAGCAGCATTAACACTTTCTGTTACTGCAACTGGTGGTACTGGTCCATATACTTATGCATGGACTAAAGATGGTTCTCCTATTCCTGGTGCTTCAGGAGCTACCTATACTAAGCCTGCAGCAGCTACGGAGGATGCCGGCTCTTATAAAGTAACTGTAACAGATAGTAAGCAAGTAAGTAAGGATTCTACTGCATGTGCTGTGACAGTTAATCCTACTGTTCCTGGAGGCTAATAAATGACACAAGCTGCTATTGACTATAACAAGTTAAAATCAGCACCCGTTCATTTAGATGCTTATATTAAATCTATTGATAGCGAATCCAAAGAGGGCGTTGTAAAAATCCGTGGATTCGCTAATACAATTAGTAAAGATCGCGCTGGTGATGTAATTCCTGCTTCTGCGTGGAAAACATCTAATGCACTTACTAACTATATGAAAAACCCGATTATTCTTTTCGGACACGATCATCGTCGTCCAATCGGTAAGTGTATTGATCTTAACCCTACTGAAATGGGTCTCGAAATCGAATGTGAGATCTATGAAAGTTCTGACCCGGCTATCTTTTCACTAATTAAAAACGGTGTACTGAAAACTTTTAGTATCGGATTCCGCTGCCTAGATGCAGAGTGGGATGAAGCTACTGATATATTTATTATTAAAGATTTAGAACTATACGAAGTCTCGGTAGTTTCTGTACCTTGTAATCAGGACTCAACATTCAATCTCGCTAAGAGCATGAATGGTCATGATTATACTGAATGGCGTAAATCTTTTACTGCAATAAGTTCTAAAGCTGTCCCAGCTCAAGAACGTAATCTTTCTGAACTAGAAAAACTTGCGATAGCTTTAGGCTACGTTAAAGAATAACGGAGAATTATTTAAAAATGACTATTGATATTAATAAGCTGAAAGAAGAACTTGGTCTGGGTGATCTGGCTAAATCTCTGGAAGGTCTGACCGCTGCTCAGAAAGCTCAGGAAGCTGAACGTATGCGTAAAGAGCAGGAAGAAAAAGAACTGGCTCGTATGAATGACCTGGTTTCTAAAGCAGTTGGCGAAGATCGTCAGAAACTGGAACAAGCTCTGGAACTGGTTAAGTCCCTGGATGAAAAATCTAAAAAGAGCGCAGAACTGTTCGCACAGACTGTAGAAAAGCAGCAGGAAACCATTGTTGGTCTTCAGGATGAAATTAAATCTCTGCTAGCAGCTCGTGAAGGTCGTTCCTTCGTCGGTGATAGCGTAGCTAAAGCACTGTATGGTACTCAGGAAGCTTTTGAAGATGAAGTTGAAAAACTAGTTCTCCTGTCTTATATGATGGAGAAGGATGTATTTGAAACTGAACATGGTAAAGCCCACGTTAAAGCTGTTAATACTTCTTCCTCTGTACAGGTTTCCAGTGAAAACTACGAAACTATTTTCTCTACCCGTATCCTTCGTGACCTGCAGAAAGAGTTAGTAGTTGGTGCACTGTTTGATGAACTGCCGATGTCCAGCAAAATTCTTACTATGCTGGTTGAGCCTGAAGCTGGAAAAGCTACTTGGGTAGATGCTGGTTCCTACGGTACTGATGCTACTGTTGGTAACGAAGTTAAAGGTACATTAACTGAAATTAGTTTTAAAACCTACAAACTAGCTGCTAAGTCCTTCATTACTGATGAAACTGAAGAAGATGCAATCTTCTCCCTGCTACCGCTGCTGCGTAAGCGTCTGATTGAAGCACACGCTGTTTCTATCGAAGAAGCTTTTATGACTGGTGATGGTACTGGTAAGCCGAAAGGTCTGTTGAAACTGGCTGAAGATGATGGTGCTAAAGTTACTACTGAAGCTAAAGCTGATGGTTCTGTTCTGGTAACTGCTAAAACTATCTCTAAACTGCGTCGTAAACTGGGCCGTCATGGTCTGAAACTGAGCAAACTGGTACTTATCGTATCTATGGATGCTTACTATGATCTTCTGGAAGATGAAGAATGGCAGGATGTTGCACAGGTTGGTAACGATGCTGTTAAACTGCAAGGTCAGGTTGGTCGTATTTATGGTCTGCCGGTTGTAGTTTCTGAGTACTTCCCAGCTAAAGCAGCTGAGAAAGAGTTCGCAGTTATTGTTTATAAAGATAACTTCGTAATGCCACGCCAGCGTGCTGTTACTGTTGAACGTGAGCGCCAAGCTGGTAAACAGCGTGATGCATACTACGTTACTCAGCGTGTTAACCTGCAACGTTACTTTAGTAATGGTGTTGTATCCGGTGCTTACGCTACCGCTTAATACAGGCTTTTCAGCCGATAAGGAGAGCTTCGGCTCTCCTTTTTTATTGGGAAAAATAAATGCAAATAATCACAGCTGAAGACTATAGATTATACGGCGGGTTAAAACGACCGGAACTAGAATCTGGAGTAGAGATGATGATTACTGCTGCCAATGCGCTGATTACTAGCCTTTTAGGTATGGATGATGCTGATGCGGTAGACCAGTTAATCAATACAAAACCTACTCGTAAAAAATACTTTTTAAGTTCTCCCTCAGCTACTTCAGTAACCAAAATGACTATTAATGATAAGGAGATAGATCCCGAACAGTATAAGTTGTACTCTGATGGGGTTATACTTCTTAAATTTAATCCTCCAGAAGGTTATATGGATGTAGAGTACACACAAGGTGGATTTAACCCAATTCCTGAAGATCTCAAACTTGCAGCATGTATGCTAGTAGATCATTGGCATAAACAGGATTACCGTCAAGCTAAAACAATTGGCGGAGAAACAGTTACTTTTAATAATACTAAGTCTGGTATTCCAGAGCATATTCGTACTATTATTGAAGTTTACAGGAGAGTATAATGTCTCTTTCTGATTTAGCTACACAAATTATTAAGGAGCAGCTAGATAATGTTGGGCGTTCCGAGAATAATAAGAATACTGTTGTATATTCTGTTGAAACAGGATTAAAAGATCCCACTAGAGATGGTACTGTTGCTCAAGTATCTTTTAAATTCTCAAAACCGGTATCACAGGATCTCCTTAGTGTTAGGACAGCCTCTATTCTAAAAGCTGTATCCTCTAGCTTGGATCTTTCTGGAGATTTAGGGGCTTTAGAAAGTCTCATACAGGCAACTGCCGGTAAAAAATCCTCCGTAGGTAAAAAACGTTCTACTGGTAGGGTACAGGTAAACTTTGGTGATCCTAGAGACGTAGAAGATGGATATTCTGGTGCAGTAACAGGTGCTTCTGGTCGTTTTGTATCAAATAGTAATATGAAGGTTATTCTGGAGTTGGTTGCCAAAGAATACTTAATAAAGGATATGAAAAAAGCAGGAGCTCCACTTAAATTTAGAACAGGTCGTTTTGCAAATTCCCTAAAAGTTAAAGATGTTATGCTTAGAGATGCTGGAACTAGCAAAGGTGCTCCTGAATTAAATGTTACATATAATTATATGGTACGTCCATATTCCGTATTTAACCCTGCAGTATCTACATATCGAAGATTGTCATTACGACCCTACCCAGGTGCTAGAAACCCTCAAAGATTAATTGGAGAGGCGATAGCTAAAGCTGCAAGAGACTTAATTCACTCCAGATACAAAATTAAGGTTAATCAAGGAACCTAATAAATGGATCACAGAACAAGTATAGCACAAGCTCTGGTTGACCGAATAGCCAAACAAATGGATGGCTCTCAACCAGATGAATATTTTAATAACTTGTACGGAAACGTCTCACGTCAAACTTATAAGTTTGAGGAGATACGAGAGTTTCCTTATGTTGCAGTTCATATCGGAACTGAAACTGGGCAGTATCTTCCTTCAGGCCAACAGTGGATGTTTTTAGAACTTCCAATCCTGGTGTACGATAAAGAGAAAACAGACATTCAAGAGCAACTTGAAAAACTCGTAGCGGATATAAAAACCGTTATTGACACGGGTGGAAATTTAGAATATACTGTTAGTAAACCTAATGGATCGACCTTCCCATGTGAGGCGACTGATATGAGCATTACATCAGTTAGTACAGATGAGGGTCTACTGGCCCCATATGGTTTAGCAGAAATAAATGTAACAGTGAGGTATCAGCCTCCACGTAGGTCACTTCGCAGATAAGTTACAGATTAGGAGAAAATAATTAAATGTCTTTACAACTATTACGTAATACTCGAATCTTCGTGTCTACGGTTAAGACTGGTCACGATAAGACCAACACGCAAGAGATTCTAGTTCAGGATGATATTTCTTGGGGTCAGGACAGTAACTCAACAGATATTACTGTTAACGAAGCTGGTCCGCGTCCTACTCGTGGTTCTAAACGTTTTAACGATTCCTTGAATGCGGCTGAGTGGAGTTTTTCTACTTATATCCTGCCATACAAGGATAAAACCTCTAATAAACAGATTGTTCCCGACTACATGTTATGGCATGCTCTTTCTAGTGGTAAAGCGTTAAACCTTGAGGGAGACACAGGTGCGCATAATAATGAAGCTAATTTCATGGTTAACTTTAAAGATAACTCTTATCATGAGTTGGCTATGCTGCACATCTACATTCTTACTGACAAAGCATGGAGCTATATTGACTCTTGCCAGATCAACCAGGCAGAAGTTAACGTTGATATTGAGGATATTGGTCGTGTAACTTGGTCTGGTAATGGTAATCAGCTCATCCCGTTAGATAGCCAACCATTTGATCCAGATGCATTAGGTATTGATGATGAAACCTATATGACTATTCAGAGTTCTTATATAAAGAACAAGTTAACTATCCTAAAAATTAAGGATATGGATTCTGATAAGGCATATGATATTCCTATTACTGGTGGTACTTTTACCATTAATAACAACATCACGTACCTAACCCCGAATATTATGTCACGTGTAAATATTCCTATCGGTTCATTTACTGGTGCGTTTGAGTTAACGGGTTCTTTGACAGCATACCTTAATGATAAGTCTCTTGGTTCTATGGAACTGTACAAAGATCTTGTCAAAACCCTTAAGGTAGTTAACCGTTTTGAAATTGCACTTATTTTGGGTGGTGAATACGATGATGAGCGACCGGCAGCTGTGTTAGTTGCTAAACAGGCGCATGTTAACATCCCTACTATTGAGACTGATGATGTACTTGGTACTTCAGTAGAGTTTAAAGCTATTCCTACTGATTTGGATACTGGTGACGAAGGATACTTAGGCTTCTCTAACAAGTATACCAAAACTACAATAGCGAATCTAATTGCTACCGGAGATGGTGCTAAAACTCCTCCAGTTCCCGTTAAATCCATTACAGTTAAATCGGCAGGTGAGGCTGTTTCTGTAACAAATAGTAATACTTTACAGATGTCTGTTGAGGTAACACCTCCAGAAGCTACTAATAAGGCTGTAACTTGGTCTATTTCTAGTGGTAACGCAGCTACGATTGATGCAGAATCTGGGTTATTAACAGCTGATGCTTCTAAAACTGGTGCAGTTACTGTGAAGGCTGTAGCTAAAGACGGTTCTGGTGTAGAAGGTACTAAAACTATCACAGTTAGTGCTGGTGGTTAAATAAATGTACTACTCTCTAATGCGAGAGTCAAAAGTTATAGTTGAGTATGATGGTAGGGCATTTCATTTTGATGCCCTATCAAACTATGATGTACAAACCTCCTACGAAGAATTTAAGACCCTTCGTAGGACTATTCATCGTAGAACTAACTATGCAGACTCTATTATAAATGCTCAAACCCCTTCTTCTATATCATTAGCAATAAATTTTAGTAATACACTTACTGAAGCTAACTTTTTTGAATGGCTAGGTTTTGACAGAAAAGGTAATACTTTCTTACTACCACTATATAGTAACAATATTGAACCTACTATGTTTAATATCTATATAGTAAATAAAGATAACAACTGTGTATATTTTGAAAACTGTTATGTATCTACGGTAGATTTTTCTTTAGATAAGAATATACCAATTCTTAACGTTGGTATTGAGTCAGGGAAATTCTCCGAAGTATCTACATATAGAGAAGCAGCTTCTATTATACAGGGTGAAGTTATGTCTTATAGCCCAGTAATAGCTTCTACTAATGGTAGTATCTTACCTGGTCTTATTTCTGCCTCTTTATCCTTCCAGCAGCAGTGCTCTTGGAGAGAAGATAAGAGTGTTTTTGATATAAATAAAATTTATAATAATAAAAGAGCCTATGTAACTGAAATGAATGCTTCGGCAACCATTTCTCTATACTACTTAAAACGTTTTGCAGGAGATATGGTTTATAATATAGAACCGGAGACAGATGTACCTTTAATGATAAGAAATAATAATATTTCTATAGATTTTCCTTCAGCACGTATTACAAAACGCCTAGATTTCTCAGATGTGTATAGAGTTGAGTGGGATATTATACCTACTGCTTCTTCAGACCCAGTGAGAATAGATTTCTTTGGAGAAATTAAAAAATGATTAATTTAAAAGATATTACTCTCGATACTCGTACTATTACTCTTTCCTACCCGGGTATGCCGAACTTTAAACTAGAACTTAACTATATGTCTCGTGCTACCTCTAAACGTGTTATTTCTTCTGCTAAACGCGATGAATGGGTTAATGGTACTTTGATTCAGGTACAGGATGATGATAAGTTCATTGAAGCCTTCGTTGACGCAGCTATTAAAGGTTGGACCGGTTTGACTGTAGGTGACGTTGAAAAACTGATGCTGATTGAAACAGATGCTGATCCTGCTACTGAAGTTCCTTTTAGCCGCGATAATGCTGTAATGCTCATGCAGAACTCTGCTGCGTTTGATTCTTGGATCAACCAGACAGTGTTCCACTTAGACACTTTTCGTAGCCCAAAAGCGTAAAGAACTCCTAGATGCTGTTGCTGATTTTGCAGATAAATGTATTAAAAGCTCAGCATCTAAAATGACCAAACAACAATATTTAATACTTTGTGAGTCAATGGGTATAGAACCTGATCCTAAGGCTATGCCTGTTGAACTCGAAGATTTTCCACCTATTGTATCTATTAGTATGAATATTTATAACAGTCTAATTGACTGCTTCATACCAGGTGACTTTCCTATCTTTATAGGTAAAGATAAGGCTGCTCTAGGTGTTTTATTTGATATTTATGGGATTACTGATCCTATAGAGAAAGAATTTGTTCTACACATTATCAATATATTTGATGCTAAAGCTGTAGATGCTGCACGTAAACGTGCTGAGAAGCATAAACCGCAAAACGGAAGGATTCCTAACGTTAAGCCACATGCTAGATCTCGTGCACGATAAAAGTTTCCTCCAATGGGCGTTCCACGATGAGGCTTGGCTCTGGGTGATTTGCCCAGAGCCTTTTTTATTGGGAAAAATAAAATATGACTGATAAGCTAATACGAGAATTACTGATAGACGTTAAACAGAAGGGGGCAACTCGTACTGCAAAGTCTATTGAAAACGTATCTGATGCATTAGAGAATGCTGCTGCGGCTTCTGAGCTAACGAATGAACAGTTAGGTAAAATGCCCAAAACTCTATACTCCATTGAGAGGGCAGCAGATAGAGCAGCAAAAAGTCTTACTAAAATGCAGGCTAGTAGGGGCATGCTTGGTATTACTAAATCTATTAATGATATAGGGACTAAGCTGGATGACCTAGCTATTACAATGATTGAAGTAGCAGATAAACTAGAAGTTGGATTTGATGGAGTTTCTAGATCTGTTAAAACAATGGGCAATGATGTTGCAGCTGCAACAGAGAAAGTTCAAGATAGGTTATACGATACTAATAGAGCTTTAGGTGGTACAACTAAGGGCTTTAATGATACTACTGGTGCTGCTGGCAGAGCTTCTAGAGCTATTGGTAATACTTCTGGTTCAGCACGTGGTGCAACTCGTGATTTTGCGGCAATGGCTAAGATAGGTGGTAGTTTACCTATTATGTATGCAGCTCTTGCTTCCAACATCTTCGTTTTGCAATCTGCATTCGAACAACTTAAGTTAGGTGATCAGCTAAATCGTCTAGAAAAATTTGGTGTTATAGTAGGTACTCAGACAGGTACTCCTGTTCAGTCCCTTGCTAGATCCCTACAAGAAGCAGCCGGGTACGCTATTTCCTTTGAAGAAGCTATGAGACAAGCATCCTCTGCTTCTGCATACGGTTTTGATGCTGAACAACTTAATAAATTTGGTCTAGTAGCTCGTCGTGCTGCTGCTGTTCTTGGCGTTGATATGACTGATGCACTTAACCGTGTAATTAAGGGTGTATCTAAACAGGAAATCGAACTTCTGGATGAACTTGGTGTTACTATTCGTCTTAATGATGCTTATGCTGATTACGTTAAACAGTTAAATGCTGCAAACACAGGTATAACGTATAATATTAATAGCCTTACTACCTTCCAGAAACAGCAAGCGTATGCTAATGCTGTTATAGCAGAGTCTACTAAACGTTTTGGTTACTTAGATGAAGTTTTACGTGCTACTCCATGGGAGCAATTTGCCGCTAATGCTGATGCCGCGCTGAGAAAGATTCAGCAGGCTGCTGCTAAGTATTTAGGGCCGGTAATTGATGCTATCAACACAGTATTTTATACTTCTCAGGCTTCTGTATCTGCTGAAGCAGCTAGAGCTCAAGAAAAAACCAATAGACAGATAGATCCTACCAACGTTGGTGCTGTTGCTTTAAGTTTGGCCGCTTCTGAAGAAGGTTATAATAAAGCTCTAGATATGTATAAGGAATCTCTTGATAAGCGTAATAAGCTAAAATCCGAATTCGATAAACGAATGGAGCAAGCGGATTTCTATACAAGATTAGCCATACGTCAAGTTGGTGAAGGTATTCCTGTTGGTCTTGCTGCTGCTGGTGCTTCCGAAGCTAATAAAAAGTTCGTAGAAGAAACTGCGGCTATGGGTCTACAAGTAACCAGACTAGGTAAGGAAGTAGAAGATTCTACTGAAAACCTTAATGCTTGGAAGTCAGCCTATCAAGCTGCGGGTGCTGCTGCTGCAAAAGCTAATCCAGAATTCCAAAAACAGATTAATCTACAGAGGGATACTACTGATCCTGGTGCTGTATATGACTTTAACTCCACAGTATTAAAAGGACTAACTGAACAACAGAAAGCATATAATCAAACTAAGAAAACTGCTAGTGACTTAGCTAATGATATACAGAACGTTGCTCAGAATACAGATACTGCTGCTAAAACTAGTGCTACTTTAGCAGATGCTATAAAAAACATAGAATCTCTATCCTTAGGCACTGGTAAGAGTGCCGATGAGTATGTTAAAAACCTTAACCTGGGCTATAACACCCTGTCTGAAATGAAAACTGCATCTCAGGCTCTATCTGAGTATGTTAAACTAACTGGTAATGAAACTAAAAATCAATTAGCAGTTCAACAGAAAATAGCTGATGTGTATAATCAAACTAAGGATAAGGAAAAGGCTCAGGAAGCTGGTAGACGTTTAGAGTTGCAACAGTTAGAAGAGCAAGAAGCTGCTTTACGCCGTGTTCTTCAAACAAACCAGGGGAATAAAGCTGTTGAAAAAGAAATTGAAAAAATTCAGCTGGAGAAACTTAAACTTACCAATCAGGGTATGGAAGCTCAGAAGAAGGTCAAGGATTACACAGATAAAATTCTTGGTGTAGATCGTGAGATAGCTCTTCTGAATGACCGTACTATGACTACTACTCAATATAGATTAGCTCAGCTAAAACTAGAACTAACTGTAGAGAAAGAGAAGTACGAATGGTATACAAAACAAGCGGACAAACAGAAAGAGGCGGAACAGTCTAGACGTGCGCAAGCACAAATAAGCCGGGAGTTATGGGAGGCTGAGAAGCAGGCAACTGCATCACATGTATCAGCTCTTATGGATGCATTAGAAGTCAGCCAAACACAAAGAAATGTTACTGGCCAAGCCCAGATTCTTACAGAAAGATTATCTGTTTTGCAAGAACAGCTAGAACTATCTAAGGGCAATACCGAAGAAGAGATCAAATATCGTAATGAGATCTATAAAACTGCTGCTGCTCTAGAGCAACTTAGAAAGCAAAGAGAAGGCCAAATGCAGCAACAGGTAGGGTCTTCTGTGGGTGCTGTGTACACTCCTACAACTGGACTATCTGGGGAAGACAAAGATTTTGCAGATATGCAAAATAGAATGGCTTCTTATGATCAGGCAATCTCTAAGCTATCTGAATTAAATTCTGAAGCAACCGCTGTGGCTCAAAGTATGGGTAACTTAACTAACGCCATGATTCAGTTCTCTCAGGGATCCCTAGATACTACCTCCTTGATTGCTTCTGGCATGCAAACTGTATCTTCTATGATTCAGTATAGTACTAGTCAACAGGTTAGTGCTATTGATGCAGCTATCGCAGCGGAGCAGAAACGTGATGGTAAATCAGAAGCATCTAAAGCTAAATTGAAGAAGCTAGAAGCTGAAAAGCTGAAGATTCAACAAGATGCAGCTAAGAAGCAGATTATCATCCAAACTGCAGTAGCAGTTATGCAGGCAGCAACAGCTGTACCATACCCGTTCTCTATCCCTCTGATGGTAGCGGCAGGATTAGCAGGTGCTCTGGCATTAGCGCAGGCATCCTCTGCCTCTAGTATGTCAAGTATTGCAGATTCTGGAGCGGATACTACTAGTTATTTAACTCTTGGAGAGCGTCAGAAGAACATTGATGTATCTATGTCTGCTAATGCTGGGGAACTATCCTATGTACGTGGTGATCAAGGTATTGGTAATGCTAATTCATTTGTGCCGCGTGCCGAAGGTGGTAATATGTACCCAGGGGTTAGCTATCAGATGGGAGAACATGGTACAGAAGTAATTACACCTATGATTCCTATGAAAGCTACACCTAATGATGAGTTAAAAAATTCCTCTAATTCAACCTCAGGAAGACCTATCATCCTGAATATTAGTGCTATGGATGCTGCTAGTTTTAGAGAGTTCGCCTCTAGTAATAGCGGTGCTCTGAGGGATGCAGTAGAATTAGCTCTGAATGAGAATGGTGCTAGCCTAAAAACACTAGGAAATTCTTAAAACTGGAGGAGGACTTTGAGTCCTCCTTTTCTTTATGGAAAAATAAAAATTTCTTGATAAAATTTTCTAATACTATTATAATAATTGTATCTAAGAGGAGAAATTAACTATGAGACTACCAGACCCATACACGAATCCAGAACTTTCAGGATTAGGATTCGAAAGTGTTAACCTGATTGATAATGACCCAGTAATTCGTGATGAGTTACCTAATGGTAAAGTTAACGAAGTTAAGGTATCTGCTCAGTACTGGGGTATAAATATTTCCTACCCAGAATTATTTCCAGATGAATATAGTGTTCTAGATGCTTTTATTCTAGAGTACAAAAGGACCGGTGGTTATATAGATGTTATACTACCACAATATGAGGCCTTCAGGGTTAGAGGTAATACTAGTCTAGTAAACATACCTGCGGGGCAGAAGGGTTCTACTATAACTATGGATACAAAAGGGCTCCTAACAGGTACTCCAAAACCTGGGGATCTATTTAAGCTATCTAACCACCCAAAAGTATATAAAATAACATCATTCAATAAATCAGGCAATACGTGGTCTATAAACTTATATCCTGATTTATTTATAACTACTACTGGGGCTGAGAAACCAGTGTTTAACGGAATACTATTTAGAACAAAACTCATGAATGGTGATGCTTTCGGATCTACACTAAATAATAACGGAACATATTCCGGCATCTCATTAAATTTACGGGAAAGTTTATGAAGAAAATACTAGATAGTGCTAGAAACTACTTAAAAAATAATAGCAGAATAAAAACTGCTAGTCTAATTTCCCTAGAATTACCTGGCTCTACTGGTACTAGTACTGCTTTTATCTATTTAACTGATTATTTTAGAGATGTACTATATAATGGCATCTTATACCAGGCGGGTAAAGTTAAGTCTATTAGCTCACATAAACAAAATAGAGATTTATCTATTGGTAGTCTATCTTTTACTATTACTGGTACAGCACAGGATGAAGTACTAAAACTAGTACAAAATGGTGTATCCTTCTTAGATAGAACCGTATCAATTCATCAAGCAATTATTACTGAAGATGGTTCTATTCTGCCAGTAGACCCAGATACAAATGGTCCTTTACTATACTTTAGGGGGAGGATTACTGGAGGGGGTATTAAAGATAACATTAGTACCTCTGGAGTAGGAACCTCTACAATTACCTGGAATTGTTCTAACCAATTCTATGACTTTGATAGAGTTAATGGTAGATATACTGATGACGCTTCCCATAGGGGGCTTGAAGTTGTAGCAGGACAATTAGTTCCATCTAACGGGGCTAAAAGACCTGAGTACCAAGAAGACTATGGGTTCTTCCACTCTAATAAAAGTATCTCTATCCTAGCAAAATATCAGGTTCAAGAAGAAAGATACAAGCTAAAATCAAAGAAAAAATTATTTGGTTTATCTAGAAGCTACAGCCTTAAAAAATACTATGAAACTGTCACTAAGGAAGTGGATATAGATTTTAACCTTGCTGCTAAATACATACCGGTGGTTTATGGAGTTCAAAAAATTCCTGGAATACCCATTTTTGCTGATACAGAACTACACAATCCCAACATAGTTTATGTCGTATACGCCTTTGCTGAGGGGGAGATTGATGGTTTTCTTGATTTCTCCTTTGGTGATAACCCTATGATCTGCGTAGATGCTAATGACAGCTCCGCTAGAACCTGCTTTGGTACTAAAAAAATAGCAGGAGATACAATGCAGAGGATAGCATCTGGAACCTCTTCTAGTAGTCCATCCGTCCATGGTCAAGAGTATAAGTATAATGATGGAAATGGTGACATAAGGATTTGGACTTATCACGGAAAATCTGATCAAACAGCCTCTGAAGTACTAGTAGATATAGCTAAAGAACGTGGATTCTACCTTCAGAATATGAATGGCAATGGGCCGGAGTACTGGGATGCTAGATATAAGCTACTAGATACTGCATACGCAGTGGTGCGCTTCACTATTAATGAAAATAGGACTGAGATTCCAGAAGTTAGTGCTGAAATTCAAGGTAAAAAAGTAAAAGTCTATCATTCTGATGGTAGAGTAACTGCTAATAGTACTAGTTTAAATGGTATTTGGCAAACACTTGATTACTTAACCTCTGATAGATATGGCGCTAATATTACCATTGATCAGTTCCCTCTTCAGCAATTAATACAGGAGGCAGCTATTTTAGATATTATAGATGAATCCTATCAGGTATCTTGGCAGCCATATTGGAGATACGTTGGGTGGACTGATCCACTAGCAGAAAATAGACAAATAGTACAAATGAATACTATTTTGGATACATCTGAATCAGTATTTAAAAATGTGCAAGGTTTGTTAGAGTCCTATGGTGGGGCTATTAACAATTTATCTGGCCAGTATAGGGTTACTGTAGAAAAATACTCTAATACTCCCTTAGAGATTAATTTTCTAGATACTTACGGTGATTTGGAGCTATCAGATACTACTGGTAGAAATAAATTCAACTCAGTTCAAGCATCTATCGTAGATCCCGCCCTTAGCTGGAAAACTAATTCTATTACATTCTATAATTCCAAGTATAAGGAACAGGACAAGAACCTAGATAAAAAATTACAACTATCTTTTGCTAATATTACTAACTACTATACTGCAAGAAGTTTTGCGGATAGAGAACTTAAGAAATCCAGATACTCAAGAACACTTTCATTCTCATTACCATACCAGTTCATAGGGATTGAACCCAATGATGCTATTGCATTCACGTATGACCGTTACGGGTGGAACAAAAAGTATTTCCTAGTTGATGAGGTTGAAAACTCTAGAGAGGGTAAGATAAATGTTACCTTACAGGAGTATGGAGAAGATGTATTCATCAACTCTGAGCAGGTTGATAATAGCGGTAATGATATTCCCGATATTAGTAATAATGTCCTTCCTCCTAGGGACTTTAAGTATACCCCTACTCCTGGCGGTTTAGTAGGCTCTATAGGTAAAAATGGTGAGTTATCCTGGCTTCCGAGTCTAACCAATAATGTAGTTTATTACTCTATTGTGCACTCAGGCCATGCCGAACCTTACATAGTACAACAGTTAGAGACCAATCCTAACGAACGTATGATCCAAGAAATAATTGGGGAACCAGCAGGTCTGGCTATATTTGAGATAAGAGCAGTAGATATTAATGGTAGAAGAAGTTCCCCGGTGACTCTGTCTATAGAACTTAACTCTGCTAAAAACCTTAGTGTAGTATCTAATTTTAGGGTAACTAATACTGCTTCTGGAGATGTAACTGAGTTTGTTGGCCCAGATGTAAAACTAGCTTGGGATAGAATACCTGAAGAAGATATAATAGAGAGTATATTTTATACACTTGAAATACACGATTCGCAAAATAGGATGTTAAGAAGTGTACGTATTGAAAATCAGTATACTTATGACTATTTATTAACATATAATAAGGCAGACTTTGCTCTCCAGAACAGCGGTGCTCTAGGTATAAATAGAAAATTGTATTTTCGTATTAGGGCAGAAGGGGATGATGGAGAACAGTCTGTGGAGTGGGCATCCATTTAATGATTTCAAATAATGCACCAGCCAAAATGGTCTTAAATAGTATAATGACTGGATATACTTTGGCTTATGTCCAGCACTCCATTTATACTGATTATGATGTTATTGGTAGATCTTTTTGGTTAAAAATAGGAGAAAGTATAGATAGACGTGATTATACCGGTATAGATACTTTCTTCGTAATGATTAATAATTTAACCCCCTCAACCACCTACCAGGTTCAGGGGGCTTTCTATGATTCAATTATCGACTCAGAACTTTTAAATGCAAAAATTGGTATAAACCTCTCTAATGAAACTAACTTTAGAACAAAGGAAAAGCCAATAATTACTGCAGCAAGATCTGAATCAGAACCCGTTGACGTTGGTGTTGGTGCTCCAATAGTTGTTGTAGAGACTACTGGTGAAGCTAGTTACTGCACTATTGAATTAAAAAGTACTGCATCAGAAGATAGTGAATGGGTTAAATACTATATAGGCGCGCTGGGACCTACTATCAAATTTGGTGGTGTTCCCGTTGGCGACTATAAGATCAGAATATCTGGTCAAGTTACGATGCCAGATGGTGTTACAGTTGACTCATCTGGTTATTATGAATATCCTAGCGTTTTCACTGTAGCTTATAATTTTGTACCACCTACTGCACCTACTAACATTGCCTTTAAAGCTGCACGAATTGCAGATGGTAAGGAACGATATGATGTCAGAATAGAGTGGGACTGGGAACGTGGTGCGGGTGCTAATGTCCGTGAATTTCTGGTTACTTATATAAACTCTGAAGAATACGCTAAGACTGGCTGGGATAAAGCTCAAAAGATAAACGTTGGGGCTGCTAGAGCTGCAACGATTATATCATTCCCATGGAAAGTTGAGCATACTTTTAAGGTATCATCAATTGCCTGGGGACCAAATAAGCAAGATATAACAGAATCAGCTCCTGTAACATTTATATTGAATGAAGATACTCCTCTAGACAATAGCTTTGTCAATGAGACAGGTATTGACGTTAATTATGCCTTTATTAAGGGTAGCATGAAAGATGGAGAAATCTGGAGACAGACATTCTTAATCGACGCAGCTACTGGTGCTATTAACATTGGTCTACTGGATGAAGAAGGAAAAGCACCTATTTCTTTCGACCCTATAAACCGTGTTGTTAACGTTGATGGTAAAGTAATTACTAGAGATATTAATGCTGCGAACTTTATCATGACTAACTTATCTGGTAAGGATAACCCAGCAATTTACACTCAAGGTAAATCTTGGGGGGATAATAACTCCGGTATTTGGATGGGTATGGATAATACCTCTGCCAAAGCTAAATTAGACATTGGTAACGCTACACAATGGATACGTTATGATGGTACTACCTTGCGTATCTCTAGTGGTGTAGTAATTGGGACACCAAATGGTGACGTAGATATTGAAACTGGTTTACAAGGTAAACAGACAGTATTTGTTTATAAGTTAGCAACATCTCTACCTGCTAAACCACTAGAACAAGATTATCCACCTCCTGGTTGGTCAAAAACTCCACCTAACCGTACAGATATGACACAAAATATCTATGCGACTACGGGTACACTTGATCCAGTTACTAATAGGTTATTAGAGGGTACTAGCTGGTCAGATGTGGTTCAGTGGAGTGGTACTGAAGGTACTATAGGGCATGATGGACAACGTGGTCCTGGGATGTACTCTGTAGGTATAGCAGGTTTAGGTGATTGGGATGATGGACAAGCTAATTCCTTCTTTCAAAGTAACTTCGGTTCTCCCCCAGTTAAATATGATGTATTAACTGAATTTAACAGTAATGCCCCACAATCAGCATTTACAAGGCAATGGAACGGGTCTGGTTGGGTTAACCCTGCAATGGTTCTCCACGGAAACATGATTGTTAACGGGACGGTGACGGCAGATAAAATTGTAGCAGGAAATGCTTTCTTATCTCAGATCGGTGTTAACATCATTTATGATAGGAACGCTGCGTTATCAGGAAATCCTGAGGCATACTACAAGATGAAGATAGACCTAAATAGTGGGTATATCCATATAAGGTAATAAATAATGAGTACTGAAAATAGAGTTATAGACTTAGTGATAGATGAGAAAGTACCTTATGGTCTAATGATGCAATTCTTAGATGTTGATGATAGTACTTATCCACCTACAAATACCCCTGTTAACTTAACAGGGTATTCCCTAAGGGGTACTATAAAGGCCGGGCTTGATGAGAATGCGGAAACTTTGGCATCTTTTACTACTAAAATTATTGATGCTGCTCAAGGTGCTATAGCTATAAGTTTACCTGTAGAGGCAGTAGATAATATTGGCGAAAAAGCTACCAAAGAGAGAGATAAGTATAACCCTCGCCAACGTTTTGCAGGATACTATGATATAATTATGACACGAGACGTCATAGGATCAGCTATTAGTTCTTTTCGTATAATGGAGGGTAAAGTATTTATCAGTGATGGGGTAACTAGATAATGGCAATAACTACTAAGATTATTGTACAACAAATATTAAATATTGATGATACTAAAGCTACTGCTAGTAAATTTCCTAGATACACAGTAACTCTTGGAAATTCTATTAGCTCTATTACTGCTAATGAGTTAGTATCTTCTATAGAGGCCGCTGCTAAATCTGCTGCGGCTGCAAAAGATTCTGAAATAGCTGCTAAGACTTCAGAACTTAACGCTAAGAACTCTGAACAGGAAGCTGCTATTTCTGCTGGAGCTTCTGAAGCCTCTGCCGCTCAGTCCGCTACATCTGCTACTCAATCTGCTGCATCAGCGGATAGATCTGCAGAATCCGCTGCAGCAGCTAAAATATCCGAAACTAATGCAAAGACTAGTGAAGATAAAGCTAAAACTAGCGAAATTAATGCAAAGGCTAGTGAAGATAAAGCTAAAACTAGCGAAATTAATGCAAAGGCTAGTGAAGATAAAGCAAAAATCAGTGAGACTAATGCTGCTGCATCTGCTGCTGCTGCAAAAATTAGTGAAGATAAAGCAAAAATCAGTGAGACTAATGCTGCCGCTTCCGCTGCGGATTCCAGTGGTTTTAGGAATGAGGCGGAAACATTCTCTACACAAGCTGCTACATCAGCGTCTGCTGCAAAAACCTCTGAAACAAATGCTAAAACTAGTGAAACAAATGCTAAAACTAGTGAAACAAATGCTAAAACTAGTGAGACTAAAGCCAAAGATAGTGAGACTAACGCAGCTAGTTCTGCAACCTCAGCTAGTCAGTCAGTAACCACTATTCAAGGCTTAAAATCAGATGTTGAGCAACTAAAATCAGATACTCAACTAATTAAAGATAGCGCTGTAGGTGAAACAACAGCTTTAAAAGCAGATGTTGAAAAATTAAAGTCTGATACACAGACTATTAAGGATAGTGCAGTAAGCGAGACGCAAGCAATTAAGGATGCCGCTGTGTCCGAAACTACCGTGCTAAAAGACGCCGCTGCTATTTCCGCTACACAAGCGGGTAACAGTGCTGTTGAGGCTGGGCAACAAGCTAGTAATGCTGCTAGTAGCGCACAAAGCGCATCTACCGACGCTGGACGTGCAGAAGTGGCTGCTGGAAAAGCTGAAGGTATTATTGGTAAATCGTTACTAAAAGAAAATAATCTTTCAGATCTGTCGGATATTAATGCTTCTCGTCAGACGCTCCTTATAGACTCACTTGTGCAGGATGGGGCTCATACTTTTTTATACTCGCATAATAGATTATATAGATTTGTTATGAGAGATGATGGGCTTATTGTACTCCAGAAAAACATAAATGGTGATGGTATCTCATGGGAATCTCTTCCATTATCAATTATTGCTGGTGGTACTGGAGCGGATACACTTGAAGGTGCTAGATATAATTTAGGAGTTGATAGGCTGTTTCAGAATTCTGGTGAAACAGTTTTATATTCCCCAAATAAAAACAAGTATCTAACCATTCCAGATGGTGGGGATCATTGGGGCGTTTATGATGCTACAACCGAGCAATGGCTACCCCTAGGTATTCAATTTGGTGGTACGGGTGCTAAGGATGCGAATGGTATTAGAAATAATATAGGACTCGGGGAAAAACATGCGCCAAAGTTCCTAAGTCTTACTGTTGAAAATGAAACTGAAAATGCAACTACTGCAAACGCAGGTATATACCATTCAAAATTAAAGAATACACAAGGCGAGGATATTGGTTCTTCTCAGTCTTACTTTGAAACTCAACTTGGCGTAGGAAAACATACTATAGGTGTATTTCATAATAACTTGTCTCACTATTATCAGTTTAATGAAAATGGTACTTTTTCAGGAGCGAAAAGTATTTCCTTAGCTCCTGGGGCTGGTATTTATGTAGACGGAAATGAGCGAAATGCGTCGCAATTGTTTTCAATTATGAATCCACCAATCAACACATGGACTGGTGTAAGTCGTTACAACTGGTATGACGATTACGCTATCGCTGGTTTAATCAGAAGAGGCGATACACACGTTGAATCTTTTGGAATAGAATTGTATCAAGCAGGGATACAGGCCTATATGCACAAGTTTTACCCGGACGGCAGAACGCATTCTGCCCAATACACAGGGAAGACACAACAGATGGGCTGGGACGATCCTAACTATTGGGGTAATGCTCTTGTTTGGGGTGAGATTATTGCTAACAATGACGGTGGTTGGGCACCGGGTCTTTCATGGGGAACCCAGTCCACCGGTGGCTATCCTATTCGCGCAACTTGGGGTCTTATTCCACAGGGAAATAATGCATGGCCTTTTTGCTCGTTAAGGCTTCGTGGTGATGGTAATTTTTTCTGTAACTTCCAGTTCCAGCCAGCATCAAATGATATAACTACATGGTCATCAAGTGGAAATTTCATTTTTCAAAAGGCCGCTAACTCTGACAGAGATTTAAAGCACGATATCATCTATACAGATGGAAAAGAAAGCTATGATCGCGTTATGCAGTGGCTGCCTACAATGTTTAAGTACAATGGAAGCAACATCCAGCGATTTGGTTTAATAGCCCAAGACCTACTAAAAATAGACCCGGAATATGTAAAATTAATTCCTGGCGGGGACATCTTTGCAGACGTTATAGGTGTTAATGAAGAAGGTGAAGAATATGTAGACCGTCAAATTGTTGTTGATAAAGCGGACGATACATTAGCTCTTGATAATAACGTAATTATGGCTGATTTAGCTTGTGCATTTCGTTATCAAGCTGACAAAGTTAACAAACTTGAGCAAGAATTAACTGAACTGAAAAAACTTGTGAGCGAGCTCATTAAGCCAAATAACTCATAATGTATACATAGTAAAAAGAAACCCCAGTGGACAAAATCCACTGGGGTTTTACTATTTATTTACTGCCTTCTATAATACCAAGATTATAAATAATTAATAGTAATTTTAACTGCTCATTATCTGTATTAGTACAAAGCTCTACAAAACCTTCAGGATCCCAGAAAATAACGTTACCTTCTTTATCTATTTTTAATACAATCTTTTCTGGTTCAGTAGTTTTAATCTGATAAGTTGACATATTAGTATCAATACCTACCATATTATGATGAACAAAATTACTTGCTTCCTGAGCTTCCAAATCCACCTTCTCCACGAATAGTCTCCTCTAGTTCGTCAACGATTTTAAAGTTATGGGTTGAATAATGTGGGAGTACCACTAGTTGACAAAGTCTCTCGAAATTCTCCAGAGTTTGCATTTCAGAACCGTAATTATAGAGGTTCATCTTAATAGTGCCACGATAATCTGAGTCGATCACTCCTGCGGTGTTTGCAATCATCAGATGACGCTTTCCTAAAGAACTACGAGGAACCACCAAACCAAACCAACCTCGCGGAATTTCTACCGCGACACCGGTGTCAATCATTAGGGATTTGCCTGGTGCAATAGCGCGTAAGTCTGCGGCAGGATTAGTACCAAAGAATGCTCGTAGATCCATACCTGCGGCATCTTCGGAACCAATCTTAGGCATACAATCTGGATGAGTTAATTTAATTTTAATCATTGTTCTGCAATCTCCAAAATATCTTTTGTAAACTTATCTAATACGTCTTGACCTACCGCAGCAATAGCGTCTACACAGTAGGTAGGTAAATCAACCAGAATTAGGTTTCGGTAAAGCAATTCTTCCGAAGCATTTAAATTCTGTATATATTTCTGTTTTCCAGGTAGTGGAAGCTGATCAATAATATCCAGAACGTTACCGAATTCACGAATAATGTTATACCCGCGTTTTGCCCCAATACCTTCAACACCACGGATATTATCCCCTAAATCACCCATAATTGCTTTTAGAGAGATAAACTGCTCTACATCGTCAACATTATGATGCTCATACATATCACGAAGATGGTATTCACGACGTGTTGTGAAAGAAAAACGAGAAACTTTATCTGTTAATAAAGTATCCCAGTCACCATCTGTAGAGATTAACCAAACATGATCATATAGATGCCCAATGAGTTTAACAATATAAGCCGCCATATCATCTGCTTCTACACCACGAATAGTGAAAGTTGGGAATGTAGTTTCACACAACTCGAAAGCATCACGCAGGTACTCAAAGAACTGTCCATCCAGTGCTTTCTCTTCCTCTGTACGTTGTGAGTATTTTTCATCACGATTACCTTTATACTCTGGTAGATGTTCTAGACGAAATACAGATTTACCTTTATCGCCTAAAACAATCGTAGTTCTTGCGGAGTAGGATTTTGCCAGAGATTGAATAGTTGAAACATAACTTGAGGCAAAGGGTTTCTTACTATTATTATGTTTGAATCGAAAACCTAAGTTAGTTCCGTCAACGATCATTAGATTACGACGAGAGGCCATTTCAGCCTCTTCCTCTTCAATAAATTTTCCCCAGGATTTGCTCATTATTTAATTAAGTCCTCAACAGATGCATGATGTAGCCACGGCTCAAACAACCCTATTACAATTTCCATATCTTTCTTATTTAACACCATATGTGTACGACTCATTAGGTTATCCACCATTGGGTCAGAACTATCTAAAGCAATTAGCCACTGTCCTCTGTCTTTTTTGAATATTAATGCTGGTTTAGAGTTCATTTGCTCACCTTCACGCGAGCATTGCTGCCACCATTTCTCTAGAGTGGATTCACCAACATTAAATAAATTGCTTGAAATATTATCATCTTTATACCACTTAACTTCGAAGCAGTATTTACTAATATGTCCACTTTGTGGGGGAAGGTAGATATCACCCTTTAGTCCATGACTCTGGCCAAAAGCACCAGAGCCTGGAACACGTTCCCACTCAAGACCTGTACGCTCACGTAGAATATCTCTTACCTGATATTCACCACGTTTACCTTTCTCTCTACTATCTACAGCCATGTTTTATTCTAAGTAGGAAAATCCTTCTGCATCTTTTTTGACAGTAATCTTATGAGCTAATGGATGCGTATGCCCATGAGAAACAATGATAGAATTTAGACTTTCTTCCTCATTTAATAGCTCAACGAGAGTATCAAGTCCCTTCGTATCAATAAAGCTAATTACTTCATCAAGGAATAGAAGATTAATATTAACTTTACTAATAGATGTTAACAGCATCCGAATAGCTAACAGGGTTGCTAGATTAATTCGACTTTGCTGACCAGTAGAGCAGTTTTCCATACTGGTACGGTTTCCATCATTGAAGATTACTACTTGTAATTTAGTTTCATCTAGTTCAAATCCAAGTGCGAATTTACCACCAGTCATAATAGAAAGATATTTATTAATTAGCTCTTCAAATACTTTCACACTATGCTCTAGTTTATATCCAACCAGATTTTTCAATGCAGCAATTAGAATATCGAGATCAGCAACAGCTTCTGATACTCCATCCAGTTTGGAAGTAATCTCAGTCATTTCTGCTTCTGCTTTCTCAATCTGTTCTAGCTTTGCTTTATATTTTGCATTGGCTAATTCGACATTTGCATTATGCTCTTTGGCAATTGCAACCTTAGAACGGCCATCAGCGATTTCCTGTTCTAATTGTCGGATTTGCACCTGTAGGATTTGCACATTGAGTTCTTCAAAAGAAGCATCACTCATTGAATTTTTGAACTCGTCTCTAGCTACCACTGCTTTATCCAAAGCATCCTTTGCTCTAGTATACGCAACGTACTCAAGTTGTTCTTTCTTCAACTGTTCTAGCTTAGCTTCAAGAGATTGCTTCTCTTTGAACAGAGGATCATATTCTACTCTAGCCATATCCATTGCTTTTTGAGCAGCAGTTGTATCCAGATGAGTACCACAAGTAGGACATTCAGTATTTGAAGCCTCTTGCTTGAACTTCTGATAACGTTTCTTAACTTCGCCCGCACGTGAGGTCACAATCGTTAGGTCACGCGTAACACTCGAGATCTCTTCATTTTGGTCGGTGGGCGCGGGTAAATTTTTGAAAGGTTCGAAAGATTGTTCGGCAACTTGTACAGCTTTGTCCAAATTACGCAATTTAGTAATATTAGCCTCTTGAGACTTGGCTAATGCCGCCTTAATTTTCGATTCAGTAAGTTCTTGTGCTAATGGCTCTTCATCAAACTCCGGTACTTCTACAGGTTCCTGCAAAGTTCCCAGATTATTCTTTCCATTAAGAATTTTCGTAATTACAGCCATTTGGCCCTGCAAATTATTTAAGGTATTTGCTATTTCTTTACGATCAGCCTTAATAGTTTCTGACATTTCTTTGTACTGTTCTTGATTGAACAAGTTAACAAGAAAAGCCTTACGTGTTGCATCCGTTGCCTTTAGAAAATCTAGATTGGAACCCACCGATTGATAGATCAGTTTGGTGAATGTTTGGAAGTCACCACCCATAATCTCTTCAATCATCTTGTATGTTTGGGTTGCCGTGTGTCCACTAATATCCTCTCCATTCTTAATAAGGGTTACTTTAGCAGTGGATTTAACTACTTTATGCAATTCATACTCATCTTCATCTTTTGAGAAGTAAGCGTGCATATCATACTCTTTTTTCGGAGTAGACCAGGAGAACAGAGCATCCTTCTTAATACCACGTGAGTTCTTGTTATAAAACAATTCCTCGATAACCGTAGCGATGGTGGATTTCCCTAGCCCATTGCCACCAATTAGTTGAGTAACTGGATTCTTATCGAAATGAATTACGATGTCCTTACCGTAAGACATAACGTTACTAAATTTTAGTGTCTTAATTGTAATCTTTGACATATTTCGCAGCTCTAGCCAAGATTCTATCAATGTCGCCTTGAGATAGCTTCTCGACTTCACGGAAGTAAAGTTCAAGTTCACCTAACATATCAAGATCAACAAGATTTAACTTAGCGTCTTTAGTAACTCGATGGTTAATCTTCTTATCTAATAAATCAGAGTCTTTGATAGACTTTAATTGAACAACGTCACCAGTAACTTCATAGACTACACGATCATAATCACTAGGTTCCATCTCTTCACCGGCTCCGATTGTTTTACGAATCAGTTGTGGTAAATCACCTAGTTCAATCCATTCTACTTTTAATGTGTCGGTATCAACGATAAAGCAACCATTTGTACCTTTTGTGCGTTCTCTATGGAACGATGTAGTTAATGGAGACCCTGGGTAGAGAAGTCTAGTAGATCCGATAGTCTGGCTATTAGTATAAGAATGTAAATCGCCAGCAATTACAGTATCATAACAGTTATACTTAGTTAGATCAATTTCTGGTTTTACATGTGGAGGGATTTCACCACGAACATGCGTGAAACATAGTTTTGATTCAGACGGTTTCCATTTGGATTTATGGATCTCATCATACGGAACAATATCAAATTCAGGGGAACGATATGGTTTGGTAATTACTTCCCACTTACCACTCGTTACCTTATTAATAACTCCTGCATAATGATATAGACATGAAATCGTTTTAGTTAACATTTCATGATTTCCAGTAAAGATTTTACCTGGGTGGTCAAGTCTTGACATGAACTGTTCAAGCAGTTCTATTTCTTCTGACGACGGGTCGGCAACATCAAGAATATCACCACCAGCAATATGAAGATCACAGTTATGATTATGGAATATATCATTTAACCGTTCTCCTAGCATCAGGAAACGACGCTTCTGCCATTCCTTTGGAACTTTATCTTGTCCTAGTTTGATATGATGATCAGCACTAAATAATATTCTCATTGGTTAAAAAGAAAGGGGCCGAAGCCCCTCTATTTATTAGTCGTCCAGATCGCTTGCAGCTTCTGAGTCAATACCTTTCTGGGAACCTGCATTGCTATTACCAGATTTGGCATCATCATCTTTATTCTCACGACCTTCCATGAAGGCTAGAATTGCTTCTTTCTGCTCTTCATAGGTAGGAACCGGATAGGTTTGTTCCAGAGAAGGAACTTTTTCGAACTTAATGATGTCGCCATCTTCATCACACATAGCTTCACCAATCAGATCTACATCCGCAGCATATTGCTTAGATTCTGCACTGTTAGGATCTTGCAGCTTAATCTGGAACTGCATAGCAGCAATCTGCTGTACATCATACTCAGTATCGAAACCTTTGCCTTTTTTCTCGATAGAAATATCAATATCAAATGGAGTTGCCAGATTCAACTGCTTCATAATAGATTGGATGCCTTTCAGAATAGTAGCTTTGACTTCCATTACTTTCAGTTTGTTATCAGAACGGTCGATAACAAAAGCGATATAGTTTTTCTTCGGTTTCAGCGGAACGCGATTACCATCTTTATCCAGCTCTTTCTCAAAGAAGCCCATCTCATGAACCGGATCAGCTTTACCACGAACAAAGCTCTCTTTGTCACGGTTGAAACGAAGACATTCGAAAGGAGCTACGCTACCCTCTTTATTAGTCAGCCAATAGACATAACGTGGAAGAACACCAGAAACGATACGAACACGAGTGATACCGTTGTTGAACTTCAGGAATTCGATTTTATCGTTAGAACCGCCAGTAGTTTCGCCCCAAGACTTAGCCATATTTTATTTCCTCTTTAAAGATTAATTTCGATTTGTTAATTGCGATTAGTGGGTTAGTGTCGATTACTAAACGTGGTATCCATACTGGAACATATTGTATGTCCAAACTAGGATCGTTTGTAAACTTGTATTCGGCATAATTTCGTAGACTTAAAATTCCTAGATATTCTGCCAGTTGTCTATTAGACAATTTATTTGGATTATCAACTATTGTTGATTCATTCAAAATGAATGAGGAACCGACCAATAATTGGTGAGCATCAGGCTCTGCAATCATTCTTTTGAATAGCTTAATAATTAGGTCGGAATTTCCTCTAGCTAGTAAGTATAGCTTTTCATAATCGAAGAATTTAATTTTTGTTTTCTCCTCGAATTTATGTATATATTATACTAGATTTCGAGAGAATTTAGCAACTAAAATTTTTATTTTTCTGCTTCGGACTTCCTTATCAATCCGAAACTTTCTCTCTCAAATTTATGTATATATTATACATCATTTATGAGCTGTTGCCAAATGCAATTTTAGCTAATTGAACTGCTTTCTCCGGAGTCATGGTAATAGTTTTCCACCCATTGTTACGATATACTGCCATACGTCCAGAAGCCTGTCTTAGTCCAGTGCCACCTTTCATAATTAGATCTACAACAATAGGATCGAGTTTACCATCGACAATACGTTGAACACGTCCTGCAAGCTGTTCAATGAGAGATTCATTATTAATGAGGCTTCCCATTATTAAACAAGACAACTCATTAAGAGAAATACCTTCAGAGAATATACTTTGAGCTGCTGCAAGTACACAAGGTCCACCTTTTGCTATATCTTCCTGAATTTTTAATCGGTCATCTAAGTGGGTCGCCCCTATAATTTCATATGTTGTAACACCACGCTGTGCAAGAGCTTCTAGTACTGTTTGGATTAACTCTGTTCTATCACTTACAATGAGTACTTTATGCCCCATATTCACATATAAATGTGCTAGGTTTATAATAGTCTCTCGATATTCAGGATGGTTATACACATCGTTAGCACGTAATGCCCACGGTACGTTTTGGTTTCCTGATAGCTCAACAGGCACGGAGTACCTATGGATTGTAGGTGCAACAGTATTATTAACCGGTGGGCTAAAGATCTTATATCCAAAGAAGTCTTTGAACATAACTTGTAGACCATCTTTTCGTTTTAGTGTACCGGATAGTCCAATTTTATAGCGAGCACATGATATTTCTAGGAAATTAGTGAAAGTTGTAGCCACACAATGGTGAACTTCATCAACTATAACAGTACCGAATACTTTAGAAAGATTATTCGCATGTTTATTCACTGTTTGAATATTACTGACTACAATTGGTGGATCAATATTGTACTTTCCAGAACCTATGATACCTGGTTCAAACCCAAACCATTTACGAACTTCTGCCGCCCACATTTCACGGATGGATGTATTCGTACAGATTACCAAAGTTTTCTGGCCAAATTTATACGCAAGTGCAAGAGCTAGGATAGTTTTACCAAATCCAGGCTTACCATTAATAATACAGGTATCATCGCATTCTTCGTATATTGGAAGCTGATCTTCTTCACGCAGTTTAAACGACGGTTTTGGTATATCTACCGGTGCTAATGTGCGTTTATCGACTAATTCGTATTTTACTCCTTTGGCATCCAGTAAGTCCAGACGCGTAATAGGAATCCACTTAATCTCTTTGGCAACAACACCACTATTCTTATACATAATAGGGTATTTACTAGTCATTGTCTCTATGTGATAAGTGGTTTGCTTACTACAATAATCCCAAAGTTCATCATCGGGCTTGAAATAGGCTTTATTAGATATAACAACCTTCATAATTTTATTCTAAGTCTAGGAATTTCAGGCTCCTCTTGATGGACTTGGTAAATAACAGGGCTATTATTTACCAGAATATAGCTTATATATGCTGGAACATAGGATAATACAAATGGATAAGGGACTTTAGCCACATAGCATTGGTATTTTCCATTATAAATTCTAGCTGAATGCAAAACTTTAGAGGTGACAACATCATAGAACGTAGTTTTCTTCCAATTAATAAGATTTCCATCAGAATCTATAAATTGGTTACGCTTTGACCCAACTAATTGAGACAACATTGATATTCTACCCCTAATAGGATAGAGCTTGTATGGTAATTCTTTCCGTTTCTCAAATAGAATAAGCCTACGTTGAGAAAAAGTGCCAGGCAACTTCCTGTTATCTAGCACATATTTATTATACCTTGTTGTAATTACGGAATAATCACCTTCTTGCTCAATTGATACAAACGCCCGTAAAGCATATACGGGCAATTTGAAATCAAGCACCGAGAATCCTTCTCACGTTATCCAAATCTTTACATACAGCAATAAACTTATCATCCTTGTATTTGCTATGATCTGGATGCTCTTTATCCATTGCAGCTAGTTTCTTATACTCGAAATCTGCGTCAAGTAACACACCTTTGACATAACGAGTATATTCATCATCATCAATACAAGCGATTGATGGATGCTGCTTCTTCATCTTACCACAAGAGTAGTCACGAGAACCTCCAGCTTCAGAATCAGAATCAATACCAATCGGACAACCAGGAATACTGATACCACGGTCTTTCTGAATATTACGAATCAGGATTTCATTGTATTGGTCGATCAAGTCTTCACGAACAATAGCAACTACGGAGTCATGAACCAGCATAACAATCTTCATCTCTTGTTCTAGGCCAAGAGAAATGATCTCATTATCTGCATCTACAGCACCTAAAAGGAGACTATCAGAAGAAGCAGACTGAATGATTGCGTTAAATCCAGAACGGATTTCTTCACCCTGAACACCACGATCTTCGGAGTGGATATTATGTAGACGACGTTTACGACCAAAGTGACTGTAGATAAATCCATGATTCTTGATCTGATCGTGGCACTTATCAATCCAACGCTTAAGCTGTGGGAACTGACCGAAGTAAGTTTCAATGTACTCTTTAGCATCTGCAACAGTACACTCTACAAACGGTTCGCCTGTCTTAGTAGCCTGCTCCAGAAGAGCTTCGTTAACAGAATGAGCTACTTTAGCTGGGCCAGAACCGTACAAAATACCAAAGGTAATTGCTTTAGCTGCTTGACGCAGAGCTGGGAATAACTTTTTAACATCACGAGGTTCGCATTGGAGCTTAAATACCATGTGTGCGATGTTAGAGTGGAAGTCAGGGTATTTATCAGGTTCATTTCTCATGTTGATAAATACTTGTTGCATATTTCTATCACCAGATAGAACAGCAGCATAATAAACTTCCGCAGTTGTTAAGTCCCACGCGATTACACGATACCCGGGAGGAGCTACTACACAACCCTTGATAATAGATTCATCACGCGGTAACTGTTGAAGGTTCAGTTTACCAGAAGAACTCAGACGACCAGAAGTAGTCATGTGTTCGTGGAAGCCAGTACGAATGCAACCATCAGCATCAATGCTCAGAAGAATCTTCTCAACGTAAGTAGAGATCAGCTTAGTCAGCTTACGAATCTCTAGCAGAGTTTTAGCAATTGGATGCTGCGTAGACAGTTCGTTCAGAGCTTCTGCATCTGTAGAGTCCGCTCCCGTATCTGTCAATTTACCTGTTGGAGTTAAGCCAACATAATCAAACAGAAGAACACGCAGCTGCTTAACAGAGTTTGGGTTAAACGCCTCGTTCTGGTCTTTTTCTAGCTGAACGACTTCTGGATAAGTATACAGTTTCTCACGAGCCTTATTCAGGTTATGGGTTAACTGGTACTGTGCTTCTTTCAAGCGATCAATAGAAATTGGTACACCACGATCTTCAACACGTTGCAGGAACACACAACCAGGCATCAAAACATCGTAGTATAGACTGCAAAGTTTTTCATTCTTCTCAATTTTTGGTAAGAAGAAGTTGTGCAAACGTATGGTTGCATCGGTATCTTTTGCAGCGTAAGGCCACATAATATCAAACGGAATTAAATCATAGGTGAAATCTTCTTTCTTGATTTTATGTGCTTTGCAGTAATCATCCTTGAACTTATCTAGTTCAAAGTCATAGTCACCCATATCGGTGTACTTCATTGCTAGAGATTTCAAGCCATGAGTACCACGACGCTCATCTAGAACATAATGCTGCAACATGGTATCATGGAGCCTGCGTTCTTTATGTGCTTTATCAAAGGTAAGTCCCAGATGGTACTTATAAAAGTGCATATCAAACTTCAAGTTGTGAAAAACAATAGTGTGGTTTTCACTATCCAGAATTTTCTGGAGATAATATACTGCAACCTCTGTGAGACAATCAGAATCAATATACACACCCTGATACTCTTGGTGAGATATAGAAACACCAAGCAGATAACCATCTCGACAGTATAGTGCTGAGGTTTCGGAGTCGAATGCGACAGGTCCGATAACCATATTATACACCATCTTGATATATTCTTCCGCCTCGTCAGGGTCAGTAATAGGACGGTAATCACCAGCTTTTGCAATCTTCTCACGACCATTGATAATATCGTGGATATTCTCTACTGTTGCATCAAAAACTGGTTTCATTTCAGGTTTAAAGTGTAGCTGGGCTGGGCTGATACTCGCAATCCAGTTAGCATATCCATTATACTCTACACGTTTACCGGTATAATCACCAATACCTTTCTTACCTGCAAAGTACAGAAAAGGTTCGGCACCTACCAGTATAACAAAATCATAATCATTCGGGTCAAATGGGTTTTCCGGAGTCCCGATAGTAATATGCTTTTTGAGCAAACGACCGGACAACTTCTCGTTACACATATGGAATACATCAACTTCCTCGCCATATAGCTGGAAATGTTTATCATAACGAGTGTTATTTAGGGCTTTATCAACTACTGCGATTTTCAAATTTAATCTCCTCTTGGTAAGTAAGTATAACTTCAGTGTTTCTTCTCTAACTTACCAATATATTATACCAAATCTTTAAGCGATTCAGCAACTAAAATTTCAATACGTTTTGCTAACATATCGATCTCTTCTTTATTTAAGTCACCCGGGTCTTTACCTTCAGGCAGAAGAAAATTAGCAACTACAGGTGTTAAACGCGTTTTTGTACGAATTAACTTGGCCAATGCTTGTGCGGCCTTATTACCAGAAGCATCATTATCTAGTAAGATAACAACAACTTTAACACCAGCAATAATATAAGGACTGAACTTATCTGCAATGTTATCCGAGGTAAACTGATGTGTACCAAAGCAGCAAGAAGCATAGTCTATACCATTATCCTCTAGGTTCAGCATATCAAAGATACCTTCAACTAGAACAAGAACTGGAGTATTATATCGTACAGGGAAAATCGGTGGTGAAACTTGTTTTGGTTTTACTAAGTATTTAGGAGGGGCAGAACTGTTTATAGAACGACCCAAAAATAGGATATTGCGTCCAACAGCATCTGTGATTGGGAATACAATTCTGCCTTCCCAGTTCTCTTGATGTTGGAAAGCAAAATATTTCTTCAAGGTCTTAGAACTGATACCTCGGAAATCACCTTCAAAAAGAAAGGCAGATTCTGGGATTGCAAGATTCGTAGATCCATTTCTAATCTCAGAAATTTTTTTACGTACTTGTGATAGCCTTGGGGACTGTCGGTACTGGGTCTCATTAAAATAATGGTAAATGCTCGGTATACCTTTACCGAAGCCACAACTCAAGCAGTGCATAATACCTGTTTCAGGGTCAATACGCAAACTCGGGTGTTTATCGTCATGATCTGGATTGAGACAACAGATTAAAATATCTCCACCAGTATCTTTATACTCAATTCCCTTAAGATCAAGTAATTCTGTTATTCGACTCATGAATTTAACTCCTCCAGTGAAGGATAATTAGATGTATCAAAAATTTCTATAACAGCACGTTCTCCATGTAACTTAGTCCTTAATATATTTGCTGAATTTACAGCTAGCTCTAGCTCTTCATGCTTAAATCTGCCACCATTTTTAAGAGTGCTATTAGAGTCTCTTACTTGAACTCTCCATCTTTGTTTTTCGATATCCCAAGCAACTCCCAAATATCCAGACTTACTACATGCGGTTTTATTTCTACTATTTTCCTGAGCTGTGGCGTCTCTTAGATTACACCACCTATTATCAAAAGGTATTCTGTTTACATGGTCTACTTTTTTCGGCAATGTATTTTCCATAAATAGAAAAGCCATCCGATGGGCTTTGTAATCCTTGCCATCTATACCAATAATTATATAACCGTTAGAGTCTTTTCTGGTTATTATACTACCAGCTTTCTGATTACCTCTAGATACTTTTCTAGTAAACTCCCCAGTTTCTGGGGAGTAATCAAATAACTCTTTTAGCCTTTCCTGTGTTATCATATATCGCTGGCCTGTTCACCTGTTGAATTTTCAGCTTTGTCTTTCTTAGCACGTTTAGATTGAGCCGGCTTATCCTTCTCAATAGGGATAACGAACTCAGCTTCCATTTGAGATATATCTTCCATTGCTAGGTTGGTAGTGTTATCCATCCGCAGGGTTTCCCAGTTCATTTTAGGCATAAACTTCACGCTATCAGAAGAACGAGTCTTAACGAAGTCAAACATAATAGCACCTTGACCATTATCAGCTTTTGCAGCATTAAGATTAGCAGCCATGTCTGCGGAATCAAGAATCCCCTTTGACATACGTGTTCTACCATCTTGATCAATCTGGTAAGGAGCTACACCAGCCACGTTATGTTTCTGGCAGATAGATTTGAAAGACGAGCTAACAACCATCTGTTCTTTCCAGTCATACATATCAATGGTTTTAGAGTCTGGAAGTCGGGTTTGGTTAATATAGTCCAGTAAAGCTACTGTAACTTTATCCCCATATCTAGCAACTAATTTATTTAATTCTACGTCAACTGTTGTAATGGACAGTTCAGGGTCATAAACGATAATCATAGGAGTATGTAGTTCATATCCCTCTATTAGCTTACTCTCCATATCGTAGAAATCACTCATCTTAGCCATTGTGTACTGTTTAACGAAGTTGTCGAAAAGCTCTTCACCACCATTAAACATTCTAGCTCTAGTTCTGGCTAATCTCAACAGAGCTGCACCTTCTAGAGTATTATTACGCATTGCTAATGCCGATACACCAGCTAACATGGCTAGATTACGTCTAAATACTTCATGTTCTTTCATCTCAATTGAGAAGTATGGAGCAATATCCCCATTCAAATATTGCTGAACCTGTATGTTTGAACAGATAATGGATTTACCAGTACCACGCCAACCACCAAGCAGTAACGTTTCTGTGCGAGCTAAACCGATTTGAGCGTCGAACTCATTACAAATACCAAGAGCGATTAAGTTCAGTTTGGTATCTTCTTCTCTCTGGAAAATACGCATGTTATCTGCGTTGAATACTTTTCCAGTATTCGTTACTTTCTCTTCTAATTTTAAGTGAAGGGAGGCAACTCGGTTGAGAATTTCTCCCTGATCCAGCATTGTTAAATCTTGAAGCACGTCTGTTTCTAGAAGCTTCAGGAATAAATCCTGTGTATATTCGGCTTCTAGGACTTCAAGTGCCTGTTCCATGCTCACTTCTGGAATTTGAGTGTTAGCTAAGACGACTAGAGCTTGAGAAAGGCGGGCGTTCCTATTAGCTTCAAGCATAAGTGCGTCAATGGACGGCATTGTGTTATATTTTTTATAATAATTCTGGACGGCTTGGTAAATTGAGGAGAAAGCGTCATTAAAATGATCTTTATGCAGTTTTGAGAATGTTTCCAATGCTATTTGCTTCTGTTCGGAAGCTAGAAGCATCTTCAACACTACAGCTTGCACGTTAAACAAGGTCATTCTCCTTTGCACGCTTTCGTGCCTTCTAAATGCAAAAAGGGGAAGGAGCATAGCCCCCTCCCCTTAGGTTTAATTTACCAGATTATTCAGCAGCCGCAGCTTTTGCATCCAGTTTAGCACGCTTAGCGGCACCATCATAGTCCTTAGCAACCAGACCACGACGAGACAGCATAGATTTAACACCGCGCTCAGATTTACCAGTTTTCTCAGCGATCTCAGCAACAGTCATGTTAACCAGATCCAGACCTTCTAACAGATCTTCACGAGTTTTAGCACTTGAGGTTTCCTGTACCGGCATAGCGGCGATACGACCTTCACGAAGCAGGCTCAGAGCTTTACCGCGGATCTGCTTGATATTACGACCGAAGTGAGCAGCGATAGCTTCAATAGTAGCACCAGCAACAACCTGATTAACAAAATCAGTTTCTTCATCCGGAGTGAAGGAACGAACAGCAGCAGCTTTTTCGGTTGGTTTAACAGAAGCGGTCATTTCCAGACTCAGAATCTTACCCTGTACCTGCTTAGCACCGAACTGACCACCAGCTACAGCAGCAGCGATTTCAGCATAGGTATACTGACCAGCATGAGCGTTCAGGAAATCAACCAGTTCAGCTTCCTGCTCAGGAGTCCACGGGGATTTCTGTACTTCGTTAGCTTTCTGTACTTCAAAACCTTCTTTACGCAGCTTAGAGCCAACAGAGCGAGCGGTAACGTCTTTGCCAGTTTCAGCAGCCAGTTCAGCAGCAATAGCAGCTACTTGTTCTTGAGAGATTACAGCAACACCCAGGGCAGTGGCTTTTGCTTTCAGAGACTCGGTTACACCTTCTACGTTCCAGTTCAGTTTAGACATTATTATTTTTCTCCAATAGTTCTTTAATCGACAGGATTTCTATCCCATTCGTTTCGGCTTTCTTATAAGATGAGGAAGAACGCTTCGATTCATCCTCACAGATTAGGTATTTGACGTCTTTGGTAACGGATTTCTTAACCGTATATCCTAGACCTTCTAAATAGTTTGTTGCATCCGTTCTATTTGCAAAATCTTGCAAAGATCCGGTAATACATACCGTTATTCCGTTTGGTTGGGCTACTAGACCATCAGTGATGATGACCTCAGCTTTAGCACCTTTAATACCCGTTGTGAATTTCCACGGTAATTCGATAACATCCTTGCCTTGTGGGGAATTTAGCCAGGCTTTATAATTTTCTCCAGCTTTGCCGTCAGCCTTCACATCATGGAAGCTAGTGCAATTTTGGGATAATTTCTTTGCTGCAACCTCTCCAATTAGAGGGATTCCTAAAGAACCGAGAACTGAACCAAAGTCAATGTCTCCGCGAACTTTAGTATTTAATTCGCTAATTAACTTAGCGGCAACCTTGCTACCCACGGCTCTAACCAAATCTTCTTCGGTTAGGTAAAATAGTTCTGAAATCTTCGTCAGCTCCAGCTTCTCAATAGTTTTTGGGCCAAAGCCCTTTAACTTCATTTTTGTACAGAAGTTCTCAATTAACTTACTTGATTGCGCTGGGCAGTTGGACTTATTCCGACAGAATAATTGTCCGTTGACAAGATCTAGCTTAGAACCACAAGAGGGACATTGTGTTGGAATTTCGATTTTCATCAAATTTCTTCCTTATCAATTTATATAAATATTATAGCAAGTATTTAAGCATTTAGCAACTACAATTTTAACTAACTTTGCTTACCCTCGCCATAACTTTCTATCCCTCAACTGAATGATAATAGTATATACCTAAGCGGCGAAAATGTCAATAACCACTTTATAATTCCGATATGGTAGATGGGTAGCAAAGGGTTATGTATTAATCGTATACTCGCTCTACTATGCACGGGATTACACCACCAGCACGAATCACTCGAATCTGGCAACCGATCTCTAGATCAAGAGAGTTAATATAATCAACGTTATTAAGAGTCGCCTTAACAATTGTAGCATCATCAATAATTACCGGTTCGAAATAACCAACTGGAGTTACTTTACCAGAAGCCCCTACCTGCCATTCAACTTTAGTAAGAGTTGTAATCTCGCCTTCTTCATCCTCTTTAATAGCGAATGCCCCGCGAGGGAATTTATTAGTCCAGCCTTCTCGGAAGAATTTGTTGTTGTCATTAATACGAACAACTTTACCATCAGTCGGAATCCATTTAAAGAAGGAACGCACATTAACAACTGTTAAGAAGTTCTCATTCTCCAGCCAAAGCATATCTTTTAAATACGCTTCTGTAATACCTACAGATTCAGCAGAACACTGGATACCATATGCAACGAAGATTAAACCACCTTCCCCGATACGTTGTACGAAATCATCGCTATCTTTGAGGTTAATAGCACCAGAGGCAAAGTTACGTTTATTTTCTACTTCTTTTGTAATTAGAACTTCACCAGTGATTTGAGTAGGTACTTTTTGGGAAATCTTTTTGGGGATGTTCAGCAATCTTACGTTGCTTGTGACATCATTTCCTAAAATACCGCTACCACGAGTTAGTGCTTGAACAAAATCGCCATTAATATATAGCAGAGAAATCGCACAACCATCTAACTTATCAGTTTCTACCTGACCTAATGGGTTAAACGGAGGTTTATCTCCACGATTATAATAAACTTTCTGTAAAGAATACATACGATACAGGTGTGGAATATCACCCTTAGGCCCGATCTCTTCTTCTAGTGGAAATCTTTTAATCAGACGATCATATTCTTCGTCAGAGATTAAAGACATGCCTTGATAATATGCTTCTTGACAACGCTTAATAAAGTCTTTTATATTATTCATCATCGGCGATTTCCATCTTGAGTTCTTTATTATATTGTGTAACCATATCCATCAAATCAGCAGATTCTTTCAGAAACGCATCTTTGTACACCTTTTGATTTACTGTGCCTATGTTATCCTGATAATTAATGCGTGCTGTGGAAAGTAGATTAAGTTTTGCTTGAATCTTGGGAAGTGTTACTGTCATTGCCATGATTAATCCTCTCATTAATTTATATAAATATTATATAACAAAACTGAGTTGAAAGCAAATACATTTATAAAGAAAAAGCCAAGAACTAGGCATTCTTGGCTTTGAGTTCTTCAGCTCGTTTCTGTACTTCATGTAAAACCTCAGATTCGCTAAGAATCTGTGTAAACGCATAGAAAAGCTGTGATGTTGTTTCTAGGGTGTAAGGAAAAGAGAAGCCAGATTTCGTTGGAAACCATTCATCATTAATATCAAGAAGCCAGTAACGAATACCCATGTATAGATTCCCACGAAATTCAGATACTGTTAATCTTACTTGTTCTCCCTCCTTCTCCCAAAGTATGATGGACTGGTCATCAACGTGTCCTTCATAGTTTTGATTTACCTGTTCGCTCATTTACGTATCCCAAATACACAAAAAGCCCCATATAGGGGCTAATTGTTTTCTTATCGGCCTACTGGAGAAGCACGATCTAACTCTGATTGAAGGCTAGTCACACGACGAACTTTCTCGACAGGAATAAAACGGAAGCTATCATTAGTACGAGAGAAGACAAGGATTTCATCATCTTTCGCTTTACGAATACGTTCACGTTTAATACGCTCAGCCAGATATTTATCCTGGGCTGGATCAAATTCCATTGTACCCTGAAGGTATGTGGTTCCTTTCTGACGAAGTTTCTCGTAATGAAGATAAAACTCACCAAATTTTTCACACTGTGCGATAATTTCAGCTTTGGTCATAACTGTAGTTCCTTTTGTTGGTGGATTTATCTAAATATTACTTAGTGATAGCTCGGATTGCTTCGGCCAGATGAGCAGCCGCTTTACCGGTCAGTTTGTCGATAATTGCATCATCCAGAAAATCTGGTGCTAAGCCAGCATCAGAGAACGCTGAACGAAGATCAGCATGAGCTTGGGCTTTGGAGGTACGAGAACCACCGGAAGCTTTTTCTCCAGTAGATGCACTAGATTTAGAAGTAGAACCAGCAGCTTTCTTGATATACAAACCTGCTTTAGTCAGCTTCATACGAAAACCGTTCGGAGTTACACCATTTTCCTGGGCAATTTCACTAACAATTTCCATGCTAACGCCCGGACGTTCATCCTCTGGGAATTGCTCCATACGAGCAACATATTCGGAAGACATTTTTTCAAACAGTTCATCAGTCCACTGAGTTGGAGTAGTCATATTTTATATTTCCTTAATTAAGAATTAAACAGAATAGTTCTTTCAAACTATGAGAATATTATATCAAGAATTGTAGGATTAAGCAACTGAAATTTTTAAGTAGTTACTCCACCAGGCCAACAGCGAGCATATCATCAATGCTGGCAATCTCCCAATCATCAGCAATAGCTTCGCATACCGTTAATGAAACAACCTCGCTGTATGGATAGTTACCGGCTACCCAGGTATGCTGAGTAGCTACATCCGAGTCAGCATCTAAAGTTAGTAACACTAAGCCGTTATTATCGTTATCCCAGCTTCTACGATATAGTGTTTTTACTTCCCCATCTTTAAGTAAATCAGTTAGTCTACTCACGGCGTTTTCCTTTTTCTTTATCAAGTTTCAAGGCGGCCTTAACAGCTTCGTTAATCAACGTAATGACTTCTTCCCGAGTCCATTTATACCCCAGAGATTTTACGTCTACTCCTAGCTTTTCCAAATGCTTTACAGAAGCCAACTCATAATTCATATAATGAACGTTCTGTTGTTTGCCTTCTGATAGAAGCCATACACGGTAACAACCAACAGGGTTATCCATTGCTTTTTTGATTTCACCGATACACTGGTACCCAGGAACCCAAACAAGCTCACCAACTGCAAATTCTTCTGCTACAGCATCATCAGGAATAATTGGAGGATTCAATGGATCTACAATATCGTTCAAACGAAGTAGAGCACCATATCGTTCCAGAACAGATTTAACCATTGCTACAGAGCGGTAATTACGATCGGCAATTTCTTCAAAAGAATCACCAGATAAATACTGCTCAATAACGTTAGCTAACTCAATGCCTTCAATGAGTGTGCCACGTTTCTTTTTCTTCATCTCGGCAACTTGAATTTGGCGATCTTGCCACTCTTCTATCATCCTTTCCATAGTTGGGTTGGATGATACGCCAAGCATTTCACATGCTGCTTTCTTAGTACCACCGTTCTCCAGATGCTCTATAACTTTTTTAAAGACTTCATCCGGGATTTCATGGATATGTTTCTTTCTGCGAGAACCAGCCATATTTAAACTCCTCTCTCTCAAATTTATGAATCTATTATACAGAAAAATTTTCCTGAAAGCAAATAAATTTTTACGATTCCTTGAGCAAAGAAGAAAGTTCAGCATATACTTTATCTAATTCAAACCCTATGCGAAGAGATACGTTAGTCCTCCGTTGTTTAAGTAACCACTCGGATATGTTAGGGATGCCAGCTAGTCTGTGCGGTACCACCCTACATAGCTTTTCCGAAGTATCGTAAACAGGAACTTTACGCTCTTTTACTGGGAACTTCCTTGTTTCCCATTTTTTATTCTTCACTGTCATTTCTAGCACCTAGCTCTGCCATTGCTTCATCATGCATATGTTTCTCCTCATCAGTCATAAACTTATACGGGATTGGCATACACTCGATTTTACAATAGGTTCTGTACCAGTCTACAATATTTTCAGTGTTCATATCCTTACCAATACCCATCATACCAAGATACATTCTCGCATATTTTGGGTTAGCACTCTGACCTGTTTTAAGGAAGAAATCTTTCTTCTTACCTTTCAGAGCTTCTATGAATGGTTTGATAGTGACATTTGAACACTTCTTAATATCTTCCCAAAACATCTCGTGCATTTTATGGAAGAATGCCGCTCGATCATTAGGTTTATCCTTGATATATTGTTCAACATGCTCAACTGTTACATCTTTAATAGACTCAAGATGATAATAGCGAACAAGAAGTAGTTTAGCTTCATACGCATCTGCATGGCGTGGAGCACAATAATCAGGAGTTGAATACAGTATAGCTTTGATTCGCTCTTCTGTGTACTCTTTACCAGCACCTTCAATAGTTCCCCAGCTTTCGCTGAAAATATCAATAGTTGCACCCTGATCAAGCAAGTAATAACGTAAAGTACTAGTATAGTTCCTAGATTCCAGCTCTCTGCGACGTGCATATAATTGCTGTGCTAACTCCAGCCAACCTTCATCAATATTATATTGTTCAGAACCTGCGGAGAATCCACTAGTGGATTTATCAATAAAATAATAGATATTCTGAGCACCACGGTCGCGCCTGATTGCTTGGAAACGCATGTTTGGCGCTTGGTTTGAGGTTCTAGTAATAACGAATACGTTATCAAAATAGTTGAAGTCAACACCACTCGTTACGGATGGACTACATAATAAGCAATCAATTTGTTGGTCAATTAACTCATTAGTTGTGTAATCCAGGATACGTCTAATATCCACATCAGACGTAGAATTTGAATGGATTTCCTTAACTAACGCACCCGTATTACGACGCAACGCCATGCCCTTCTCATTCAGTTCATCTGGCCCACAGTCAGATACTAGGATAGATTTCTCACCCATCTCCAGGGAAGTCTGAAGTGCAACCCAAATACTGGATTCATCAGGAAACTCATAAGCATGAGCTTTTGATAGCATTTTACGGTGATGATTATAAAATGCAACCGGTTTATCAAACTCAATCAAAGAACCATATGCTTCAATTGTTTCTGCACTAATATCCCCATCAGATAATATAATGATTTTTGCAGTTGCAAGAATATCCCGAAGAACCTGAATACACTCTCGACGTTGCTTAACAACCGGGGCGAATAATAGGTCATTCATTACTGCATCACATTCATCGATAAAGATTGCGTCAATTTGACCAATAAAACTCTTGAATTTATGCAAAGAGTGAATAGTTGTGGACATACGGTCAATAGCACCACGCTTAAAATTAAGCATATCTACAGACTTATCATACTGTCCTGCACTAAATTTCTTAGCATTTGAAGATACCAGTGCTCTAGTATTGGTAATTGCTAAGAAATTACCTTTAATAACCCCTGAATCTAACCAACGCACAACTGCCGTGGTTTTACCTGTACCTAGACTTGCTTTTACAAAAGTCATATAACCTTCTGGTGGTACAGTGTTTAATTTCAAGAAGTTATCAGTTTCTAGAGAATTAGTTTCTAGCTTTTTAAGTGGAATACCTTTTAAAACATCAGGTATATCGCGTTTAGAATTATTAACAAACGCTTTCAGAGCCTGTTTACGACCGTTATTAAAGTAGTCTTGAATATTACGACTATTATCTTTAGTTGCAATATATTCTGATAAGGCTGGGCGGATTTCTTTTTCTAGCCATGCAAAATCAACACCATCCTCTAAAGCTCTGTGATAGAGTTTAGGAATAATACGTAGATACACTCCATCCTCGGCTTCTTCTAACTCGCTGATGGTTTCTTCTACTTTATCAGAGGCAGCCTTTTTACCTTTAATTTGATCGAGTAAGGAGTAGAACTCCTCTTTAAACTCTCCTCTAGTTGTTTCATAGTCAACCAGATTATTGGGTAAATTTACTTTAGAACCCTTAACAAATACCAGACGTGAAGCACCCTCCGCTTTAAACGGATCTACTATACCATCGATAAATAACGGATCTGCAAAATAATGAAGCTGTACGGAAGAGTAATAAGCTAGGTCGGCAATATCAAAGCCATACTTTTGTCTACTACTTTCGTTGATAGATGTAAATAAGAATTTGATTTGACCCTGAGTTACTTTAACATTAGATTCTAGTATTAAGTGCATTCGGATACCTGGTTTTAGCCCAGCCGAAGATGATGCATGAGCGATAAACCCTGCATCAAGAGGGAACATATCCTCACTAATACTATTTAACATTCTAATAATATGTCGAGCCATGCCAACAAGATCAAACTTGTTACAACCACCTGTATCTACAATACCATCCACATCCATTGCGATTATATGACTTGGGTTAGATACATTAAAGTTGCCCTTCTTACGCCGCACATTATTTTTAGGTGCAAGACATCGACCTCGTACCGCAACGATATGAGGGTCAGACGTTAAACGTCTCATAATGGGAAGCATTTCTACTAGGGTTTGAGGATCAACTTCGTCAATTACATCAAACTTGAAGGGCATTGAAGCTGGTTTACCTTCAGGATGCTTTGAGGAAAATCTTTTAGCAAAAAGATAATCTTCTGCTTTAACTTCTCGCCAATTGCCTGTGGCTAAATCGCGATGAAATCCTGCATGACCTTGTAGGATTGAAAACACAACAATACTCCTGTGTTGGAAATGAAATAAGTTTTCTTTAGGACTATTCAGAAAGAATAGAACAACTGTTACTGTCAATTTCTCAACAAATTAATCGCAAATACTGAAGTGGGGTGGCAACTTCCACTTTCACGCTGCGCTGCTGCTTTGCTATACCGCACAAATCCTTGAGGATGGCCGCTAAGCCAGATTTGCTCACCTAATGCTTCATATACTAGCTCATACTAGATGCAATATAACTTACAGAATCACGTCTCGGAGTTTTTCACTCCTCCCGTCTCACTTCACAACCACCTCTATCTAGGTTGCTTCGAGGCCTTACCAGGGTTCCTACGGGACGCAGATCGCTAAGTATTCTATTAACTATTTGTTTAAAAACTAACACGTAACAGTTAAAACAACCCTTAATGGGGCAGCCTAACTGTTCCGTATCGCGGATTGTAAACAAGAAAAATTAGCAAAATCAATTTTTACTAATGTCTCTCAATTCAATATAAATATTATATCAAGATTTTGGGCATCCTGCAAGTAGATTTTTCCAGGAGCTGCTACCAGTGTCTTTGAACATAGAGAAAACCGAGTCAAAATGGCTCGGTAATCAGAGTTCAGCTAATAAAACTCATTCATCGTTCAGGCCTGGAACATAAATCCCAGCACGATTTAATTGTTCTTTAGCTTCTTTGAGAATATCTGGAGTGTACTCCCAAATATCATCTTCCACCTGTAAAAGATGGGGCGAACAACCGTCATCAGGCACACGACATATAGCCAAACCACGTGTATGGAACAAAGAGAAATTTAGGGCAACAATTAAACCCATAGCAGACAACTCATTCCAATCCAATTCCCATTCCCTAGCGTAGCCTGATAGGAAAACACCAATACAGGGATCGTCTATTTGCTGCTCCGGAAAAGTGAAGGAGGCTTGTCTTACCCCCAACCAACGTTGTAGCAGCTTCTCTGCACGCTTCACCAAACTAGGGTCGATCTGACGCCAATATACTTGTTCCATTGTGCCCCCTTAGGCGGTTAAACCCGGAATTTGATAACCAAAACGACGAAGTTTTTGGATACCATCATTTACTTCTTCTGGTGAGTAAGACCAACCATACCGTTCATTAACTTGAAAACCAGGAGATTCATTGGTTTTATAGTTAACAACAATACGGTGTTTATTGGGCATAAACAGCTTATAGTTTAACGCAAAAACCAAGCCCATTTCATCCAACTCTTTCCAGCCGACAATCTCTTCAAGACCATCCTCCACCTGCACAATTAAACCAATACAGGGAGCCTCTTCAATCTCACCTTTAAAAGCAAAGGAGATTTCATTATTCTCACACCATATTTTCAAAGCATTAATAGCCTCATTGTACAGGTTGGCTGGAAGAGTACGCCAAAAATTAACCAATATCGGGTTAGCCTCTTTAGAGAATACATTATTGAACATATTTACACCTTAAATTGTTGCAGGGCTTTACACATTTCAAGATCTGGACTAAATTCTAACATATAGCTAACAGCTCTTAAATCTTGAAGATTTATTCCAGTTCTACCATTGACTATAACCGTTGGATACTGATACATCATAGCACCAGCATCATCCAGCACACACCAATGTTTGAGCTTATGCTTTTCAACGAAGCGAAGAACAGAATTACCCCTAGATAATCCACCACCAGTAAAATCCGTTGTACCAAGAAAACGATCGATAAGATCTAATCCGGTCATAATCTGAACGTTCTCCATCTCATTCCTGACAGAGAACCATGAAGATACCCCAACAATCATTATTGGAGAAGGACGAATAAAATCCTGAAAAGCCTTGAGAAGCGGTTTAAAAACCCAGTCACTTCCAAAGAAAATCTTTTCATCATCAGGTGCATGGTGATGGGAGATGCTCGAGTTGAGCACCCCATCAATATCTAGAAAAATAATTGGAGTATTACTTATTTCCATTTTTGTCCCTTTCTAAGAACGTATCATACTCAACCGTATCAACATATATGACACCATAATCATCGGATTTATAGTCCATTTCCCATAGCTCACAGCGATAGCACCAACTACCGTCCGCCCATACAAATATATCATCGGGATGTGTATAAACAGATTTAACTATGGACATATCTGTTTCCCCTTCTCTCCGGCACATAAGGTCTACCCTCTAAATGGGCTTCCACACGAGCAATAAAATCAGGGTCACTAAAAGCATCTACCGCACCATTACTCCAGTAAGGAATACCACGATCTTCCAGTTGGTACATCTCACTACGAGTCATACCTTGATAGCCTGGCTCTGCTGCTATGGCACTATCATAGTAGTTAACTACCATTAGTTTGGCAGCAGTCAAATTAAGAACAGGAAATAATTCCCAGTAGAAGTTAATTACTTGATTAGAGCAACCAACCACAATGATCATATCTTGACTGGTAATACCATCAAAAACATTATACATTTCTGCGTATGCAGGAGCATGTTCTCCAAAGAAGATTACATTAGGTTTAACCCATTTATAATCATCTGGATCAATAGAATTATACCCTACATCAATAATCCGTTTATTGCTACTATTGTAGCTATCAGCTACAACAACCTCTTTTAAATATCCGTGAATGTGCAGAATGTCACTATGTGGAACGCCAGCACGCTCAATAAGGTCATCAACGTTGGTAGTCAAGTTTACTACTTGACCTGGATATTGTTTATACCATTCACCAATACGCAAATGTGCAAGATTGGGTTCAACAGTTTTTAGCTCTTCACGACGTTTGTTGTAAAACATATGGGTTTTATGATAAAAATTACCACGAAAGGCATGAATATTACATACTTCTTCTAGATCATAATCATCCCACAATGCTTTACCACTAGCAGTATCAGTACGAAAAGCTCGTACACCACTTTCAACACTCAAACCTGCACCGCTAATAATAATTAATCTACGCACTATACGATTCCTTGCTTAAATCCTTCGATAATATTTCGGAGTAAAATTGCTTCCTCAGGGCGTACCTTTTCTTGCTTAATAAGCGTATCCAATCTAGCAATACAAGTAGCTACACCAGCATTATAACCAAAGTTCCATTGCTCAATAAGCATGTTTTCTGGATTACTTTTTAGATTCTGATTCAAGAAGTCCATAAAGTTTCTCCTCCAGTTCCATAACACGATTTTCATAAGAGGCACGCAACTTTTCAATTGCCAGAGCACGCACCGTAACCTCATTAGAAGTAATAGCTAATTGGGCCAGATCTTCTGTTTCCATACGTCCGTTGTAAATTAAGCGATATTTAAGATGTTTTACGTTTTTCATTCTTGTTCCTTAGTTCTGTACTGTAAATTCATTCTTATCACAGTGAGCATAATAATACCCATACATACAATAAATTTTCACAGCCTTAGTAGACCCCTTTGATTCTTCATAATCAATCCAGAGCCACTTGTCTTTACCTACATAATGTACCCGAAACTTCTTAACTTTCTTATCATTCTTATCATTCCATGTTGCAACAACACGACGATAATCAAATCCACCCAACCAATCTAGAGCCTTACGTTCTTCACTAGGCTCCCCAAGATGGGAGACATCTACTTTAGGAAGCAACTCGCTCATAGCTTTCTCCTCTCAAATTTATAAATCTATTATATATAAATTTTTGGCTGAAAGCAAATAAAATAAAAGCCAGGTCGACTAGCAACCCGGCTGATTAGCTTATTTAGCTCGAATATCCTGATGTTTCACTCTGCCCATCACCTCGTGCTGTTTGCCGGGGTTAAATGGACGAGCACCCGGATTTCCAAGATACCCACAAACTCGACGAGTTACTTCAAGAGTTTCGGGGTCATGATTACCACAGATAGGGCACTTAAATCCATCTTCAGATGCTATTGTTTCACCTAAGAATCCACATTTACTACAAGAATCCACTGGAGTATTAATACCGAAGTAATGAACTTTACTAGCAGCATAATTAATAACCCATTCCAGTGCATCTGGGAATCGTTTCATATCTGGTAGTTCTACATAGGAAATGCACCCACCAGAAGCAATCGGAGTAAAATTAGATTCATAATCAAATTTCACATTGGGAGCAACTTTGCGTTCTACATCAAGGTGGTGCGAGTTAGTGTAGTATCCTTTAGACAGAATATCTTCATGCTCCGGGAAATATTCACGGTCTAGACGACAAAACCGATCGCATAGGGACTCTGACGGTGTAGCATACAGGCTATAACCTAACTTAGTCTCTTCCTTCTTCTGATCGACTCTATCTCGCATGTACTGCAATACACGCTGAACAAACTTGATGCAAGTCTCGGACATTGTGTCTACATCTTTGCCAAACATGAACTGTAGCATTTCATGGCAACCAATATACCCCAGAGATACAGAAGCACGGTTATAGAAATGATCGAATACATATTCATCAGGCCCTAAGCGTAACCCAAAGGCTCCTGACATATAGAGGATGGGCGCGGCTTTAGCTTGAATGTATTTTAAGCGATCAACTCTCCACTCCAACGCTTTTAACGCTGTATCAACACGTAGCTCAAGCAAATCAAAGAATAGATCAATATTCCCTTCAGCTTCGATAGCAATTCTAGGCAAGTTTACAGAAACAACACCTAAGTTATTACGACCGGCAGTTTCACCATCTTCTGCAGCAGCTAGGAATGAACGGCAGCCCATAGAAACTTTATAGTCACCAGTAACTTCCACAACCTTATCATAGCTGATATAGTCTGGATACATACGTTCAGCAGTACATTTCATAGCTAACTTCTTGATGTCATAATTAACATCCCCTGGCTTCATATTTACGCCATCACGCAGAACAAACACCAGTTTCGGAAAGATAGCTGTACGTTTATTGATACCTAAGCCATCCATACGTACTTTCAGTATTGCTTTCTGTACTAGACGTGCTTCCCAAGAAGTTCCTAGACCAAAACCAAAGGTAATAAATGGACTCTGACCATTAGAGTTGAACATCGTATTGATTTCATACTCTAGACCCTGACAAGCATCATAGACTTCTTTTTCAGTCATCTCCGTAGCCATTACTGATGCTTTGGCTTCATCCTTAGTCCAACGTTTTGCAAACGCATGATTCTTATCATAAGACTTACGAACATAAGGAGCCAATACTTCATCTAATCGGTCTACAGAAGTACCCCCATACTGATGGGAGCTAACCTGTGTGATAATCTGAGCTGTAATAGCAGCCGCAGTAGTGATAGAGTTTGGAGTGCTAATTTCAGCATTACCAACTTTCATACCATTTTTCAACATATCTTCCAGGGCTACTAGGCAACAGTTAGTCATGCCTAAAGCAGCGTAATCAGCATCATGGAAATGAATATCTCCAATCATATGAGCATTTCGAATCTGAACTGGCATTTCTTCTAGAATCAGATATTTACTCAATTCCCCTGCGAGCATATCCCTTTGTGTAGGGAAACGCTCAGAGGGTTTATTCGCATTATTAAAGAGAAGCTCTTCATCAGCAGAACCCTCAATAATTTCTTTGCAGTTTCTAATCAAGGACTGCATTTCCTTGTATTTTAGTTCATCATTGCGATTCATTATACCCTCCTTTTCTAACTAAGACTACTATTATAGCTTATTCAAGGGCAAATGTCAATATAATTTTTCTCTTAGATATTGTATTTTGATCTGTGCTAAAAAGTTAGCAAATTGTTAAAAAATTTATTTGCTATTTTGTACTTAAAATAGTATAATCACGCGCCTATGTACGCGGTATAAAATGATTATCTAATACCATACATTTCCAGTTAAAAGCAAGCAAATTTTTTATTTAAATGCAATATCATAGGCTTATTTAAAATTGTAGTTGCTTTTTACTGCATATACTGGTATAATATATTTGTAAGTTGATAAACAAGATCTTTTTGTTGATCCTCTGTTAGCGAAGTACACTATAGGAGTGTTATTTATGGGAAAAGCACGTCAAAAAAGAGAGAACCGCAATGGTTCAAGAAAGCGTGGCAACAAATATGAGAATAACGTAATTCAGGCTGATTTTTCTAATGATTACGCTAACCCAGTTGCTAAATCCCTAGTAGGTAAAAACCGAGAGCAAAAATCATATATCAATATGATCAAGAACAACACAGTGACTGTGGGTATCGGTGAGCCAGGTACAGGTAAAACCTTTATCCCGTCTGTTCTTGCAGCTCAGGAACTCGTAGACATTCACTCAGATATTGAGCAAGTGATCCTCGTACGTCCTAATGAACCTCTAGGTAAGTCTCTTGGTATGCTTCCTGGTGATCTAGCAGAAAAGCTAGAGCCTTGGTTGGAGCCAATAGCTGATGGTATGAAATGGGCCATCGGTGATCATGCCTATAAGGGATATGTCGAACGTCAGAAAATTAAATTTTTGGCTATAGAACATGCTCGTGGCAGAACTTTCAACAACTCCTATGTAATTGTCGATGAAGCTCAGAATATTTCCGTTGAGGCAATGGTTTGTCTCCTAACTCGTGTAGGACAAGACTGCCGTTTAATTATCTGCGGAGATATAGCTCAGAAAGATATTAAAGGTGACTCAGGTCTAGCTCTTCTTATGGAAGTTTATGAGAAATATGAAAATGCTCCATTCTCAATGATCGAATTGATTGATAACGTTCGTTCTGCTGAGTCTAAAGCATTCTACGATATTTTTAAAGACATGGGGAAGGTGTAATATGGGAAACGTCGTACATCTACACCGTAAAACAAAAATACATCGTACTTCACTGAGTGCTGCTAATATGATTACACGTAAGGAAGGGGAAGATAGTCCTAAGACTACCCTAGCGTGGAAAATTGTAACCTCAAATCCAAATCGGCCCTTCAATTATAATGAACTAAGTACCTCAATAGATATTCTGCTGAGAACTTAAGTGGCCAAAAACTAGACTGACAACACAGAAGGCCTGGGTATGAAAATACTCGGGCCTTTTCTATCAGAAAATTTTATTTGCCAAATGACTGAGAATAAAGTAAACTATTTCCTAAATCCTGATAACTATAAAAAGGAAAACCAAATGAGCCATCGCATCGAAAAAGTAATTAAACGTGACGGTACTGTAGAAGACTTTGCTCCTGAAAAACTCAATGGTTGGGCAGAGTATGGTTGCAAAACAGTTGATGTAAGTTGGTCAGCCATTACTATGGCTGCTCAAAAAACTCTACCTAAGGGGATTGTAGATTCCGACACTCTGATGGATGCTTTAATTAAGGCTGCTGAAAGTCTTATCAAAGATAATCCAGCATACGACGTGCCAGCAAAGGAATTACGTCTTGCGCAAATGCGTAAACGCCTTTATGATTCCTTCGAACCACCTTCTCTGCGCTTTTTCCACGATCATATGGTTAGTGTAGGTGCATGGGAAGACATGAGTGCATGGATTACCGATGAGCAATTTGAAGCTCTGAATCAGGTTATCGACCATGATCGCGACCGTCTTTTCACTAGCGGAGGATTGAAACAATTCTTTGATAAGTATTCTCGTCGTAATATCGCAACTGGCGAAATTTACGAAACCCCGCAATTTGCCTATATGGGCATGGCAATGGCGATGTTATCTCAACCCAACTGGACAATTCTAGATGCAATCGATCTCTACAATGCAATGTCGCTCCACAAAATCAACGTTCCTACGCCGCCACTGGTTGGTTTGCGTTCTAGTGACCGTGGATTTGCTAGTTGCTGCCTCGTGGATTCCACTGACACGTTGGATTCAATCGACACAGCCGAGCACATCGTCTTCAAAATGGTCGCAGCCAGAGCTGGAATCGGGTATCATCTTGAAAGCCGATCAATTGCTGATCCGGTGCGAAATGGGGCATTCCCGCATTCCGGAAAACTGCCATATTATCGACACATTGACCGCTCAGTAAAGGCCAATACTCAGCAAACTCGTGGTGGTTCTGCTACAGTGTCTTATCCATACTTTGACCCTGAAATCATTCAATTGATGCAGGTTAAGCAACAACGTGCTACAGATGAGAATAAAATCGATAAGATGGATTATTCTCTGAGCTTCAACAATCTTTTGTTAAAACGTTATCTGAAAAATGAAGATATTACGCTAATGTCATACTTCTATGCTCCAGAAGTTCATGAAGCGTTTTATAGTGATGACGAGGCTAAATTTGAAGAAATCTATGTGGCAGCGGAGAAACGTGTGGCATCTCTTACAAAGATCGACCACGAAGGAAAAACAGTTCCAGCAGCTCCTAAAGTCTCAGCAAAAGAAATCCTAGATACTTGGCTACGTATCCGAATGGAAACAGGACGTATGTATGCACACCACATCGGGGAATCTAATCGTCACGGTAACTTCCTTGATCCAATCCGTATGACAAACCTTTGTGTTGAAATTACTCAGCCTACACGCCCGTTCCATCATATCACGGAACTGTATAAAACAAAAGAACAACTTGATCAAATGAAGCCGGAGGATATTGGGGAAGTATCTCTGTGTAACTTAGGTGGTGTTGTACTAGGACGCATGGAATCTCTGGCTGAGTGGGAAAAGACTTGCTATATTCTTCTGAAATTCGTTGATACCATCATTGAAATTCAGGATTATCCGTTCCCAACTATGGAATATACGGCTAAGAAACGTCGTAATGTTGGTATTGGTCTGATGAACGCAGCAGGTGCAATGGCGGCGGAAGGTTTGGCCTACGAAGGTGTTGAAGCACGTAACTGGATTCATCGTGAGGCTGAAAAACTGTCTTACTTCCTGCATAAAGCCTCTGTACGTCTAGCCAAAGAGCAAGGTGCATGTGAATGGTTCGATCGTACTAAACCATCTAAAGGAACTCTGGTAATCGACACGTACAAGAAAACTGTTGATGAACTGGTATCCGTAGGTCTAGAAATGGACTGGGAATCTCTGCGTGCAGATATTCTGAAATACGGTATGCGTAACTCTGTTCTGACTGCGCAGATGCCGGGAGAAAGCTCTTCTGTACTATTGGGTGTTACCAACTCAATTGAGCCACCTCGTAAGATTGTATCTATCAAAGGTAGTGCAGTGAATAAAGTAATTGCAATTGCTCCAGGTGCAACCGATTGGGATACTCTCATGAGCTATAAACTGGCCTATGATATTGATCGCACTGAGTGGATCAAGTGGAACGCCGTTTACCAAAAATTCTTGAATCAGTCATCAAGTTTCCAGATGTATTATGATTACTCTAAATTCGAGAATGAAATCATCCCTGGCCCAGTAGTAGTTCGTGATTTCATGACTGCTGTTAAGTACGGTATAAAAACTTGGTACTACGCAAACTTCAACACTGCAAATGGTGGTGGGGCTGGAGAAGAAGCAGCGGGTTGTGCTTCTGGTGGTTGCCAGTTATAATAAAAACAAGGAGATCTTCGGGTCTCCTTTTTCTTTGAAATTTTACTTGCTAATCGCTACCTGATTTGCTATAATATTCCTGAAATAGTGAGAAAGAGGAAAATCAATGACTACTTTACTAAACCTGAACTGGGATCATACTAACGCTGATCTTTTCCTGGGAGACTCTCTTGGTATCGCAGACTATGTGCGTGTAGCCCATCCAGAATTAGAGCGTCTGGCACTTCTGCAACGCTCTCAATTTTGGACTGAAACTGAAATCAGTCTGGAAGCAGATAAGAAACAATGGCCCAACCTCCCACGTGAAATTCAGGAAATTACACTCCTGAACTTAGCATGGCAGACCCAAACTGATTCCTTTATCAGTCGAGCGCCTGAAGCAGCTATTATGCCACTTGTAAGCCGCCCTGAACTGGAAGGAATGCTAAAACAGTGGAGCTACTTCGAAGACCTGCATAGCCGTGCGTATAGCAACATTATCCGTAATGTGCTGACTGATCCGGCAGAATTTATTGATTCTGTAACTAAAAACCAAGAAGCATTTGCACGTATCGCAGATTCTGTTGAACTGTTTGATGAACTGTACCAGTTAGGTCAGTATTTCATTGCAGTACGTGATCATCGTGGTGACAATACATATCCAGAAACTGAGTTCCCTGAAGTTAAGCGTGAAACTCAGGCTAAACTGTTAGATGCTTATTTTGCAATCTACGGTCTGGAAGCAATGCAGTTCTACGCATCCTTTGCATGTACCTTTGCGTTAGCAGAGAACGATATTCTGCAAGGTATTGCTAAAAATCTGCAATTGATTGCTAAAGATGAAGCCCTACATACTCAGATGTCTAAAACAATCATCCAGATTATGTTCCAGCAGTTTGACAAAGATCTGGTAGATGAAGCAGTGGCTAAAGCACCAGCACAGCTCCTGAAAACTCTGAAAACTGAAATTGAATGGGGTCATTTCATCTTCAAAGGTCGTAGTCTGATTGGTTTGAATGCAGAACTTCTAGAAGAATACTTGTACTTTGTGGGACGTAACGCATTTATACACATTGGTGTAGAATGGCCTAGTCACTTACCAGTAATCACCAAAAACCCTATTCCGTGGATCATGAACTGGTTGGATACTACTTCTCTACAGCCTGCTCCACAAGAAATCCAGATTGGTGCAGCTTACCGTGTAGGTCAGGTAACTGAGACCTCTACTGATACTCTGAAAGATCTGGGCAATGAATTTGGAGATTTCCTATGATTACAGCAATGTATGCAGTTGGGCCGAATGGGGAGTTCGGCCTCCGAGGTAAGCTTCCCTGGGGTTCTTTTAAAGAAGAACTAGATGCTTTTTATTCACAATTAGATGTACTAAATCCTGATAATATTATTATTGGGGCAGGTACTTATTTAGCTCTTCCATACGCCGTTAGGGAACGTATGATTGGAGCTTCTGACCTATTTATTCGTGCTGATCGTCCACTGCCAGATGATATTACACACGATATTTACACTCCCATATCAATGATAGGTGATACATTACCTACTTTTCTAAAAGATCAGCAAACAGTAGTTCTAGGTGGAGCTAATCTTCTTCTAGAAATGTACCAACATGGGCATATTGAAAGTGCTTTTGTATCTACAATCTTTAGCGAGCAGAAGCTAGAGGCAGATATACACCTAGATAGTATGATACTGGATTATAACTATGAATCCACTCGATTAGTCTATGCAGTTGGCGCAAACAGTGATAACAGCCTGCGATTTGTACAGGAATTGGTTACTTATTAATGCAACAATATTTAAAAATTCTAACAGATGTAATTCTACTAGGTGAACCACGTAACGATCGTACAGGAACAGGCACAGTTTCAATTTTTGATTCCTATGCTAAGTTCGATCTACGTGAGGGATTCCCAGCTGTAACCACTAAACGTCTAGCTTGGAAGTCGGTAGTTGGAGAACTCTTATGGTTTTTATCTGGATCTACAAATCTCCATGATCTGCGAGTATTCACATTTGGGCGTGACGAAGGACAGTGGACCATCTGGACTCCAAATTATGAAGACCAAGCCATAAGTATGGGATATGACAATGGTAATCTAGGGCCAGTATATGGTAAACAATGGCGCAACTTTGGTGGACGAGATCAGATCCTAGAACTCATTGAGGGTCTCAAGAATAATCCACATGGTCGTAGACACCTAGTATCTGCATGGAATGTAGCTGAACTTGATAAAATGGCATTACCACCCTGTCACTATGGCTTCCAGTGCTATGTAAGTAACGATGGATACCTAGATCTTAAATGGACACAACGCTCGGTGGATTGTTTCCTCGGTTTACCTTTCAATATTGCTAGCTATGCTTTATTAACGCATATATTAGCAAAACTGACAGGATTAAAACCTCGTTATCTTATCTTTAGTGGTGGTGATACTCATATCTATAATGACCACATGGAACAGGTAGAAGAACAGGTAAAACGTAAACCTCGTGCTTTACCTACTCTAGTAATGCCAGAGTTTGTAGATCTTTACGATTTATTAGAAAATAATACGGCAGCTTGGTCTTTCCAGCTTGAAGGATATGATCCGCATCCGGCTCTTAAAGCTAAAATGTCCTCTTAACTTAAATAGCCCTTCGGGGCTATTATATTTAAATTTCATTTGCTTATTTAGTGAAATTTAAATATAATATATTTTATAAATTGGAGGTATACAATGATTTCAGCCAAAGAAGCCCAAGAACTTGCAGGATTAACAGAAGTACCCGCATTTCTAAAGTTTATAGAAGAAAAGATTGTAGAAGCTGCTAAGTCTGGAAATACAGAAGTAATTATTCGAGATAATCCTTACGCTAGGTGGCTATATAATCCTAGAGAAATGCCAGGAGCAGCTAAATCGGTACTAAAAACCTTATCGGATAAGGGGTATCATCTCTCACAATACTACCGAGAAGCCACCTTTGTAGACATGGGTCTTAAAATTAGTTGGGAGGTATAATGTCGGTTTTCCACATTTACACAGATGGTGCTTGTAAGTCTAATCCAGGTCCAGGTGCTTGGGGTTTTATTGTCTATGATGATAACGACGATCGTTTAGGTTCTAAATCTGGTTATAATCCTAAAACTACAAATAATGAGATGGAACTCACAGCTATCGTAGAAGCCCTACGTTGGTCTGTTAAAAAAGATAATAGACCAATTGCTATCTATACTGACTCTGCTTATTGCAAAAATGGTATGGAAAGTTGGATGTTTTCTTGGCAAAGGAAAGGCTGGAAGAAAGCAGATGGTGAAGTCCCTCTTAATCTAGAACTTTGGCAGGAAGCATTTAAATTAACACAGCAGTATATCAACTTTCACAATACTAATCCTACCTTTATTAAGGTTAAAGGACATTCTGGTATTAGTGGTAATGAAGCTGTAGATGCATTGTGTAACACAGTTATTACTGAAGCTGAAATGGCTGAGATGTAATAAATAAATTAAAAATCTTCTTGCTTAAAGCCCTCTAATTTAGTATAATATTCGTATTGAAAGTGAGGAGGGCTTTATGCGAATTTATAACTCAAATTCATTAGGATTTAAACCGTTGAGAAAACGTGCACAATCACCTCGTCAAATAAGAAAGGCTAATATTGGTGAGCCAGAAACACGTCTTCCACCTCCTCCAGAACAACGTTTAGTTTATCTGGATGAAGAATTAGCTGAACGCGAAAGAAAAGCCCAAGAAGAGATTGAGCGTAAGAAAATGTGTACTGCTCCAGCGTATAATAAAGGAGCGTATCAATATGTTTCCGATGCAGAACAAGCCAAGATGGTTGGTAGATAATTTTTAAAAAATTCATTTGCTAAACGCTTCAAATTACCGTATAATATACTTCATAAATTGATAAACAAAAAGGAAAACAAATAATGGCTAAGCAGAAAAACGCAAAAACTCAAGCAGCTACTACAGTTAAAACTTTCCCTCAGACTGAGGCTAACCGTAAAGCTCGTCTGGAACGCCACCTGCGTAAGCATCCTACCGATACTCAGGCTGCGCAAGCACTAAATAATCCGGCTCCGATTCGTCAAAAGCCGAAGGCTAAGAACGCTACTCGTTCTGTAGCCCACCTTGTGACCTATGTACAGGGTTACGGTCACAAATCTGTTCCAGTAGTACTGAGTTTCAATGCTGGAGCAGAATTGTTCCCTCGTAATGGCATGGCCATGAAAGATTACGAGAAAGCAGTTAACCAGAAGCGTAAACCAACAGCAGATGTATTGCGTGATACTCGTGGACAGTTTGGTTCTGTTAAGCCAAATATCTTTGGCGTAGAGTATAGTAAAGATAATGTTCGTGCTCTGTGTTACGGTGTAGGCATTAAGTTCACTGGTGATTCTGCTCGTAAATCTGCTAAACCAGCTCGCAAGCGTAAAGCGAAGTAATAGATAAATAGGGGCTTCTGCCCCTACAATCTACTAATTCTCTAACTAATCAAGGATATTTTTATGTTCTCTAAGAAACCACGTTCTGTTACTGAAATCGTTGCTTCCTTTACCACTATCACTGATGAGCTTCAAGCTCGTATTGAGGCTGATCAAAAAATTGCTGCGGATATTCAGAAACAGCAGGAAGAACTCGCTTTAAAGTTGGCTGAAACCAACAAGAGTGAAAAATCTGCCCAAACTATTATGGAAAATATCCTTAAACTGCTGGGCAAGTGATTTAAATCAGGGGGCGAAAGCCCCTCTTATTTGGAGAAACTATGCGTAATTTTGTAGCAAAGAATGATTTTAACCGTGCTAGCACCCATAAGTCAGCTAGGGATTATACACGACTTTCTAGTCATGAGGTAATGGATACCTGTTATGAAGAGCTGGAAGGTAGCTGGAATGAATGGCCCGACCTCTCTATGGAGGAGAACTGGGATGTCAGTGAGGATATGCTTCCTGGTTTTAAAGACCCCAAGAAGTGGGAGTCTATTAAAGAGACAGCTCTTTAATAGTTTTCTACACAATAAAGGATAAGTTATGAAAGTAAAACCATTTGGTATGCTAGATATTGAATCTCTAGGAACTCCAGGAGATTGTGGTACTACTCATATCGTAATGCCTTCTTTCGCTTTTGTGGCTATGCATGGGGTTGATAAAGACCCTGATCTAGTATTTGTTACTTTGGATGTGCAGGATCAGCTTAATTCTGGTGCCAAAGTTACAGCATCTACTCTAGCATTCTGGATGGATCAAGCTAAAAATAGCCCGTCTGCTATCCACATTATGGAAGCTATGAAGGAACGTAATCCAAAACTGATTGCCTTCCAAAATGGTAAACATCATTGCACTAATAAATTAGGCTCAAACTATGCTGCCTTCTCTATGGCTCAAAATATTATGGAGTTGGCTCTAGGCGAAAATGCTTTGTATTATGGCAATGGCCCAGAGTTTGATATGACTATCTACTCTGCAAACACGTTCCATGCTGGAACCAATGAAGAGGTAGTTCCGTGGAAATTCTGGAATTTGGGTAATGTTCGATCTCTTCGTAATCTCTGGATGCAAGCTGGATACAGTTATAAGGCTCTAGAGACCGAAGGTATTAGCTGGGCAATAGCTAAAATGGAGAAGATGGACACTATTCGTTATGGGATCTATCCGGTTAAGCATGATCCTGCATTTGATGCCTTAGTTGAAAGCTATTGTGTTGCAGCTATGATCGAAAAAATGAAAATTTGATTTGCTTCCGTCCCCAAAATTCTGTATAATATATTCATAAATTTGATAAAACAATAAAAGGAAAACAAATATGCCAGTATCTAAAAATGTTCGTAAAAATGGTAAGAAAGCTACTCGTAATCTTGGTATCCGTCGTATGGCTGAACGTCAATCAGGTATCCAGAAAATCTTTGATCTGTTAAATCGTGCTAATCCTAAAATTGATAACAGTAATGATACTGTTCTGCGCACTCTGCTGGCAATTGGTCTGTAATAGATCAAATTTAAACAAATTCAAATCTCAAACTTCATATAAGGAAGCAAATAATGACTACTCGTATTTCTAAAACTCGCGCTCTGGCAACTATCAAATCTCTGGAAGCTAAAATCCGTAAAGCTACTGAACAACAGCTTCTGATCGCTGTTGGTGAAGGTAAGGATAAAAATAAGGTTGTAGTTGGCGCTGCAATCGAAGTAGACGATCTATCTGCTCGTATTAAGGCAGATTTCCAATCTCTCCTAGATATGATGTCCCAGCGTGATTGTATCAAAGCTGCTCTGATTAAGAGCAATGCGGAAACAATCGTTGAGATTGGCTCTCGTAAGATGACTGTTGCGGAAGCAATTGAAGCTAAGCGTTCTATGGAGCTTAAAGCTCAGCTACTGGCTAACATGCGTAAGCAGTTCCATGCCGCTACGGTTAAGTTTAATACGCAGAAAGCACAGTTTGATGCTAAATATGAGCGTTTGCAGGATAGCATGGCTACCCGCGATAAGAAAACTTCCGAAGATGAAGTTAAAATGCAGCTCAACCTGCTGGAACTCAAGAATACTCCATTCTTGATTGATCCGCTGGAACTGGAGAAGCTGATTAAGCAGCATGACGAGGAATATCAGGACTTTGCAACAAATGTTGACTTTGTTCTGTCCGAGTCTAACGCCTCTACCTTCATTGAAGTAGAGTAATAATTTAAAAGCTAGTAAATCGGTAGACGAAAGCCCAAGCATCTTACCTCGCAGCAGCGGTTGAAATACGAGGTTAAATAAGACCGCTGACCATACTATAAAGTATAATCTATTGGAGATTATGTTTATTACATCAGACACTTAATCTGACACGTAAAAACAAAGCGTCGTTGATATTACCGACACAACTTCAAAGATCAACATTTAAGTATGAAAGCTGAAAAGTTTAAAGAACTCAAACTTCTAAACTTCTAAAGCTAAAAGATGCAAAGTATTCGTTGATGATTCAAACCCTAGATCAAAGGTACATGGCTCATAAGATATGGCCTGTGGCGCCTCTAGGCTGTTTATCGGTTTACTAGTTTCACAATTTAAAAATGTATTTGCTAATTTATTAAGTTATCTGTATAATATATTTTTAAATTGATGAAACGAGGCTATTATGACTTTTCATATTTTGATTGATGATGTGCGTAATCTTCACGGAATGGACATTATCATTCGAACCCCAGAAGCCGCTGTAGAGTTTCTGAATAAAACTGATACCACAGGCCACTTCGTTTATATGGATAATGACTTGGCTGTAGATGGTATGGAAGGTTATCAAATTCTTCGTTTACTCTTAGAATTTGGGCAGAGACCAAAGAAAGTGGTACTAGTAACCTCGAACCCAGTAGCTAAGCAACATATGCGTAATGATTTGCTTGACTTAGGGTACAAAGAAAACCCCAATCGTGTTGAATATGATTGGCAGGAGTAAAAAGAATGAAGGCAGCTTTGCTTTTAGTAGCTGCCCTTACCTTCAGCTTTAGTAGTCAGGCATCGCACGATGCAAAAGAAATAGATTGCATTGCTAAAAATATCTATTTCGAAAGTCGTGGTGAGGGCATAAAGGGAATGACGGCGATTGCACACGTTACTAAAAACCGTGTAAACTCTGGTAAATTCCCAGATTCCTACTGTAAAGTAGTATATCAGTCTAACCAGTTCTCTTGGGTGTCTAAGAGACCAAAAGTTGATAAAACTGATGAGGCTTGGCAAACCGCTAAGAATTTAGCTAGAGTGATATACTACGTTGATTTACCACAAGATCCTACGCATGGAGCATTGTACTTCCATAGTGGTAAAGATAAACCTTACTGGACAAAGAAGTTTAAGAAAACAACTAAGATTAAGGGACATACGTTTTATAAACCTGTTGTCACTAAAACTTAAAAATTTACTTGCTTAAGTACTTAAATTTCTGTATAATACTTTCATAAATTAATGAGAGGAAGCGAAATATGAAATCAGTTGTAATTATTGGCGTTAACACTCGCGGTATTCGTACTACGAAAACTGTTAAAACTTCTAACGTTGCTGAGATCACTACGAACCCTAAAAAGTTTGATTTCGCCAAAGTCTCAGCAGTTATGACAGAACAATCTTTTAACCAAGCGTTAGGAATGAAATAATGGAAGAGAATATTTTAGATGTTTTGCGTAGAGCTTTGCAGGATTCTAAGTTTAATGGTTCTGATAAAGAAGTCGCTAAAAGCTATCAGACCATAATCGGGGATCTTCAGCGTATTGATAAAGATTTCATCACTTCTGAACAATTTGTGTCTTATCTCAAAGCTCAACTAAAAAGCATTAACCAGATGAAAGCTAAACTTCATGGTCAAGATCTTGATAGTTATAGCTTGCAGTCCGCTCAGTATGAATACATTCTAACTAAGTGGTTGCAGGAGTATCTGCCTCCTCAGTTATCTGATACTGAGATTCGTAAATACTTTGCAGAATTAGTTAAGCTAAACCCTGGAATTACAAAAGGTATGCTGATGAAAGCGATTAAGGAAGAATTTTCTGGGCGTTATGATGGTGGTACTGCTGCTCAGATTGCTGGCGAATTTAATTAAAAATTTATTTGCTAAATGCCTTTAAATTCTGTATAATATATTCATAAATTAGGGAACAGCGAGCCGATTACGCTGAACTTGTCTTAATGTAAGATGCGTCGAGCACTAAGATTCGTTGAATAGAGTCGGTGGGTTAGTTGTAAAACTAGTACACAGGGGGGCGGCAATCCCGGTTAGTGGCTAGAACGTGTAAAATGAGGCGTCTGAAACCTCTCCCCTAAACTCTTCTCTAATTTATAAATAGTGGGGTGTGGAAATCACTTATGTAGTAACACTGCCGTCCTAGTATAATTGGTATTATCAAGCCGTAACTGGTGGAAGATGTAGGTTCGAATCCTACGGTCGGTAAGAACTGGATAACTGATGCTTTTAACGTAAAAGCTTCCGAGGTTAGTTGCGCACTGCCTAAACCACGCGGTAGTTGGTTCCAGACTAACCAACCAGTCTGCTGAATAGTTTTATTACGATTTAACTATGTCCAGGCTAAAGAAGAACTTTAGAAGGTATTCTAGGGTAGTGAAGTTCTTTCTCCATATCGGAGTAGTTTTTCAAGCTATCCACAAAGTGGGAAATGCTGACATGAGAGATGTCACTAATGGTGCACAATAGCACAGGTAATTCGCGATAACTCCTGTTGAGTAGCAGCAAAAGGCGGGAAGTCATGACCCCAAGCCTAACCGAGTCCTCAATATACCGCAGGACATAACCACTAAGTCACCCTGACTTAAACTGGAAAATAATAGACGTTACCGTATTTTGTCTTGAAATACTTAATGAGTGAGACTTATGACTCTCCCGGTATCGTCTGTATTTTTAAGAGTTTTTACGAGAGTTCTTAAAAATACTTAAACGGGGTGTAGTCTAAGGGATAGGCAGGAGTCTTCTAAATTCCTTTATGCAGGTTCGAATCCTGTCACCTCGGCCAATTTTATTAACTGTAACTAAAACAAAGGAAATATATGTTTAATACTAAAAATATGAAAGAACTAACTTCTGAGCAGAAAGTAATTCGTACTATTAAACGTTGGGGGATTGGTGCTGTAGTTGGTTTAGCAGGTTTAATTCTAGCTTTTAATTCATATACTATTGTTTCTGATGGTACGGTTAAAACTCAAACATTCCTGGGTAAAGTAGACCCTAATCCAGTATTACCCGGCTTTCATATTGTAAATCCTTTTGCTTCTTTCGATACTTTTAGTACTAAAGATATTGCTGTAAAATTAGATAAACTTCAGGTTCCTAGTCAGGATAAGTTTAAATCCACTGTTGATCTGACTGTTATGTTGCAGTTTGATGGTTCTAAGGCACCGATTAACCGTATTAATGCAGGTACTCAGGATCAAGCGTTAGACAAATATGTAACTGAAAAATTACTGTCTACTATTCGTGAGTTTGGTAAGTCTGTACCTAAAGCACAAGATTTGTTTGATGCTAAAATTCAGGCTCAATTGCAAACTGCAATTCAACAGGAAGTTGAAGAGTACGCACGCCCATATGGTTACACAGTTAAGCAGGTATTCCTTCAGGATATTACTTTGCCACCGGTAATCATGGAACAGGTACAGAATACCAAAGTTCGTGAAGAACAGGCTAATGCTGCTAAAGCTGAATTAGCTCGTGTTGAACAGGAAGCACAGCAAAAAGTTAAACAAGCAGAAGCAGATCGTGAAGCTCGCAACAACCAAGCTATCGCTAATGAACGTGACGCAGATGCTAAACTGTACGCAGCTAAGAAAGAAGCTGAAGCTAACGCCGCACTGCAACGTACCATTACTCCTGAGATGATTCGTTGGAAACAACTGGAAGTTGATATGATTCGTGCTCAGAAATATCAAGGTGGTGTGCCTCAGACTGTAGTAGGTACTGGTTACGATGGTCAAATGATCATGGATATGCGTAACAAGTAATAGTTACACGTAATCTTCGAACCAAGCCCGCGTTTCCTCCGAGAGCGCGGGCTTTTCTGTATTTAAGGCAAAAGAAAAAGCCCCTAAGTCTTTCGACTAGGGGCTTTATTGTTTGGTTCTTTAGAACCATATACTCTTGTTACAGCAACCACCCATACGGGAGGCCAATCTTGACTGAAAATCTACTCTAGGGGGCAGGATAAGAGTAGGCTTAAAGGCAAACGGATTGAACGCCGGTATTTGCGTAAACATTGCTGGAGAGCAACAACGTGCTACAGGCATTGGGCAGCACGAAACAGATTTTCTGCAACACATAATTCCTCCTTAGGAGTTATTACCACCATTTTGAGCTTTTGCAACTTGGCTTTGGCAGAAGCTATTAAACTTACCCATAAGTGATACAAGCTGCTTCCCATCCTCTGTCTTTGCGAAGTCTTCGAAAAGGGCTAGTACTGCCTGTCCTTCCGCAGAAACCTGCGGTTGTTGGGTTTGCTGCTGAACTTGCTGCTGAGGCACCTGTTGCTGCATTTGTTGAGGCATTTGCGACTGCCCGCTCATTTGCTGCATCATTTGCATAGGACTCACACTTCCAGGGTTTTGCTGGAGTTGTTGCTGCATCTGTTGCGCTTCTGCTAAACGCTGTTGCAACTGTTGTAGGTAAGGGTTATCCAGTCCCGGAACGGGCTGCTGGGAGCCCATACTTTGATTAAGTCCGTTATTTACAAAACCATATTTACTCATAATGGGCTCCTCCCCTTAATATTAAGCCGGCAGTTTAGCCTGCAGACCAGCCAGAGTCTGAGTGATAGCACCAAGACTTACAGCGATTTGATTAATTACCTGACCGTTAGCACCGCTACCTGCAGCGATTGCTTCACGCAGACGGCATTCATTCAGTTCGTCCTGGATACGTGCAGTAGTTACACCAGCGATTGCAGTCTGAAGCTCACAGCAACATTCGGCAAGCTGACGTTCGATAGCATTCTGGTTAGCACACATCTGAGCCTGAACAGCGGCAAACTGGTTATTGGTCTGAATAGACTGCTGGAAAGCAATCTGAGCAGAGTCAAATTTATCTTGAGCACGTGCGATCTGGTTAGCAGCGAAAGATTGATCCATCTGACGAGAAAGATCGAACTGACCCTGAATAACGTTACGAGTTTCAGCACAGATCTGGTTTGACAGATTAGCACCTGTACCGTAGATAGTAGTCAGAACTTGCTGAGTGCTAGCAGCTTGAGCAGCTCCCACACCGTTTACTGCGCTTAGAACAGCCCCAGTGCCCTGGTTAGCTTCTGTACGAGTAGTATTGATTGCAGCTAGAATACTTGCAGTATCTTGGTTAGAAAGGATCGCGTCCACAGCAGTCCCTTCAGCGGCAACGCCAGCACCACGGCCAAAACCACCAAAACCACCAAATCCGCCTGTTAATAGAGCACCGATTAGGATAGCTCCGAATAGTCCCATACCTTCACCACCGAAAGCACTTGCGTTTGCTGGGTAACCACCCAGTAGGCCAGGGAAGCCACTAGTGAATACGTTTACTGGTTCTTGCATTTTATGTTTTCCATATTTATGACAATGTTCATCATCATCTTCTTCATCGTGAACACGATGTTTTTCTTCGTAGGCTCTGACCTTCTCCCACTTTTTCTTATCTGATTCCTCGTGACGATGCAGTTCTGCTGCTACGCTAGCGACGGTTTCAGGACTCTTAGCTACTTCTTCTGTCATTTTTTGACACCTCCTAGTATATAGAAAATGTGTGTCTCTTTGATCACTCATCCATAACATATACTTTACACTACCCCAGCGAAAATGTCAAGGGGTCTTTAAAAATTGCCCCCGGATTTTTAGTGGGGTCACAAATTTTGGTCCTCACCACTTATCTGCTACCCTTAAGTGCCCTATGATTTTCCTCTAAAAAGTTAAAAAATTTGATTGCTTGAATGCTAAATTCTCTGTATAATATATCTATAAATTTGAGAGAGAGGAACCAGGTATGAATGTTGATGAGCTAACACAGCACCTCTTATCTAGAGGATTTGATACAGAAAAATATCATTGCTGGTTAAGTCCGGAAGGATGGCTAACAGTCCCGTTATATGATTTCTCTGGGATGTTGAGGGGCTACCAAACTTATAATCCTTCTGCTCCAAAAGGTCATGGTAAGTGCCCTTTTGAAGCTAAATACTTTACTTATTCTACTACCCAGTGTGTATGGGGACTAGAAACTCTCAATGGAGATGAAAAAGTAGTATTGATCGCTGAATCTGTATTTAAGGCAGTTGCGTTACATAACGCTGGTTATCCAGCCCTAGCAATGTTGGGTTCTTCTCCAGGAAAAGCGTTATTAAAGCAACTGAAATTATTACCTTTTAAATTGGTAGCTGTCGGGGATAATGATCCTGCGGGTGAAAAATTTGCTAGAAAATTAAACGGCTTTGTTTCTCCTGTAGACGTAGATGAGATGTCTACCGAAAACTTGAAAAATTTTCTTGCTATGAAGCTAAATTTCTAATATAATATATCTTATAAATTCGGAAGAATAGCATAACGGTATTGCAGCAGATTGCTAATCTGTCGGTTTGAAATATAGCCTTGTGGATTCGATTCCCACTTCTTCCGCCAGATTTTGGTTCTCAAGCTCATATGGTATGAGCACCCGGCTCATAACCGGAAGGTACGTAGGTTCGAATCCTCGGGGAGCCACCAAATTAAATAGAGGTAACAAATGGATCTATATATAGTTTATGTTGTGTTTATCCAAGATAGAGAATACCAGGATGAATATAAAAAAGGATATAGGTTAGCCAGAGCTACCTCTGAAGCCCAAGCTATGGATAAAGTGGCAGATTATATGATTACGGTAGAAAACATACACTATATCGACTACCTTGAAGCCTCAAAAGTAATTGACTAAACTACACGGGGGTGTAATCGAATTGGCATAGGTACTGGACTTAAAATTCAGGTTTTGTGGGTTCGAATCCCACCACCCCTACCAAATTAAGGAAATAAGATGTATAGACATCCACCTCCGCCAACACGTCGTTCTAGAGAAGTTATCCTCATGGAATTGACTAAAAACTTCAAGGCAACTCTTGAAGATAGAGATCTAGGCACGGATGAAGACATTGATTTTATTTGTAGACTATTAAAGATGAAATTGGAGAAACATCATGGCTAACCGTGAAATTACTATGCAACGAATCATGACTAAAGGCATGATAGCCGAGGCAGGTATTGAACAAGAAGTAAAGGGCTATTACGAACAGATTAAGACTATTATAGACTCTGCTAAAAACACCGGAGAAAAAGAACACGGTGCAGCAATTATGGCTATAACTCTTATTAGCCTAGACTTAGCTGAAGAATCTGGAGTTTAGCTCCTCCAAACAGAATTTTTAAAAATGTACTTGCCTTTTGCCTTAAATTTCTGATATAATAATTATATAAATTGATGGAGGAGTTAATTAATGCAAAATCGTGTTGTAGCAACTGGTATTGAAAGTGCAATCTGCAAATCCTGGGAAGACTGGGAAGGTGAGATTGAGTGGCTCTATCTCTATAACGTAGAGCTTTTACCGGAAGTTAAAGCTAAATGTATTGAAGCTGGCATGGCTCCAGATGCAAAAGCTGATATTGATATTTTAATGTCTGAACTTAAAGGTCGTGTAGTTACCGTTAGTAATGAGGGCGAAGAAGTTTTCGAACTTCCGTTCTCCTTAACTGTCACTCCTAAGTTCGACTAACTAATACAGCACTGAGCAAGTTCTTTAAAATTTGACTTGCTCAGTGCCTTAAAACTTGATATAATAGTTATCTAATTCGGAAACATATTTAAAAGTGTTTAAACTAGTATTTGAATACTTTTAAATATGTTGGATTAGTATCGTAGAGGTAGCGAAGCAGACTGTAAATCTGCCGACTCGGAAGGGTCTCGGGTGGTTCGACTCCATCATCCAACACCAAATTTAAGTCCTGTTAGACAAACTGGTAAAGTCACTACCCTTTCAAGGTAGGATTTGCGGGTTCGATCCCCGCACAGGACGCCAATTTCTGCATTCCTAGAGTGTTACTGGACAGCATGTCGGTCTCTAAAACCGTACGGTCTAGGTTCGAGTCCTAGTAGGTTTGCCAAAATTTGCACCTTTAGCTGAGATGGATTAGCGCTTGCCTGAAGAGCTTGAGAGGTTCGTTCGATACGAACAGGGTGCACCAAATTGAAGGAGATGCTGATGCATCCTGAAAACTTCTTTATTTACTGCGCTGATAAGTCGCTAAAACGTAGAATTAACAAAGTCTATCATTATCGTGCTAGTCAACAACCTTATGTATATGCTTTTGACGGTGATCACATTCCATTAGAACAATTATCTTGTGATTACATGATATTGAAGAACTTTGACGAGACGAAGATCTCAAGCGTTCACAATCGGCAGAATCCATTAACGTGGAAATATAAGAAGAAAAAGAAAGGCATCAAATTCTTAAAAATGTAGTTGCTTAGTTTCCAAAAGTTCTGTATAATAATTACATAAATTGAACTGGAGAAGCAACATGACAGAACAAGATAAACCGACCGTTGGCTGAATGGCTTAGGCGAAGGATTGCAAATCCTTTTTATGTGAGTTCAAATCTCATGCGGTCGTCCAATTTGCTAAAGGAAAGAAGTAGTGCATACAAAAGTTTTTGATAGTTTGGTAAAGAAAGGCGTTGTTACTAATGAGCCCTTCTATATAACCGCAGAACTAATCCAAAGATTTATGGAAGAATATATAAATCTTTCAGGAACCAATGGTAATACCAAAAAGAATACGAATACTATGTATTCGAGAAAACTTGCTGCACTTTCCTTTATAAAGTTTAAGCAGGAAAATAAACTTCCTATTTCTGAAGGTTTTGTATACTGTATTAGTAATCCTGCATGGAAAAATCAGTATAAAATAGGTATGAGTCAAAATCCAAAAGAGAGATTAGCTCAATATCAGACTTATTCCCCTTATAGGGATTATAAGTTAGAGCACTGGTCTTTTTGGTTTGACAAACGAAAAGGTGAAAAACTAATTCACCGGTATTTCAAAGATTTAAAAGAGCATGAGTGGTTTAGTATAAATTCTAGAGATCTTAGTAAATATCTAGAACGTATTAACTCTAGTTCTGACTTATATGGTTCCTTAGCTCTAATTGGTTAGAGCGGCATCTTGTTAAGTTGAGGGTTGCTGGTTCGAATCCAGCAGGAACCGCCAAATTCTGTGTAGAGTTAAGTAAACCGGTAGCCAACCAGCTATCATTGCTGACATCGAATTCAGCCACAGATACCATTTTCATTAATAACTGAGGAAATAAGTATGTCCAAGAATGTGATTGCGCAGCTAGAAGTTCATCGTGATAGCACTATCAACAATATTGAAGTTGAGAAGAAATATATCGAAGAACTTAAACATGATATACTAGTAAGTCTCAATCGTCTTAATGTACGAAAAGAGTTTCTTAAAGAACTTAATGCAGCTATTGAAAAACTCAAAGCTGAGTAAATAAATTATGCGACCGGGGCTGGCTTGGTAATGGTACTCCCCTGTCACGGGAGAGAATGTGGGTTCAAATCCCATCGGTCGCGCCAAATTAATTCAGTATGAGAATATACTATGCGTAATGCCAAAGAAGAGTTGTTACTTGCCTTAAAAAATACTAATTCTGAAGTTAAGTGTATTAAAATAGAATTTGGGTATTATGGGGATAAAAAAGTTTGGGTATTACCTTTAGGTTATACAGAAGAAGATATTGAGGATTTTCTTAATAACCTAGACTTTGAATATGATTCTGGATACGGTGGACAATTACTTTATGGTAATGTATGGTTTGCCGATGGAACTTGGCTAGAACGTGGGGAATATGATGGTGCTGAGTGGTGGGAATACAAAGCCACCCCGGCATTCCCAGAGGAATGCCGAACAATTAATGGTGAAGTAGATAATACTTTACGGTTAAACTAATAAAATTTCAGTGCAGAACACGGAGCTAGCAATTCGGAAGTGCTGACTCATGATAAGCTGCCTATGTACTTGCGAAGCGGTCGTGTCCAAGACTCGGACTCTTGCACTGAAAACAATCTAACATTCTAGCGTGGTTGATGGGGAAACCAGCTTGGCTAGGGCAGAAGCTCGTTCGATTCGAGTGAAAGAATGGTTCTCGTAAGTCCGCACAAGTGATAGCAGGTTCGAATCCTGCCTAGAATGACACTATAAAGTTTACTTATTATGTAGGTTCCGATAGACCGGCGGGTCTATTCTGGCTTTTAAGAGAGGTCTCGCAAACTTCTTTGTCAGCCGTGGGGTTGGTAGCCTCCAGGTGGCCTACACAATAAGTAAATTTATTAAAAATTCATTTGCTATTTTACTTAATTCTCTGTATAATATATCTTATAAAGTGAAGAGAAGGAAAGCTAAATGAAGTATAAGATAGCCGAAGTCTTTATGCTATTGTGGTGTATCCCAATTGTTATAACAGCATTCAACATAGATACATTTACTCTTATAGAGAAATGTATTGGATTAGGTACTGGATTCACTATGCTAGGCTTATCTTTACTGTGGTTAAAAAGATAATATTCTCCGTGTAGCTCAGTTTGGCCAGAGCGTTTCGTTTGGGGCGATAGGGTCGGGGGTTCAAATCCTCCCACGGAGACCAAACAATTGCGGGTTAGATCTCTGGTAGAGATCGCTAGTCTCATAAGCTAGAAAGAGGTAGGTTCGATTCCTGCACCCGCTTCCATTTTAATAGAGGATTTCGAAATGAAAGTATTTCGATTAGTAGTAAGCGACAAACGTTTAGGTAATAATACCTCAAGATCCTTACTTGCACATTATGGAAAAGATGAAAAAGAAGTAATGGCGGAGTTTGGGATTAATCATTCTTACTTAAAAGTCCATTCTATTAAGGAAGTTTATGCTTATTAACCGTGTACTTCAAGCCCTGGATCTTCCAAAGCACTTTACTATTACTGACTCCTTAATACGTAGGTATATGGAGAAGTATAACGAAATATCCGGTAAAGAAGGTAAACTAAAATCCTCAGAGTTTAAGTTCTGTTATAGAATGGCAGCGTTAAACTTACTGAAGTATAAAAGGGAGCATAAAATCCCTATAACAGAAGGGTTTGTATATGTAATAGGTAACCCAGCGTGGCCTGGACTCTATAAGATAGGTATGACAGTAGACGTAAATGAAAGACTGTCTAGTTATCAAACATATTCGCCCTATCGTGATTACAAGTTATACCATTTTAGATTCTCCTCGGACAAGAGAAGAACTGAAAAAGCATTACATAATCTTCTGAAAGACTACAAAGTATCAGGAGAATGGTTTGAAGTACCTCTGTTAGACGCTTTTAAACTATTAGTAGAGAATTTGGATTGCTAGCTCAACTGGATAAGAGTAGCGGACCTTTAATCCGTCAGTTCTGGGTTCGAATCCCAGGCAATCCACCAAATTTTTGCTCGGTTAGTTTAATGAGAGAACCCCGTCTTTACACGGCGGTAGCGATAGTTAGATTCTATCACCGAGTACCAAGTCCAAGAAATTTCAAAAACGCAGTTGCTTAATGCTTAATTTCTTGTTATAATATTTATATAAATTGATGAGGAGAAATCCTCATCTTAGTTCACTAAGGTATTAGCTCGACCTAGGACTGGCTGCCAAAAAGCACGATCCCTACGATTTGGGAGAGGTTCTAGATTAGTCCACTAGATTCAGCGGCAACTGAGTAGTGTATTGGGTTTGCGAGATGACGCAGTTCCTTCCGCTCGAAGCGAAGGTGCTGTAGTTACGCCGAGCTAATAGCCTTAGTAAACTAAAGAATTTGGGGAATGGGTCTGCATGGAGTGGACACCTCGCTTGCACCGAGGACATCAGAACGGTTCGATTCCGTTATTCTCCACCAAATATGCGTGATTGATGGAATTGGCATACATACCGTCCTTAGAAGTCGGGTTTTGAGGGTTCGAATCCCTTGTCACGCACCAAATTTGATGGTCAGAGTAAATTAAACCTACTATCTCGGTTGAGCTGTTTTAATGGGTTCGAATCCCAGCGAGGCGTAACTGCCTGGTGTGATAGAGGCATCATCTTATTATTGGAAGAGCAAATCGAATTGGCGACGAAAACCGCTTGGAAAGTGGCTGACTGGTAAAACGGCTTGAGAGTTCAAATCTCTCCTCTTCCGCCAAACAAATGGAAGGTAGGGCGTAGTGGTACGCAACTAGTCTTGAAAACTAGCCCGCTGTAGTGATACGGTGATGGTTCGACTCCATTACCTTCCTCCAATTAAATATAAGGAATCCTTATGAGCAAAACAGTTACTGTAACAATGAAGGACGGTAAAAAATTTAAAGCATGCCTTCATGAAACAGATAATGGATGGGAAGCCTATTTGCCTCACCTAGACTCCACCGGGTATGGAATGACCCAGCGTGAAGCTATTATTGATGCTTTAAATGAGGCTTCTGCTGGTTTATAAAAAATTCTTGGAATATGCCGGAATTGGTAGACGGGACTGCCGAATAGGTTTACTAGGAACATCCACTCCTAGAAATATACCTTAAAAGCGGTTGAGATAAATGGTCTATCTCGTGAAGGTTCAAGCCCTTCTATTCCTTGATACATCAATGGCTCAAAGTGTAACGGTGCTATTTGATGCTCCTGGAAAGACTTTCCCGACATGCGTTCGGGGGTAAGCTTCTGAGGCTAGAATAGAAGAGTTTCTGAGAGCCGCCACAATTGAAAATTCGTACTCGTCTTGAGCTGCATGCAATAGGAGATAACTTGATTAGTATTCTAGAACATGCTAATTGAGGAAGGTTTCGCTAACCCTGCGAGTTTTCAATTGTGGCTATATCATAATTGGTTAATGATCCTGCTTGTGAATCAGGCCTATGTGGATTCGAATTCCACTAGCCACCCCAAATTAACTTAAATAGGAAATAAAATATGGCTGATTTCTGCAAACAATGCTCCATTGATATGTGGGGTAAAGATACTGGTGATCTTTCTGGTTTGATTACAGAAGCCGAAGTTAAAGAAGGTTACGGTGCTGTTGTGCTTTGCGAGGGATGCGGAGTTATTCGTGTAGATCATGAAGGCAAACGTCTAGAAGAACCAGAACCAATAGCTACGGTTCCTGTAGAGTAAAGAATTATTGGAGTGTAGATCAATTGGCAGATCGTCGGCCTCTGACTCCGAAGGTTCCTGGTTCGATCCCAGGCACTCCAGCCAAACAATTGGAGAGTAGTGTAACGGTTAGCACAACGGACTTTGACCCCGTTAATGGTAGGTTCGATTCCTCCTTCTCCAGCCAAATAATAAGCGGTTAAGCACACGGGTTGTGTCGCAGGCCTTCCAAGCCTCGCTGAGTAGGGTTCGATTCCCTCTAGCCGCTCCAACTTTAAGGAAACATTATGCACGTTTTTGAGTTTCGTAATAAAAGTACCGATAAACGAGTTATCATTATTGGGGAAACATACCGAGCTTATGAACAAACTGACGGCTCTGTTATCTTGAATGATGAGAAAGGAGGTTTTAGCTTTTACCCAGAAGAAACGTATGAAGAGTTTCGTACTAAGTTTCTTTTACCAGACTGGCTAGCAGTAGCCAAGCAACGAGAATCCGAAGATGGCTGATAACCTAAAATTAAAGGTTGACAAACAAAAGAAATACGTTGAGATTGAATTAGGCGAAGAACGTTTAAAGCTAACTTTCGAGTTTCTTCAGCAGTTGGCAATGACAGTAATGTCAGATAAATCCCCTGTATTTGAAAAAGAAATCCCATTGAAATAATGGGATTATCGCTCCTAAAGCATTGCTGGCGATGCAGTTGCCTTGTAAGCATCTGAACCGGGTTCGATTCCTGGTGGGAGCACCAAATTTAAAAATTCATTTGCCTTCTCTCTTATTTCTTGTTATAATATTTATATAAATTAATGAGAGGGAAACCAAATGAAGCGTTATCTTTCTGTAGTATTCCAAACTGGTGGCCAAAGATATACCTATGAATTTCCATCTTCTTGGAAAATCAAAGAAGGTGATCAAGTAGTTGTGTTAACACCGCGTGAAGAGTATAAAGTAGTAACGGTTAAACAGGTATTTCCAAAAGATCATGAACCAGCTAAAGGCATTCGCTATAAGATGATTCATGGCGTGGTTCGTCAAGTACCACGAACTGAGGTAGAAATAGATAAGACTGGAGAAGCTAAATTCCATTATACTTCTTACCTAAACGAGATACGATAATGAGAATTTCTTTTACAGAAAAGATTATATGTAACGGCGTAATGATCATTACAGCATGGGAGGGTAAACTATGGTGTAATGTATCTGGCCTAAAACCAGAAGATCAAACACCTGAAAACATCCGCAAAATAAAAAGAAAAATGGCGGAATGTGCCCGACTTCCCGGTGCACCTAGAAATGGCAAACGTTCTGCTGTGAAATGTTAATGCTTCGGTAGCTTAGCGATCTAAAGCACTCGGCTGATAACCGAGAGATCGGGGGTTTAAATCCCTCCCGGAGTACCAAATTAAGGTTATGTATGGAAGATATTGATAAACTTGCAAAAATATTTGCTGAACTTTCTGATATAGAAGTCTCAGAGAACTCTAGAATAGATATGTTTATTGACCAATATAGAGAAGGACTTATCAGTAAGAAAGATCTTCTAGATCTAACCTATAAAGAATTAACTAGTTAGTTGGCAGAGAGGTTATGCACCTCCTTCATACGGAGCGACTACAGTGGTTCAAATCCACTACTAACTACCATTAAAAGAGCTAGAGATAGCTAACTTTAGGAGCAGCTATGTTAACAATTAAAATAATGTCAGCCAAGAATGGGGAACAGATTCATACAGGCAAAAGTGTAAGCTTTAATCCTAGAAATAAAAGATTGGCTATAGTTGGAGTAGACCAAGCCATCTTTTTAAAAGAAGATGAAGTAGCATATGTCATGAACCAAACTGGTAAGACAGTTTCCGTATACTATGGAAAAGTATAAAGAATAAATAGCTGAGCCAACTTCTAACATCGGGGAGATCTAATGAAAGCATATCAAAATCTTAAATCTGGCGTAATTAACCTTGTTCATGAAAATCAGATTATTCAGCTATACTCCGACAATGGTGAACTTAAACAGAAAGTTCTAGTTGAAGATCTAGAAGGTATCACACCACAATTCGATCCCGAAGCCTTCCGTGAAGTCAAAGTGGAAGTCGCCCCTCAAATCGAAGGTGGTCAGCACCTAAATGTCAATGTGTTAAGCCGTGATCAGCTTTTGGATGCACAGAAACATCCTGAAAAATATCCTCAGTTGACCATCCGTGTCTCTGGCTACGCTGTTCGATTTAACGCACTGACTCGTGAACAACAGAACGACGTTATTAGTCGTACATTTACTCAGGCGATGTAATGGGGTTTGGATACGATTTCTCCCAGCTACGCAAGGTAGTCGAGCAAACTCCGTTTATCTCCCAAGTTTTAGGAGAAATGTGTGGATCGAGCATTAAGACGCCATCACCGGCAACGTGTGAAGAACAACCGCAAGAAGTATTGGACAGTCTTTCCACATGAAGAAAGCCCTAAGCGGTTAGGTATTATCACTACTACTCCTTGCATCTGTTCTTGCTGGATGTGTGGGAACCCTCGCAAATATTATAAGAATAGTAAAGCAGGTATGAAAACCTCGGAGATCAGGAAAATGGAAGCGATGATTGCGGACATCACCTATACTGGTGGTACTTCAAATGATGAATTTGATGGCTTTGTAGGATTCGGAGAAGGAATCAGCTCAGGCTGTTTCGAAGATGAACGCCCCGATCTGTAATTAATAACAAACCCCAGCTATTGAATAAGTAGTCTGGGGTTTTTCTGTATAAAGGTACATAATATATGTATAACAAAATTCATCCACATTAGGTTAATTTAAAAGACTTAATGGAGGTAATATGAGCCGTACTTATCGTAGACAATCTGGTGATCAGTGGTGGAAGTCTAAAGAACAATTCTCTCAAGAATATTCTTTCATCAAAGAAAATGGCTACTGGATTCGTGTTATTTATGCCAAATCCTGGGATGATGTAGAACAGGAAATGAAGGAAGCAACCATTCGTAACGAGAAAAAGGATGGTTATAACTGGAATTCTATTAGTAAGAATGTTAAGTGGCATTCTAATAAAATGGTTCGTCAAGGGAATCGTCAAGAACTCCACCGCGTGATGAAAGATCCAGAAAATTACGACTATAATCGCGATCATGACATGCGTAAGCGTGGATTATGGTGGTGCTATGACTAAATTCTGAAATAATTCATTTGCTAAACCTCTCTTTTCTTGCTATAATATATTTATAAATTGATGAGAGAGGTTTGAAATGAAAAATCGCCTAGACTGTGCCATTCATGTTCTTGAACATGATGTTGTGGGAACCTGTATGTCTTACCACGAAGCAGGTCCTTTAATTAAAGAACGTGTGGCAGATGTGTGTGGATTGAAGATTACTGCTGAGGAAGCTGATGATCTTTTAGGTCAAGCACTGGAAAAAACCGAAATGTTCCTCTGCGATTCTTGTTCTTGGTGGTGTGAAGCTCACGAACGTTCTTTCAACGATTATGATGTATGTCGTGATTGTAGTGGGGAGGATGAAGATGAATAAGTTTATTATTGCACTGATGATCTCCGCAGTTAGTTTCGGTTCTCTGGCATCTACCAAAGTTTCTATGAAAAACGGTAATGTTAAAGTCCAACAAAACGGCATCATTACTGAATATGGTAAAGTGCGTGATGTTAAGGAACGTAACGGCAAAGTAGAAATATATACTAATAAAAACTTCTCTACTCCGGCTGTTACTGTTAGCAAACGTGGTGAGATAACTACTCAACGTACTAATAGCTCTAGTTCTTTTACTTGTCGTTATGATTGCGACTTTGAAGGTGAAGATGAATAATTTAGATCCTAGAATTAAATTTGCAATTACAGAAATCCAAGATCAAATTGATGAGGACTTCACCGTTTGGTCAAGGTCTGGTAATGGAGAATATTGCCAGCTTTATAGCATGAAAATGGGTATCTCAATTGAGCTTAATATCAACTCTGAAGGTAGAGTAGAAGCCCAACCCATGTTCAGTGTTCCAGGCTTCTCTGGATTTGTTGCAGGTATAAAATTGTGTCTACCAAATAACCATCTTCATCGAGTTATTTGTCAGCTAGAGACTATTAAGCATTTCTTGCCAGAAGATAACATTAATGGCTACTACCATGAAGTTGTAGCAGCTCATATGATGAAAGAATGCAAACGTCGGAGAGAAGAACGTGAAAAGACTAAATATTAATAGCACAGTGCAGATCCCAGCAACTAAGGATATTTTAACATTCCTACGTAGTGAGAATGCCCAGTTTTGGCATGACTATATCCAGAAAAATAAAAATAACCCAGATGTAGTTGCCTTTGCCAAAAAACGTATCGAAGAATATAAAGATCCAGAGATTAAAGATGGGATGATCACTATGCAATTGTGGGTAGCCATGAATACGTTTGGACCTACTATGAGTCTAGGATTTACTCCGCTGTTTACAAATATTCTAATTAATGAAAAGGATCTGAAATGATTATCTCTCCCTTTGCTCTTTGGTTCGTCATTGGATCCATAGTAGCTATTTATAGCTTGGTTGATGATCTGTATATTTCTAAGAACAAAGATGTAATATTATATGTTATACATAAAACCCGACCGTTAGACCTACCACCTCTTGATGATAAAACATTACTCAGATGTGCTAGATCTGTGATATTTATTATGGATATTCTTCTAGGCCCAACATCTGTATTTTTCTATTACCGAAAAACTCGTAATATGAAAAAATTTAAAGCAGAAATGCAGAATAATTAAAGAACTCGCGTAGGACCGAGTTGCGTCACCTGCAACTGTTACGGATAAGGGAGTCGTGCCCCTTAGTGCGGTAAGTGGTGAGGTGGCTGCTAGCCCTAACTGGAGATAATATGACTATATTACTAATTCTTGTTACAACTTGGTTTTTAATCGGTGCTGGATACGCGATAGCTATTATTAGACATTTGGACGAACATTCTGCTGAATGGTTTGTTAAGTATCTACGTATTGATGGTCAAGAACATGAGTTTAAAGATGAAAGCCAGAAAAAAGCAGTAAATAATATGACAGCCAAAGAATGCTTGTTCTACATGCGTATTGTAGGGTTCTTTGGACTATTAGTTGCTGGCCCAATTGGTTCTACCATTGCTCCGTATAAAGAAACAGTTGCTGACATCAAATTGTGGAGAAATGCAGGGGTACTGCGTAAAGCTAGAGAAACTAATATTACATAAGATTGATACTAAATCAACTTACTAGCAAAAGCAAATAATGACAAAGCCCAGCCTGCACTTTTGCGACTGGGCTATTTTTATAATAAAATTTTAGTTGCTTAGATGCCCAAACTTTTGTATAATATGTTTATAGATTGAGGCAAGAGGATTAAATATGAGGATTATTTCTAAGTTCGCCGATGTGTATGATTTGCAGAACAGTTTGTTCGACCCAGATCGTGTGTGGGAACGTAAAACTGAGGAGTTACTGGTTAAAGTAACCGATGATGCAGAAAAGAACATTGTGCATACTCGCCAGGTATTTCGTGATGGTTCGCTATCTTTCCGTGGTGATTTCGAATACTTCGTAAACCCCCTATTTGTTGCAGGTGAAGTTTACTGGTTACACGAGCTGTACTGCTGGCATCCAGCATTTAGCTTCAAAACGTTTAATCTCGACACTATGTTCGATAAAATGGAAGAGATGGGATTACATGCTCGCTCTTACTTAATGGATAAGAGTCGTGGAGATGTTCGTGAAACAATGCGTGATCTGCTAGCTGAAGCAAAACCTAAAGCAGAACGTATCTTATCCGAACTGCGTGTACCGATTGCATATGTGAAAGGTATTAAAAAGAACGATAACGATGATGTTCGTAACTTCGTAATTCAGACTAACATTCGTTTCCATCAGTCCGGTATTCCGTGGCAGGAAATTGAAAGTAACTTATACCGTTTACACCAGATGATCGAGCAATATATCTGGGGCGTGTTAGGAACCGGTGAACCAAATACTATTACGATTTCCGATAAGGATCGCTTAGCTGCACATGGATTTGATACTGTTACTTCTTTTAGGAATATGAAAAGATGATCAGTAAGGAAGAGCTAAGAAGAATGTTCGATTACCAAGAAGATGGTAATCTTATCTGGAAACCCAGGGAAGGGGACGAACATTTTAATAAGATATTCGCCGGAACAGTAGCAGGATCTAGACAAAGTACAGGACATAGAGTAGTTGAACTATATAATGGTTCCATAGCTATAGGGGCACATAGATTAATCTATGCATGGCATACTGGAGAATGGCCTGAAATAGTTGATCACAAGGACAAAGACTCAACTAATGATAGATTTGAGAATCTAAGGCCTGCTACAAGATCTGATAATGCTTGTAACCAAAAAGTAAGAAGCGATAACCATTTAGGCGTTAAAAATATCCATAGAAAAACAAATGGGACTTACCAAGTAAGAATTACCAAACATGGTAAGCAAGTTTCGAAAACACTTAAGAGTTTGGAAGAGGCTATAAAATGGCGGGATACCAAACTCAAAGAACTCCACGGTGAGTTTGCGAGTACAGGCTAATGCGGAAATGGTTTGTAGACTTAGTTTGGAATAACAAGATGTATATCCTGGGAGCAGGTCTAGCGATAGGCATCGGGTTCGGTGCTTATCACTTAATAAATAAAGTGGAGACTTTGGCGGGAGATCTTGCGGTAGCTACTAAAAAGATCTCTTCTCTAGAGACTTCCCTTAACAAGGTGAAAGCTGAGAGTGAACTTCGTGAGACTCGTATGAATCAGTATTTCACAATGAATAATGTTTCCCAAGCAGATCTAGATAAGAAAATTAGTCAGCTTGATAAAGCACTTAGTCGTCAAGACATTATAGCTGCAAAGCCTGGATTGGTAACATTAATTGCTAAAAAGCAGAGTAAGGAGTTCGAGGAAAGATTAGCATGTTTAACTGGAAACTTGGAATACTGCTCGCAGCCGCAATCACAATCACAGGCTGTGCACAAGAAATAAAGACAGAATCTACACATGAGCTACCAACAGCTCATGTAGACTGGCCCAAAGGACTTCAACCTTGTAGCTTTGATTTTAAGTTTGAAAAGAAATTAGCTACAAATGGAGAAGATGGTGTAGTAGTTGTTGTACCATATAAAGATTGGAATATGTTGGCAAAATGCCGTGAGGCAGAATATTCATATATCTCACGACTGACAAGTATGGTTTGCTTCTATCGCCAAGATTTACAAGAAAAACGTTGCTTAGTTTACTATCCACCCATTACAAATAGGAAAGATTAATGTCAGTATTAGTCGGTTTACATGGTGAAGCTGGTTCGGGAAAAGATACCGTTGCAAAATTAATTATCGATTGGTGTAATGACACGTATCCAACGTGTTTACCCCGTCGTTATAGTTTTGCTAAGCCCGTTTATGAACTTGCATCCGTAATCCTCGGTGTAACTCCAGAGTTTCTAGGAGAGCGCAGGGGAAAAGAGGTTGACCAATGGTTTACGGTCACACAATCTCAATTGGAGCGAGCCAGAGATGTGTGGGTTAAGTATGGTATCGATAAGTTTGAAGACTTCTCGTACGTTTGGCCTATTTTTGAGGAAAAATATCTTAATCCTCAACAACTTATCTCAGAGAGTAAAGAAGATGGTCTTTATAGTTTATTTATTTCTCCGAGAAAAATGTTACAGCTCGTAGGAACAGAGCTAGGAAGGCAGCTGGTGCATGAACGCATTTGGCTCATAATTCTGGAGCAATCCATCGCTAAAGACGACCCAGACGTCGCCGTAATAACAGATGTTAGATTCCCCAATGAAGGAGAGTTACTCAGAGAAACAAACCATTTAGATATGGATTCTTTGATAGTAAATGTAGTACCCGCTGAGCAGAAGTTCACTATTAAATCAGATCATCCATCTGAAAGTGGTATTCCTGCAAAATATATTACTCACGAATTAGTTAATAAATTCGATGGTATCAATAACCTTAAACTAGAAGTTTATAACTTCTGTGACTTAGAGCTAGAACCACTAGTTGGATAATCAAGGATCGCTATGACTAATAAAAAAGAAGAAAAGACTAACCTGTTTCACTCCATTCGCCAATCTAATGAGTATACCTTTTTCTTTGATGAAGAATTAGGTCCACCTGATGAATACCGTGATTTATCAATGGTACTTATGCAGGCAAATGAGGACGACGAAATTAATCTGATGATTAATGGCCCGGGTGGTTATGTTGATACTGCTGCACAGTTATCTAACTTAATTGCTAATTGCCGTGGAACAGTTATAGGACATCTGATTGGTCCTAGTGCTTCTGCTTACTGCACAATTTTCCTATCCTGTCATGGGTGGGTAGTACATCCACACGCTACGTTAATGGGACACACGTTCTCTGGCGGATTCTGTGAGAAAGGTCAAGAAATCAAGAAAGCCTATGAATCTTACAACAAGTTCGTAGAAGATATGATGCTAGATGTCTACTATCCATTCTTCTCAATAGACGAAATCGACGAGATGGTAAAAGACAACAAAAATATCTATCTAGATAGCAAAGAAATCCATAAGCGTATTGAAATCTTGGCAAAATATCGATCTGAGCAATATAATAAAGCCCAGTTACCTCAATCCGAGGAGCATAACGAAGAGTAAGTAATTTTAAGCCAGGGTTTAACGACCCTGGCTTTTCTTTTATCTAAAATTCTTCTTGACAACGACAAAATTTTATGCTCCAGAAGTGATCTTTAAAAACACATTGTAATTTTCCTCCAAAATTAGTATAATGGTACTGGTTAGAGGAGGTTACAATTGGAAAAGTTCTTACAATTATTAACGGTACTGCTCCAAGAAGCGAAAGATCCAGCATCGCTTCTTAAACGTCTGCTAACTATCTTAGTTGCTGTCATTATTTTCTTATTTGTTAGTAATACTAGTGAGGTGATGTCATTCTTAAAGACTTTCTCCACGTCTGCGGTTCTACAGGATGTTCAAACTCAAAGGATAAGTAATTTTCCTAACGTAGCTAGAGAAAAGAGCATGGTGCTTTTTTCCCAAACGGGTGCGGATGCTGTTTTTGTAGTCAAGTATAAACCCGATGCCATTAATGATTATTCTAACATTATTGCATGGGAAAGCAATGCGCAATTAGATAGGGCTGACTTGGCCGATAAAGCGGTAAATAAGACGTCTGAGCTATATAGACGTCACTTAGACGGCTTTAACTACGCATCGGATTTAAGTGTAAAAGTAAATAAATACATGGGGTTAAATATACCTGCGTTTAAGAATGTTACTTTTAATTACATATACACTTGTCCGTACTTCAATCTAAACAATATCTATGCTGGATATATTGGTATTGCTTGGAAAGATAATCCTGTAGATGCAGCCGATTCTGAGAAATTTAACGAGTATTTAACAAAGCTCTGTTCCCCGCAACAGAGATCTTTAGGTAGATCAATATGAGTTTTAAATTTGGTAAAAATAGCGAAAAACAATTAGCTACCGTTAAGCCAGAGCTACAAAAAGTAGCTCGTAGAGCTTTAGAATTATCTCCATATGATTTCACGATCGTACAGGGTATTCGTACAGTAGCACAAAGTGCCCAGAATATTGCTAATGGTACTTCATTTTTAAAAGATCCTAGTAAAAGCAAGCATATTACTGGGGATGCCCTTGATTTTGCTCCATACATTAATGGCAAAATTGATTGGAATGACTTAGAAGCATTTTGGGCAGTTAAAAAGGCTTTTGAACAAGCTGGTAAAGAGCTAGGCATTAAACTTCGTTTTGGTGCTGATTGGAATGCTTCGGGAGACTATCACGATGAAATAAAACGTGGTACCTATGATGGCGGTCATGTCGAACTAGTTTAATTAATAACTTAGGCGGGAATACTCCCGCCTTTTTAGGCAAAGGGGGCTTTAATAATTTTTTGAAGATAGGAGAAAGCCATGTTTGCAGAACTATTCACTATGATGCTGCTAGGTATCTGGAAAATAAGTCTAGTAGTATTCGTTTTAATGATAGTCTTTACTATCATTGCATTAACTACCCGAAATAGCTTATTAATAAAGGTTATTCACGGACTAGAGTATATAATTATGGGTTCATTCGGCGTTTGTAAATGCAATTGCCATAGAGATACGAAATATTGTTGGTTATGGATGGAACTAGAGAATCCTATATCCATAGCTTTGGCTGTTTCATTCGGTATGATTCTTATGGCCCTTACTCTAGCATTAATACCTTTGATGTTAGCTGGGGGAGTTACAGCGTATTTCACCCTTTTCTCCCCGATACTTATGTACTCAATTTACCCAATAACTATGTATCTAGTTAGGAAAAGATTTATACATGCAGTAGATTAAGATAAAAAAGTAGTTGACTTTTAGCCCTAGTTATTATATAATATATACATAAATTAGTTAAGAGAGGTATATATTATGTCTGATCGTTTCTACACTCAAATGGCGGAACATTTTCGTATACCACATTACGAGCTAAACATTGCACTCCGCGATCATGACTCTCCTGAGTACAAAAAGCTCGAAAAGAAAGCGGAAAAATCTATTGATACAAAGGTAGGTGCATCTATGTCTAAGGGCAAAAAGTTAACTCGTCTTGATCTTAATAAAATTTTAACTGAACTTTTGGGTACTGATATTGAAGGTGCTAAATTACCGCTTCTTGTACTAGAGACTATGATTAAAAAGGTCAAAAATAAAGAGTATAAAAAGGTAGAAGTCCCAGAAGGCAGATTGAAGGCTCCTTATCAGAAAGCACTAACCGAGTGTTTGGGTGTAAATCTTGATCTGAGCACCGCAACCGTAAAAACTATGAAAAACTTCTTAGAGGCCATTAATAACTATGAGTAAATTAGTATATCTATTGAAAGGTTCCACTTGCAACCCTTGCAAAATGTTTGAGCCAGTATTTGATAAAGTAGTCAGTGACTATAATTTGGAAATCCATAAAGAGACTGATAATACAGAATTAATGCAGAAATTTGGTGTGCGCCAAGTTCCTGTAGTAGTTCTGGCGGATCGCTTACCTAATGGTCGAGTAGAAGCTAATCATATTTTGATTGGACGTCAGCTTCGTAAAGAAACTATGCACGAAGCTATTAAAAATTTCCTGGATGATAATCCAGAGGATTAATAAACCAAGCCTGATCTTAGCGGATCAGGCTTTTATTTTACTTGCTTTTTGCTAAAAATTTTGGTATAATACTTATATAAATTGATGAGAAGGCTATCTACGCACTACAAGAAATAGGGGTATTCCAATGAACTATGCATATCTAATTATTAATAATAACGTAGTTTGTGGTACTCGCGCTGTTGAGATGGGTATTACAGAAGAAAAGTATAAGTCACTTCCAGAAAAGGAACAACAATATTATGTTGAAGAAGCTGCTTGGGAGTATGCTGAGGTTTATCCCGAAGAACGTGAAGATCGTCTTACTCTTGTTGTGTCTCTGGGTTTGGTTGGCTGTGATACCGAAGTTGATACAGACTTAGAGACTTTGGAAGAGTGGGAAGAGTTAGATATCTCAGCTAAAAACTCCTTAATCCGTGAAGCCTTTTGGGAAGCTGTAGATTGCCACGTAGTATTTGAGCCTAATGATGAAGAGGCCGAAAAACATACCAACCATTGGAGATAATTAAATGTTAGCAGAGCAAGCAAAACATTTAGCTAGGGTTAATAGAGCTGCTCTTCTCAAGAGCAGAAAGAAACCGTATAGATACGTTAAAAGACGGATTATATCTTCTGTAGAATGTGGTGGTTCTTATGTGCAGTTTAACCGTGATGAAATTAGTTATGAGGCCATAAAAGCTATTTATAAAGAGGGTTATACTCTCAAACTATCTAATAACTATGGTACAACTATTTTAAATGTTATTTGGGAATAATTATGAAAAAAGAATTTAATGTGCATAAAACACTAGTAGTACCTGATGATGTTAACTTATTTTTTGTTGGTGATATTCATGGATGTAACGATTTACTAGAAGATGCACTACAATTAGCTGGCTATAATGGCAAGAAAGATTGCGTTGTATGCGTGGGAGATTTAATTGATCGAGGCACGCAGAACCTACAAGTTTTAGCTAAATTCTTATATAATCCACGTTTTTGTAGCGTTCGTGGAAACCACGACCAGTTTATGATTGTGGGAGATTGGGCTAACTGGATGTATAACGGTGGTATGTGGGCTATGAATGAACTAGATGCAGATACAATTAAAAATATTGCCGAAGACATGGCTGAAAAAATGCCAGTATTCCTAACTGTTAAACATCGTGGCAAGAAGTATGGTGTTGTTCATGGTGGTGTACCTTTTACGTACAAAGAATGTGGTAACGAAGTAGAAACCCCAGTATGGGATAACCTTATTGCACAAGTAGAAGCAGCTAAGGAAGACCCACATGACCATCCTGGATACCATGTTGAACCATACTTATGGGATCGAGATGTAATCCAAGAAATAGGCTTCCACTTGTCCAAAAATGGCGAGGAACACTCGTATTTCCAGCGTTATGCAGGATTTAAAGAAAAATACATGGTAGAAGTACCTCCAGTTAGTGGGGTAGATTTCGTGTTTCACGGACATACTGGAGTACCTTACCCTATTTTATACCAGAATCGTGTTTACCTAGATACTGGCGGTGTTTTCAACGGGCAGTTGACGGTTGCGCAAGTTAATGATGAAACTGGAAAAATCACAACATTTACCACTCTTCGAGAAGATAGCTGTGGTGTACAGAGGATTCTTTAATGAAAGTTTGCTTTTGGAGTGATCTCCATTTAGGACATGCAAATATTACTAAATTCAGACCAATCTTCTCTACTATGGAAGAGCATGATGAATTTATTATGGATACCATTACATCCATGAAGGATAAGCGTACAGTATTCTATATTTTAGGGGATGCATTTGTATCTAGAGATGGTTTGGAGAAGTTTGGGAAACTCTTCAGCAATGTTAGAACTACATTAGTTTTGGGGAACCACGACTTAGAACGAGAAGGGTTATCTTTCAAAGACTTAGTGGGAGTTGTAGATAACGTACAATCACTAGTTAAATATAAAAACTTCTGGCTTTCCCATGCTCCAGTACATCCAGAAGAGTTAAGAGGCAAGAAGAACTTACACGGACATACTCACTTTGAGTTAATGGGAGACCCTCGTTATATTAACGTTTGTGTAGAGTATGCAAAATCACCGGTACGCCTGGAAGACATCATGAATGGTAAGTACACTTCTCATGATAAAACTAGCTGGATGTTAAATGTCTAAGTATATAGCTGAGGCTATTATTAAACGAATCATACAAGCAGTAGCAATACTTATAATCATTTGTATTGCTGTTGGTACAGGACTAGGCATTTTAATTAAAAGTTTTATTTGCTAAAATGCCTAAGTTTCTGTATAATTACTCTATAAATTGATGAGAAGGAATAAAAATGAACAAAGTTGATAAAGCCCTAGTTTTCGCAGCAGCAGATAAGTTTGAACAAGTTAAGGCAACTTTCCGAACCTTGTTCCAGTCTTACGTTCAGGATAAGTCTAATACTATTTCTGAACGCTTGATGGTCTGGGAGTGCCATGCTTGCAATACCCTACTAATTGCTGATTACCGTAGTGATATAGATAAAGATCTTTGTGAAATCCTTATCCCCGAGGAAGCAGAACGTTATCAGCTAATCTCTTTCCAAGATTTGGCAGAGCACATCATCCCTGATGATCTTTGGGACAAATATTACGGCGATCCTGAAGATGAAGGAATGACTCCAGAAGCATGTATTGAGTTGATCTGTAAAGATCATCCTGAAATTGCAGAAAAATTTGAAAAAGTTTTTGCTTCTGAGTTCTCTGGTGTTGTTAACGATTGGTAAGTAATTAAAAAATTCAGTTGCTTTAAGCCTTAAAATTCTGTATAATAAATCCATAAATTAATGAGAGAGGAAATTCTAATGGAAAACATGACTAAAGACTTCGACGCCTCTAACCTTACCAAGACTGAAATGGCCAATGTATTAGCAATTCTCCTCGACATGCAAGGATTTGAGGGGCAACTGATGAAAATGTCTATTCCGGCGATGAAGAAGATGTATGATTCTCTTAACAAGAACGCTATGGCCTTTAACTTAGCAAAACAAGAGGCACGCTTTGCTAAGGAGCACCAAGCAGTGGCAGAACGCCGAGCAGCTAGCTTTGAGCGTGAAATTAAGCAATTAAAGAAAAAATGCTAACACAAGAAAGATTAAAAGAGCTATTTGAATACCGCCCGGAAACGGGCGAGTTTATAAGGAAAGTCAGTAGGGGACGGGGTAAAGCAGGTAGTATTGCTGGTAGTCCTGATAAGGATGGTTATATATTTATTGGAATAAATAGAAAAAGATATGCAGCTCATAGATTAGCCTTTTTGTACATGGAGGGGTATATTCCAAATCTAGTGCACCACTTAAATAATATAAGAAAAGATAATAGATGGTGTAATTTAAAAGATTGTACGTCCCAAGAGAATAATCGTAGCAAAATCGCTCAATCTAATTCGGGGTACTTAGGAGTTACCTGGAAAAAAGATCGACAACAATGGAGAGTCCAGGTCAGAAGCGCCGAAAGTATTACAGTACATGGAGGCTACTTTAGGTATTTAGATTTAGAGTTGGCAGTTCAAAGAGCTAATGAACTACGTTTAGAACTACATGGGTCTAACGCTGTTATAGAAACTTTTGATCATACAAAACTCTTACCTACTTTAGAGGAATTAAATAAATGATTACAGAAATTCTTATTGGGTTACTGGTTCTTACTACGCTAGTAGCGATTGGTGGAATTATTGGCATTGTAAATGCACGAAAAAACATGGAAAGTATGCTCATTACTAATGATGGGCTACACCACCGGTTACTAGAACAAGAGCAAGATATTGAGTTAGCACAAAGACGCTCGGATATTCTTAAGGAAAAATTAAATAATATAGAAGCAATAATTGGAAATAATAAATTACCTGCTAAAGTAATGCGTACACAGATAATCACGGAGATTAAAAAATGATGTTTATTCTAGCGGTTTATCTAATCGTGGTAGGGGTTCTAGTTACTAAGTACCACACATGGGCACCAAAGAATGTAGCTAAGGTAGCATTATTTGTTATTCCAGTCCCACTTATTATACTTTCTATGTTACTGGTGATGTTAATCGGTAAAGTAACAAAGACCGATATTAAGCGCATTGCTGACGAATTGCAACAGTCCTGTGATATGGTTGAGGATATTCTTAAAGATGAAACTTAATTTTAACGAATTAAATACTTTGCATGAGCTGTTACAGTTTGTAAATAATAATATTAGTATTCCAGATGACACACTAGAAGTTCTCATGGTAATCGAGAAAAAGGTAGGAATTGCAATTGAGGACTCTTGGAAACCGCTCTCTGAACTGACACCTCTCAAAATGAAGGTAGTTGTTAAAAATATTGAAACTGGAGAAGAACGTGAGATGGTTCGTACAGAACTGGCGAATAGTTACTCTCCAACGTCTGTAGTGATGCAACATGATGGTGTTTCCGAAGTTCTACAGACAGCTAATTATGTATGGCGTCTACCATGATTGATTTAGCACCAATTACTGCTGGGCTAATAGCATTGTTAGTGCTAGCAGTTTTCATTATTGTGGAGCAGGCCAAAGTAATAAGGAGACTTAAAAACAATGATAAAACGTCTTGTTTATCAGACACCAAAGATTGTAACTGAGTATTTTGTATTACTGCCTCAGATTGTATTTCTAACAGCATTATTTAATATACTTTTTCGACATCTAGGAGTAACGGAAAATATATTTTACACTTCTGGGTTACTTCCTTTTATGTACGAAGGCATCATTATGGCAATTAACGGAGTTCGTAAATGACAGCACTACAACAACTACAGAATTACTGGTTTGATAGCCAATTTAACGATCTTTTCATCCAGTTGTTTGTCGAAACGAACGGACGCTTCAACTACCGATTCTTTAATAAGTTTCATGAAACAAAATTCTCGCATACAGAAATTAATGCAGCGATCCAAGACTTAACAGGTTCTAAGGTAGTTCAATATCGCGAAGTAGACTTTACACCAGATTGTTTTGGATTTGAATTATTTAAGAAAGCGTATAAATTTGGTAAGTTTGAAGATGCTCGTCAATGGGTTCACGATTTTTGGTATAACACCGATATTGTTCCTAGTCGCGTGCTGATTCTTAACTGGATTGCTAAGCAACATCCTCCTAAGACACAATCATCCTTCTTACCCACAGATACAGGAAACCTCTACCATGACAGAAAAGAAAAATCCATTATTGGAGCAGATGAAGGAGTGGGAGAGTAATATTGAAACTGGTCTAATAGACGGTGAAGATATTGTCAACTCCATGCTAGAAGTAACAGTAGATAATATTAATCCTATTTTGGCTGGAGAAACCTCAGATCTTATAGGACTCTCTAGCACATTTGATTCTTTGGCTAAATTAGCTTTAGACGATGAAGAGATAACCAAAGAAGATCTCGCTACAGCTATGAATATGGCTATTAATGCTTACATCAGTAAACGTACTGATGAACTTGGTAAACAGATCAATAAGCGTGATGCTACGCTAGGTCTTATGGAAACGGCCACTATGTTAAGAAGTGGTAAACAACTTCATTAATTTTAGGAGGCCAGGACTTAATTGTTCTGGCCTTTTATGTTTTCAAGGAACTTCAAATGCAAGTATATGTCCTTACTAGAGATATAAATGAGTATAATCAGGATGGCGAGTATTTTGTAAAGGTATTTGCTGAAAAGCCAAGTAAACAACAACTATTAGATACTGGAGTACCGGAAGACCAGGCTAAGTGTTTACTACAAGATAAAGAGTTTACTGGAGATGCTTACGAATGTTTCCACCTTAGCTGTGAGACTATTTAGTATGAGAGAAAAAGTAAATGAATTATTAATAGAGGAAGCTAACAACTTTCCAATAAATAGGTTCATCAAATCAGATGGGTCTATTAATAGAACTAAGATTAAACAGCTACATCCCGATTTTCAACAAGAAGCCTTAAACCTTATATTTATCAAGAAAGCAGTATCAGCACATGGAGCTTTCTTCGGGTATGAGCGTGTAAATTATAAGACAATGCAACAGCAAGTCGAGATCTATTGCCCAGACCATGATGGTTATTACTGGCAAACTGCTAGATCTCATTTAGAAGGGCATGGTTGTCGACTGTGTGCACACAAGGTTGTGCAGCGTGTCACGGATTATGGAACTTATACCGTACCAGCATGTTACCATAAATTTGTAATTGACGATAATCATATAGTTTGGTATAATAAGTTTTCAAAGCTAAGAATGGAGATAAATAGTGAGTAGCTATATTGTATGGTCAAACCCACTAGCAGCACTTAGTAACAAACTATTTAACACAGAATGGGGTAAAAACGAAATAGACTTAGGTAGTCGTCCAATACCAAACAAACACCCCTTAGTTCCAGAGCTGTATAGGGTAGTGATAAATGGCACAGAGTATTTGGTTGATAAATTTGACAGAAAACGTTTACTAGAGGGTATCTACGATAATTCTACATCAATAAACGAATTAGTAGAACATGCCCAAATATACGATAAAAGCTGGATGTTAATATGGAAATCATAGCAATTATTTTAGTAGTTATGTTATTCATCGTAGTACTTGTATCTTTTGCTATTATGCGTAGAGCTAGAGAACTAGTAGAAGATCTAATAAAATTACGTGGTGAGTTGGCTGCTCTTAAACTACAACGTGAAGCCCTCAAGCTATTTGTAGCTCAAGGTAGCGTAGAGCATACAGCAGAAGACTTCATCATATATCTCAAACGTTATATGGGAATTAAATAATGGAAACTCTTTTTATTTTAATGCTCGTAGGTTCCTTGCTAGTTATATTAGCACTTCTACTGATCTGCAATATTCTTAATAATAAGAATCTAGAGCTAAAGTGTGAAAACCAAATCCTTAATCGTGAACTTGAGCAATATAACCTAGCAGCCCATAAACTGTTAGACAAACTGGAGAATAAATAATGTTTACACAACAATCTATTCAAGTAGTACCAGACCATGAACTGAACACATGGGATTATAGCTTTAAAGATTTGACTGCTACTGTACAATTCAAATCTATGAAGCTAACATTTGCACACACTGACCTTAGAGCATGTAAAGATCTTGAAGGTAAGCTCGAGGACGCTCGTAAGATTTTTGGTACGGCTCGCATCCCGGCGGATAACCTGATTAATGCACTGATCGATGCAGGGTACAAACTTGTGAAGACTGAGGTAAATCGTCCCAGTACCCCAGTGACTATTAGAGATCCGTGGCAGTCAGGGACAATCTCAATGCTGAATAACTCCGATAAAAGATTAATGTCGGATATGCACAATGTTCCTTGTGGTGGTGTGGTAAGTAGTACGAAGTCATATAAGTTTGGTGAAGATTACGGCCCTTCTGTACAGCTGCAACATACCCAAGAAGCTTTTGAATCTGACATGAAAAGCGTAGCACCTGGGGACTCTGGAGTTTCTAGGAGTTCTGTTTGTACTATTCATTTTAATAATCCTGGTAAACATGGAAGTTTAGAGGATGCTATTATGGAGGCATTGGGAGCTGCTATTAACGAGAGTAAAAAAGATCAATAAAGATCGTTAACTAATTTATAGGTCTACGCCTCTCCAGACCTTTTAATAGGAGAGGCATATTAGGAGAATTTATGTTACATTATATTATTGCTATAAATCGTCAAATTACTAGCCAAACTCGTGTTACTGTTCGTAAAGTAGATGCAGGTTATCTTTATCCTGAAGAAACTACTGGAGAGGTAATTGTAGTCGCTTTAGTTACTAACGGAGTTGAGGAAATAATCTATGAATCCCCGGTCTTTGAGGTTGATTATATAGATGATGCAGTAGAATTAATCGATGAGCTTATTAACCAACTGATAGAACTAAAACCTAACCGTAAGATCTTCAAGGAATCCTTTATTAATGAATTAAGATACATTCAAAAGACAGCATCAGATTGCCTGTCTTTTGAATTCTTTACATTACATTATCAAGCTACCGAAGATTTCTATACAGAAGATAAAGCTCAGGAGGTTTAACAATGAATAAAGCAGAAAAACTAAAGCACCTTATTGCGCTAGCAAAAGAATCAAACCAGAAATGTTTCTCCGAGCTAACAGATGAACAAAAATATGCGGTAATGTTTCTATCTGATTATCGTCCTGCACGTTGGGAAGCTAATAAAATTAAATATGATAGGAATAGCTCTAAGGTAGTATTAGCAGGCTCCTACGTTGAAACTAATAAAGCATTAAAATCTTTAGATCCTAGTGCGAAAGGTATCAATGCTAGTTCTATTCTAGTATTGATTGATGAAGTGCTCCCAGCCTATGAAGAAACAGATTTCTTAACAGCATTACTTAGTGATGATAAGATTCCGAGAAAGAAGGGAGAATTTGCACATCTTCCTGAGTTAGAGAAACAGAAACCTTCTCTTAATAAGGAGGAAACGTATCGTGGAATTGGCATGACTATAGCGAGTTTGCACGTAGCCATTACCAAAGATCTAGAATTAACTCCTACAGAAAAAGCCATTCACTATGCGATTCATAGAGATAAAGAAACATTCAAATCATTATGTAATTCGCTAGGATTGCCAAGTACTACGATTATTAATCTAGAGCCAGAATATAAGAGGTACGTGAAAGGAACTCTCTCTTACGAAGAGACAGGATCTGCTATGTCCTATTTAGCAACTTATATCTACTTCGCATCTCTTGGTATCAAACTCAAAGCCAAAGTAAAAGAATAAACGTTACTTGACGTTCATCCATCTGCATGTTATAATAATCACATAGATTAAAAACAACTTTTGTTTTGAACTCTAGGGGCGATGATTATTACACGAGACTTCGTTAACTCTTTGCGACCGAGCAACAGGGGTATGACAGTCGAGGACTTACGTAATTAATCACGCGCCCCACGAGTAAGCACACATGTAATGGGGGCTACTTTACTTTTAATTTACCTTATAATATTTAAAGGCAATATCTGTGTTCAAGATGATACACCTGTTGCCGCTCATCTGCTAGGATGACACAACACTTTCCTAGAAACTCCAGAGTTCTCACGAAATACTCCCTCTTTCTAGGGCGGTTCTCCTAAGTTTCTAGGAGCATATACTAGGCGGTTAATATAGGGCGGTTATAGGGAGGGCGGTTATTTCTAGGAGACATTTTTCGAAAACACATTTCTAGAAATTACTGTCGGATTTGCACATTGATATTCTAGAAATTTATGGTCGGATTTGCACAAACGCCTAAGTTTTTAGGAACTCTTACTCTCCTGAAAATAGCAGCATTATTTCGGGCCGAAGGCCCATGATTGCCTGAGTTTTTAGAGCCACAAGAATTTTCACTTGTCAAGCTATTTTGCGCCATTTTGCTAATAAAATTTTACTTTTTCTGCGCCTATCTCAAATCTTCCCAAATTATCTCAACTCTTCCCCAAAATCCACGCAAATCAGGTGCTCCGCACCAATCCTGCGCCCACATCCTTCTAGTCCCAAAATTTCTCTCGCTCTCTCATCTTCTCCTCAAACTTATACAATCACACACCCTCCAATCGAAGTCACAAAAATCTTGTCGGATTCGCATAGCTCAACACATGTCGGATTTGCACATACTCTAGCTAATTCCACAGGATTCGAACGCAGTTCGTGATTGCTGGAGTTTTTGGGAAAATTCGTTGTCGGATTTGCACACTATAAAAATTTTTCGGGTCGGATTTGCACACTACCAAAAATTGTCGGATTTGCACATACATGCCCACGCGTAACCCATGGGGGCAAATGTCGGATTTGCACAAAAGCGCAGGGCAATTGCCCTGCTCGCCTGAATGCGAATGATAATGAGAATCAATCTCATTTAAAAAGTGAAATGCGAATGATAATGATTTGCATTTAAGAAAGGGAATGAGAACTATTCAAGAAGTGAAATGATTCTCATTTAAAACGTGGAGTGATTATCGGTTAGCTAGTGAAATGCGAATGATAATGATTCGCATTTAAAAACGGAAGTGAGAAACACTGCTATTTAAGTTATCCACAGACTTATCAACAGCACGATTTGACTTGACAGAATCCTAGCCATTTTGAAGCGTTATCCACAGACTTATCCCCAGGTTATTCTACTGTATATTTATACAGTATTCCTATGCAGTGAATAATTCTAATATAGGCCTAAAACGTCCTAGATCGCATTCTGACGCGTTTAATTTTGGTGGGGATACTAAAACAAGGGCAAAATTGGAGGAGGCTTGAAAATTAGTTAGCACGCTAACGATCACACAAGGCGACACGTAACACCCTAACCATTAGCAGGCTAACTATCGCGGGCGCGGTCAAATGATAATCATTCTCATTTGAAAATTGGGGGCACTTCCTGATAGTTGCGCCCCGTGATTATTAGTCGGGTAGTCGGTGCGTGATTTTTTCCTCCTCCCCGTAGGAATCTACCAAATGTTGATAATAACCATCGTGATCATAAATCACTTTATCATATTCGCCACGCTCGACCGCTTGTCGGTTTTCCGGCGTATCGGGCACGTAAAAAACATCAACCATCGTAGTAGTTTTGGTCACAACAATTTTATTGCTCATAATAACTCCTAGTAAATATATTTTTGCCAATAGCGGCGAACGTTATCGCCACCAGCGGAATCATTAGCTGCCTCAACATTACCAACGAAAATATATAATCTCATTGCGCCACCTTTCGAAACGCTGTTTCAATACTGTCAGCGGTTGATTGAATATACGCGCCTTTCATTACTAGGCGCTCAGTGCATACCTTGCGGAAAATATTAATAAAATCATCTTCATTTTCTGCAATTAATGCTTCACCCATAACCTGAACGTCACAAGATGCAAAGGTCAAAAATTGAAACGCTAGTTCACGGGCAACGACCGCATTAATTTTATAATGCGCCTTGCCCTCATAAATATTAATAACGCCCTTATAAGCTGGGGAAAGCTGATTTAAATAGTTTGCTAATAATGCCGGACGGCAATTAGCAACAAAGCGATTGCCTTCATAAATAACCATTTTATAACACTCCCCGAAACGCAGCGTAAAAGGTGGCAAAGTGTTTAACCGTTTCAGCGATCACGTTGCCGCGCTTGTCAAATTTTTTCTCGGTAACACGAAAGGCATTTTTGTTACGTGCTACATATTCGATTTTACAATCTTCCCGCTCGAACGTGTTAACATCCACCAGCTTAAAGCCTTTCGAACGAGCAAGAGAAACGTTGCGGATCATTTTTATTCTCCTTTACCAGTCATGCAGCCCAGCAGATAAGAAAATGCGGCGATACCCGCGCCGATAATAACGGCGTGAACACCGAAAGCTATTGCAAACAACGATAAAATGGCGCCCAAGATACCAGCTAAAATAGCCCGAAAAATAACCATTTGTACTACTCCCCTAGTTAGTGGGGCGAAAGTAACGCCCCGTTATTAATTACATTAAAACAATTTTTGCCGCTTGTTTTTTGGTACAGTGTTCCGCTTTCAGGGTATCCAGCAAAAAGCCAGCCGTTTGCTGATCGATTTTATCAGCGTTATATAGTTCCTGAATGGTATTATACGTTTTAGCAATGCCGAACTCCTGCACCATTTCATGAATGATGACGCGATTAGACACCCAGCCTTGAGCGGTGAACAGATGACTAGCAGAAGAATAAGCAACCATTTTAAGCCTCCAATTTTTTTGGGAAATTTTCAACCGTCCTCAAACGGTGTAAAGGCATTATAACAAAAAAGGCCACCATAAGAGGCGGCCTTTACAAAACTTTACATTAGACTACTTGTAAGGATTCAATATTGAAACATCGTTTCAATTCGTCATGCAAAACAGCGTATTCCTCCCATCGGGTACTATCAGGAATATAAACAAGCTGTTTTAATCGGTTTGCATATATTACCGCTTTGTTATCAATTATCTCGACGCCACCATATTTAATAATTAATTTCATGACGGAATTAATAGGATCGCCGCCGTTTACATATGTGCCGGATTTACTTAATTGATAATGATAAAGGCTTGCATATACGTTTTCATTTTCATACCATTCGCCAGTATCTTCGTCTTCATAGCCATCGCTACCAAAACGAGAAGCATTATCAATAGCCATTTCGTGAGCTAAAGCGTCCAGATCCGTACCAGCAGGAACAAAATATTCCTCGGTATTCCCTTCCCCGCAGTAACCCGTATGACAATCAACCAAAATGATCATATCGTGTTTAGCTGTGCTCACTTCTCCCAGTGAGAAGCCATATTTTTCCGCAGCCATTTATTAGCCTCCTATTAATTAACAAGGGAATAATAAAGCGGGGAAACAATCCCCGCTAAATTAGTTATTACTCGCTTTCGGTGCTAGTGGTAAAAGTAGAAATATCAATACCTTTCACCATTTCATCAATCATTTCAGCGATATTAAAACTTTGTACCATTTCTAACATAGCCGCTTCCATAGCTGCACCTGCCACCGCTTTCGCCTTTTGGTTACTTGGGGCGTACTGGTCAACCGCTACGCTCAGCAGGTTGGCAATCACTACTCGACCGATGGGTGTATCAATATAACCTTTAATCATAAACGGTGCTTTTTTAGCCGCTACTTTCGTAATTTGAGTCAGTGCAATTTTACCCGCTTCCAGTTTTGCAGCGTTTACAACAGCGGATTTATTAGCGGCAACAATATTAGCGATCTTGGTCATGGTGTTTTTTCCTTTGTTTTCAGTAGTTTGAGTTTTAACGCTTTGAGTGTTAGAATTTACAGCATGGTTTTCTACGCTGTCAATAATCTGATCTTCATCTTTCCAGAAAGAAAAACCAGCGCTTTCTATATCCCCATCATAAATATATGGGTATAGCTCCCGGGGTAACAAAAAATTACCGTCGCCATCAAAAGCCATTATACCAGTATATTGAGATCCGTCGTTATCCGGCTTATGCCATCCAGCTGGTAAATACTTCCAGATAACATCTAAAAATCCCTCAATACTAGAAAGTCCGTTTATCAGATCAAGCCCAATAAGCTCAAAACCATTTATATTAAATGATTGACGGCCTGAATTGCTATGATACGCAACAATATTATTACCCTGCGCAATAATAAAATCGGTATCCGGCCCCGCTCCCCTGCCTGTAAAGATATGGCAATCCCGATTATATAAAACAAGCGTTGCCCCATACTTGTATAATGGCAAAAAACCATCCATATCATAGGCGTCATAGTCATCAAAAAAGTTTTGATGAATAGTTTCAGCCTTGTTAATAAAATGTTTAATGCTGGTTGACTTGCTACCGTCCAGCAGGTTACGCAGCGCACCTTTTAAGACGGTTGCGTTATCTGGTTTATAAAGCCTCATTTGTTCGGCCTCCCTCGTTAATCGGTGAGTGAATGATAAAGGTATTTTCTTTCTAGGGGCAAATATTATTTTACCTTTTTATTTTCCTTGCCTAACGCCTAGTTTTATGCTAACCGCGCAGCGGTGCAATAAAGAGCAAAACACGGCGAAGCCACCAGGGCGACGCGTTGAGGCTTTACTTTAGTATTACCCTACAGCGTTTTGCTCGTTAGAAAGCGATTTAGGCCGCTTAAAATTGATTGCAGTTGTTAACACTACCTTTTTGTCTTGTATATTTATACAGTAGGATAACATGTGGATAAGTCTGTGGATAAGTGCTTATATCGCCGCCTATCGTGTCAAATCAAAAAGTGCTGTTAATAAACTTGTGGATAACTTAAATGATAGTGGTTCTCACTTAGGCCGATAGTTTCTTATAGTTATTATTCCTATCGGTTATTATTTATTATAGTTATTATTTCTCATTAATTTATATGTATATTATAACTCAGGAAATAGTTAGTTAGCTAATGAGATTTTCCGTGATTAATAGTCTGCTAATAATTCAGGTCGTTACAATCCACCAGCATGATTATCATTCTAGCAATTATTAGTCTGCTATCTTTCCGATGCATACTAACAAATAAAAGTCAATTAATTTATTTCATAAAATAAGTAGTTATCCACTGGAAAATAAAAGTCAAGTGGATAACTAGGAAAATTTCATTTTTGCTTTTGGGGATAAGTTATCAACAAGGCTAGAATGCGCCTAAAACGCCCTAGAACGCGATGAAGTTTTTAGCCATCCCATCATAAGGGGGCACGCCGTTTATCACTGCCACGAGCTTTTTAGATTTTGTCAAGTAGGGCAAAGCAAATATAAATGAAAAAATTACTTGCCTATTTGTTCTGTTTTGTGGTATTCGCGCGCCCGTTTCTTTTAATTTTAGGCCGTCGCCGCACGCCGTCCGGTGAATCGTGTCTTTACGTTTCTTTACAAAAATAAGGTTGCGCCATTTTTGGGAATCCCCTATTATGTATCTCGTAGGGCGGCAATGACGAACTACACGGCGGGAAGTTTACCGCCGCGCTCTTTAAAAATTGGGTATATCTTAAAGCCTATCGGCGGTAAACTTATTCATTATAAGGAATCGACGATATGAAACAAACGCTTTTGATCACTGGCAAGCCTAGCAAGGCACTAGATAGCAAAACAAAAAACTTGTTGACAGTAGCGCAAAATTCTGTAAAATGGCGATTCAAGCAATATTTGCAAGGTCGCCAGCAAGGTTTAGAAATGATCTGGCGAAACATTATGATTGACCTGAAGGAAAATCATAAAAAATCTCAAAAAATTGTTTGACAGCCTAGCCGATAGGTTTTAAGATGTACCCAGTTCGAAAAGAGCGATAACTTGATAAAATTTGACGGTCGGTGCTTACCATAATGCATCCCGCCCCCTAACGGGATATAGCGGCCTACGTGGAGTTCTTTAAATTGATTAAACTGGCGAGCGGATTGTTACTTATTACCTGCTACTTTCTAGCAGGTAATGCGGAACAATCCCCAAATAACTAGGAGTTTATATTATGCAAAACGTTATTACCGCGCCTAAAATTGGTCAATCCGTTTTTATTCCTTTCGTTACTAAAATGGACGAATTAACCGGAAAAGCCGAACGTATTAAAGGTGCGGCGCTTATGCCGTTCGATACAATCGACGCGGTATACGCTGAAAATGAACGCAGTAACAACGGCAAGCCCGTTTTTAGCGTTCGCGTTAAATCCGGCGATGTTGTAAAGGTTGTTCAACGCAACGAAAAATGGGAAGCTGTTTTATAATTTAGTGCTAACTTTATATCCCTCTTATTTCAGGGGGATATAACGATTAACATTAAGTTAATCTAATCTAATCCCTTAAATTAAACTAATAGGAGTTTTTACCATGACTAACGCAAAAACCGCAAAATTCGCATGGAATGAAGAAAACACTCAGAAAGCTGTTACCATGTACCAGCAGTTAATCAACGAAAACGGTTTAGATTTTGCAAATAGCGACGGCCTGAAAGAGATTGCAAAAGCAGTAGGCGCGGCCTCCCCCGTATCCGTTCGCTCAAAATTGACCAGTGCAAAAGCCTATCAAAAAAGCGATAAGCCGCGTAAAGTTGGCGGCGGTAGCTCTGTGCGTAAAGCTCACTATGTGCGCGTTATCGCTAAACATGCTATTGATTCCGGCATTATCAAAGACGCCGATGATTTGGCAAGCCTTGAAAGTGCAAAACTTGAAACGCTGGACGCAGTAGCGCAATTGTTAGGCGTTGCCGATGAAGTAAAACAGGCCGCAGGCGAATAATAGTTATATCTTGCCCCCTTTTAGTGAGGGGGCAATAATATAACTGTTTAGCGATAGTTATTTTCTTCCCTTAAATCAGGAGTTTTAAAAATGGTTTTCTTCCCTACTGAATCTTTAATTCTAGGCTTATTTATTATGGCGGCCTCCCTATTATTCGCTTATTTTCAAAATGATTTAGATTCATATTATTTTAAACGTAAATCTAAATTAGCAAAACGTTTAGGTCTGCTTTGTTTTATCGCTGCCGTTGCTTGTGGTGTTAGTTCTAGCCTAGTGCCTTTAAATTAATGTTGCAAATTATAACGCCTATTGTTCGAGGCGTTATATTTGGCAATATTGCCGTTATTAACCTAATCCCTTTAATGGAGTTTTATTACTATGATTATTTCCGCAGAAAAACAAACCGTTATCCTGAAAATGGCCGCTGACTTTAACTTCTACGGTAAACGCCTGCGCGCCACTAAATTGGAAGTTTGTGACGATATTTCGAAAGCGGTATACGATACTACTAAACACTCCACCGCCATTTGTGATTGGTTGGAAGCAAATAAACCAGCGAAACCAAAAGCGGCAAAAGTAGCAAAAGCCATTAAAAATGATGAGCGCCCAGAAGCGGCTGGGATTGTTTCTAGTACGGTGGAGCAATGGGAAGTAAAACAAGGTAAACGCTTTATTATTACATCGATTCAGAATAATACTTTCCCGCATAAAAACTTTTTAGCCTCACTGGAGCAATTTGCTAAATATATCGGTGCTGATTTGCTTGTTTCTAAGTATATTTATAATAAAAACGGTTTTCAAAATGGGGAAGGTGCGGATGGAATCAAATATGATTCCGCGTTCGATAAATATATTTGCAGCAAAAACGTGTTTTTAAATAACCGCCGCTTTGCTTTCATGGCTGAAATTAATGTTTTGCCAACCGCAGATTATCCGCTTTCTGGATTCGCCGAGACTGCAACGGCTTTAAATATTGAGGGGCTGGCAATTGGTCACGCTAAAATTACCGCTGAAAGCGTGCCAGCTTTAAAAGGTGAAGTAGTGCGCCGTATGTATTCAACCGGAACGGCAACGTTAAAAAACTACATTCAGCAGAAAGCAGGACAAAAGGCCGAGGCGCTGCATAACTTCGGTGCGCTGATTGTCGAGTTCGACGAGGACGGGGAATTTTTTGTTCGCCAGCTTGAAACAATGGACGAAAGCGGGGTGTTTTATGATCTGAACGTTTGCGCTACTCCTGCCGGATGCTATGAGACATCGGGGCATGTTTTAGGCTTGCAGTATGGCGATATTCACGCCGAAAAATTAGATGAGGAGTGCGCCGCCGCATCTTGGGGGCATGGTGATACTTATGGGCTAGTAGATATTCTTAAACCAAAATATCAGTTTGTGCATGACGTTCACGATTTTACATCCCGCAATCATCATAACCGCGCATCCGGTGTATTCCTAGCTAAACAATACGCCGCCGGACGTGATAAAGTTCTGGATGATCTTATCGATACGGGGCGCGTGCTGGAATCAATGGAACGTGATTTTAGTCAAACAATCATTGTTGAATCTAATCACGATTTGGCGCTATCCCGTTGGCTTGATGATCGTAATGCTAACATCAAAGACGATCCAGCAAACGCCGAGTTATATCACCGCCTGAATGCTGCAATTTACGCGGCAATCGGTGAACACGACGAAACGTTTAACGTGCTAGATTATGCGTTGCGCAAGGTTGCAGGTTGTGAATTTAACGCCATTTTCCTGACCACTGATCAATCTTTCAAGATTGCAGGCATTGAATGCGGCGTACACGGTCACAATGGCATTAACGGCAGTCGTGGCAATCCTAAACAATTTAAAAAATTGGGCAAGTTAAACACGGGGCATACCCATACCGCCAGCATTTATGGCGGCGTATATACCGCTGGCGTTGCTGGTAGTCTGGATATGGGTTACAACGTTGGCGCGTCAAGCTGGACGCAAACGCATTTAATTACCTATGCAAACGGTCAGCGCACTTTGATTGACTTTAAAAACGGTAAATTCTTTGCGTAAATAAATTATTTCCCTAGCGGCTTGAAATATAGCCGCTATTACAGGAGCCACAAAAATGAAAGTTACATTACCCAAAACATTGGACGAAAAAGTATTCATTTCACCGGATGAAATGGAATCTGATAAAGTTTACAGCTTCGGGCCTATCCTAGCCGCCAAAACTAATACGGATGGTATTATTTCCGTCGATTCCCGTGATAACGATATTGTCCCCTTTGATGATGATGGCGCTTTTTATGAGTGGCTAAGCGATAATAATTTACCCGTAAACGGTGAATTAACGCCGTACCAGATGCAGATTATTATCAAATAAATTAAACCCCTTATTAAACTAATTGGAGTTATATAAATATGAAAAAGCAAAATATTCCATTCGATCGCGCTCAGTCCTCAATTGTTCTGGTTTATTCTAATGGTGAGCGGTATCACGTTGAGGCAGGGCACGTTATTGATGAACTACTAGACTTTAATGACGCTTTGCAGGTTACTACCTTTGCCTATACGCAAGGCCGCGCAAGTAGTTACATTAAGGCCGCAGGCGTTTATGTTGACACGGTGAAACAAGAAACGATTATCATCGACGCCGTAAAATCCGGCCTAGCCTTTGCAGTTGTCGCGCCTTGCCCCGCTTGTCTTGATGATCAATTGATCAGCGCAAAAGTATATACTTGTGCGGGGATTCGTTCCGGTGTATCTGGCGAGGATATTAGTTTTATCGCTGATGCGTTGGCTTATGGTCTTTAATAGTTGATTTATTATTACCCGCTTATAAATAGCGGGTAATGCTGGATAAACTAAATCCCTTTAATGGAGAACGTAACAAAATGAATCAAGTTAAAACGAATATTACCCGTAATTTCCCGCATATTTCCCGCGTCATGATTTGGGATCTGGACGGCACTATCATTAATTCGTTTCATCGTGTAGCGCCTTGCTTTGATAGCGAGGGCAATTTAGATTTAAATAAGTATAAAAATGAAGCCTGCAAACATGATTTAATAATGCAAGATACACTATTACCCCTTGTTACATATATGCGCCAGTGCATGAATGACGTAAATACTTTAAACATTATTTGCACCGCTCGACTAATGAGCAAGTCGGACTATTATTATTTGCGTAAACAAGGGTTGCGCGGTCGTGGTGATAGTAATATCCGTGTATTTTCCCGCGATACACTACACAAATATTTTGAGGCTGATAAAGTTAGCGAGATATACCACAGCAAAGACGCAGTTTATAAAAGTTACTATTTTGGGCTATTCAAACAATTATATCCGAACGCTGATTTTACAATGATTGATGATCATAAAGGCGTGCTATCAGCGGCAGCGTCATACGGATTTAAAACGCTGGACGCACAAGCCGTTAACGATATTCTATCAATCGGCGTGACATTGATAGGTGAAACCTTTATCGATGAATCTCTCGACGATGATAATGATTATCAGTTCCTAGCCGACCGCCTGCAATTATGTTGGGAAGGTATGACCGAAGAAGAACGCGCAGAATATAGTTGCAGCCCGCAACAATATATTGAGAAATTAAAAGTTGCGTAATAATTAAAGTTGAAATTGTTTCACCTTGCAATTAAAATGGTTGCAGGGTGAAACAGTTAGCATGGTAATAGTAACGGGGGTGGCGGTTAGCAGACTAAGTATTTTCGCCGGAGGCAGTGGACA